TGTCACCGCACCTTTGCCGATACCACTCTGTTCGATCTTCACCGAAGGTCACGAGGAAAGCACGGGATGTGTTGTGATCCCTCTCGATTGCGGCAGTCCACAGGCGATCCCGTCATGGCGTTGTCGGCGGGAGTGTGGCAGTATTCCTCCCACGCCGCACCGGGAGACCAGTCGAACACTGTTGGTCCGGTACAGCACAATCGGCACTACGCACAAGATCACTACTCTGTTACGAGGGGCGTTTACATGGCGAAGGAAGTCGAGACTCGTCTCATTGATGACCTGGTGAAGGCGCGGACCGGCGAACGTGTCTTGGCCAGTCAGCAGGTGAAGTTCGCGGTCAACGATGTCAAGTATGAAATTGACCTCACTGACGACAACGCGGCCGAGTTTTTCCGGATGATGAAGCCGTACATGGCGGCAGCCACTGAGGTCAAGATTCGGCAGCTTCCTACTCGTAGGCCGAGTGCCCCTCGCGCCCCCACGGAGAAGGTCGCCAGCAGCCCGTCGACCAAGACTCGGACTGACCGGGAGCGGACCGACGCCATCCGGCTGTGGGCGAAGAACAACAACTTCCAGGTCTCCGATCGGGGTCGCATTCCCGGCACGGTGCTGACCGCCTACGAGGAGGCAGGGAGCCCGACGCTGGATGCTCTTCACGGTGGTCCGTCGGTCAACCATGGAACTCACGAAGATTTCACTCCCTCGGCTGGCGAGAACTACTCCTACGCTGGCTGATACCGTCTCTCCGAGGCTGGAGATGAACACCGAATCTCTCCAGCCTCGGAGTTACCATCTACGCTCTACGACGACGTGAGGACCCCACGATGCATCACCGTCACTCGGTCTGGACCAGGATGGTCCGCCGCACACAGCAGTTCGTCGACTCGCTGTTCGTCAGTGCCCACCACGGACAGCCCGGTGGTGTCTCAGTGCGCGACCTGCTGACCCGCGAGGGCGCACATGACCTGTTGGCACTGTTGGTATGACGACCCACGTCCCGTTGGACTACGAGATCATCGCCCGGCGGGCCGCTGAGGATCTGGCTCGGTTGCCCGGCATGTTGATCGACATCATTGAGCGGGTGGCAATGGCCGTGGGCGTGCTGGAAGACATGATCCAGGAGGCAGAAAAGAAGCTGGTGCTGCCGACTCTGGTTCTTCACCAGCCGGTCGACCGACCGGATGATCAATCATGGCTGGAGACAGAAGGATAGCTTTCTCGCTATGAAGAACGTAAACTGGTAGGGCTAGTCCTCGCACGAGTCGAACACCGAACCCGGACTCGTGACACCGAACCAGGAGGAAGCCGTGCCAAAGTTGAGTCCTGCTCACCGGAGATTTCTCTCCAAGATCTTTGACCCGAGCCGTCGCTCTCGACGCTTCATCGCTCGATTGGAACATGACGGTCATTGGCAGATGTTCCGGGTATTGCGGGACATGGGTATGTTGATCCGGCATCCCAATGGTACGCCGGGGATGTACATTCCCACTCGCAAGGCTGTCACGGAGATGGGCTTCGAGGTGCCCGATACCCTCGTGTTGTTGTGGGCCGAGCCGCTCGTCAAGTGAAGGAGGGAGAAGTGGTCGACGCTGAACGACCTCGTGATGTAGTGGAGGGGTCGGGACATCGTGGTGAAAATCGACATCTTGATCAGATGATCTCCGCACGTTTTGATCCAGTTCTGATCGTCGAGCTGAAGCGGTTGGCAGCCGGTCGTGGCATGTCACTGAGCGATGTTCTGCGTCTGGCCGCGCTTCTGTTGATTCCCACGCAACTACATGGTCAAGATGGTCTTGACCAGCAAACAGATATAACGTTGCCTTTTCTTGCTCCGCGTGGATATGTGTACCAGGACCTGGATGAGGTTCAGGTTTGTGATCTCAGATCTGGTGATGTGATCTGTGTCGATGGAGCATGGGAGACCGTGCTGTCTCTCCGACCGGTTGATCATTTCGCTATTGATTATGTCGTCGCTACCCACTCTTTCGTCACTGACGATATTCGCGCGCGTACGTATCTCAACTCGCCTGATCGTATGCTCAGCACGTATCAGCGCATAGATACTCGCATCAGGGCGGTGCGGCGTTGACGCGATTCGGGCTGCACGATCCCAACACCAGTCGACATCACATTCTGGTCTTGATGGCGGTGGTGTCGCGGCTCGGGGAGTCGGTGGAGATCCCGTACGACGAACTGGAGGCCGTGGCACGAGCCGGATGGAATATCGAGCTGGTGAATGACATTGCACATGGTGTCATTCGCATTAATTTGATCACCGCACCGGAGGATGATCGTGAGCGCGAACTACGAGGTCGAGGACGACGAGGGCTACCAGCCCCAGGACTTGAACATCCTGGACAGAAAGACGGGGAAGCCTCGACTGCTCCAGACGATGTGTGACACGTGTGTGTTCCATCCTGGCAACCTGATGCATCTGAAATCAGGGCGGCTGAAGGACATGGTGGAGGGTGCTCTCGCCGAGGGCACCTACATCGTCTGTCACAGCACGCTGCCGGGCGCCCTGAACGCCGAGGGCACTCAGGCGGCCGTGTGCCGGGGCTTCTACGAGAAGTTCGGCGATCAGTCCACCGAGCTGCGTGTCTACACGCGGCTCGGTGGCTTTGAGGAGGTCGCGTGAGCGCCTCCACCGTGCCGCTGGACGATGTTCTGGCGGAACTGGAAGCCGATCTGTTGATCCAGAACCCTGACGTGGCACACGCCATCTGTCAGCTGTGTTTCCCGCATCCTCGCCCCGCAGACATCCTGCGAGCGGTCTGTGGCTGGGAGTGGCAGTGGTCAGGTCGTCTGTGCCCTTGGGGGAGTTGGCCGAAGACCTGTGATATCTGTGACGATCTCAGTGATACGGTTCGACTTCCCTGCGGTCATCCGGGGGAGCGCTGCTTCTGATCATCATCGTAGTGAAAAACCTTGCTACGCAGACCCCAGTGTGACACACTGGGGTCTGTTCGGTTCTCGACCGCACCGGAGGTCACGATGGCTCGCAAAAAGCCTCACGTCGTGCTCGTAGTACCGCGCCTGAGCGCGGACGAGGTTCAGCGTGTCCAGCGACTCCGCCACTCCGGGGCGGCAGGCACCCACGGCCAGGGACCGCGTCGTGAGCGGTGCCGTTCGGCCAGCCGCGCGGCGGAGATCCGTCGCGCCTCGGAGTGAGAGGTCGATATGGAAAAGCGTAAGCCCACCGAAGACGAAATCGTCTCGGTGCTCACCTGGGACGGTCGCGCCGTTGTTGAATCAGTAGGCGGCATCGTGTGGCTGCTGGAGCGATACTTCAGTATCAAGACCAGCGAGCACACGGTCAAGCCCTTGGTCTTGGCATTAATGAAAGCAGGTCGCCTGAAGATGGTATCTCGCGATATCAATTCAGGAGCGCTCGCACTGGCACATCGTCACATACGCGAGGGAGCCACCTACTACGGTCCGGCAGCTGAAGTCACTGAAGCGCACCGGCAGTGGCAGGACCGTTACATCGCTCGGGCTGATGCGGCCAAGCTCGTGGGCGACATGCACGATGTGGATGGTCCGGACGAGTTCAAGGACTCCAAGATCACGTACGACGGTGAGGGGAATATCCGTCTCACCATCAGCCAGGAGCAGGCTCGCCGGTTGTGGTTCGGCGCCGAGCGGGAGGTATCTCAGCGCATGACGGCAACGACTGAATAAGGAGATTGGAATCATGTGGTCGCTGATGATCAATCTCGTGGCTGCCGTGGCGTTGGCAGTGGACGCCATGATTAGCTACCGTTTCGGTCTTCGTCGTGGGATAAGGGTTTCTTCGCACAAGACGCCTTATCTGTGTGCGTGTGAACATTCCATTGCAGCCCACACAGCATCAGATCATTCCGGTCAATGCATGGTGCAATTCAAACGTGCGCATTACGATAATATCGGTACGCGCAACGGTCATGAGTACGCGAGGTGTCCCTGTACGGGTTACGTCGGAGATCGACCCTTGACCCCGACGGATATCCAGAACTTGCTCAAAGATCCGTAATGGACGAGATCATTGTTGTGTTACTACCGTGTCCGGTGTGTGGTGAGCTGCATCCACAGGGCAGCGCGGTGGTCTTCCTGAGTCGACGCTGCCGGCAGCGGTTCGATCGACTGCCACCGAACCGGCAGCGGGACGTCCTGGAGTTCGTCGTGGAGTTCGATCTACCTGAGGAGACATGATGGAGAAGCTGTCGGACAAGCTACTGTCCTGGGCGTCCATCCTGGAGCCGAACACGCAGGCCCAGGCTGAGATGACCTCGGCCATGCCCTTCGTGCGTCCGCACCTGGCGTTGATGCCTGACTGCCATCTCGGAAAAGGCTCCACGGTCGGTTCTGTCATTCCGACCGAGAGGGCCATCATGCCGGCGGCGGTGGGCGTGGATATTGGCTGCGGGATGATGGCGGTGAAGACCCAGTTCACCGAGGAGCAATTCCGGGAGCGTGCCGAGCAGTATCCACTGGCGCACCTGCGCGAGGACATCGAGCTGTCCATTCCGTTGTCCAAGGGCAACGCCAACGCTCACCTGACGTCCTCGGCGGTGAGCCGGATCAGCCAGTTGGAAGGTCACGCAGAGCGGGCCAGATTCGATCCGGCGGAACGGCTGTCCAACTGGCAGTATCAGCTCGGCACGTTGGGCTCAGGTAACCACTTCATTGAGGTGACCGCCGACGAAGCTGGTTCAGTGTGGCTGTTCCTGCACTCCGGCAGCCGAGGTGTTGGCAACCGGATCGCGCAGAAGTACATCAAGGTCGCTCAACAGTGGTGCGAGCGGTGGTTCATCGATCTCCCGAATCCCGACCTTGCCTATCTGGTGCAGGACACCGAGGACTTCTGGGCCTACATACGAGAGATGAACTGGGCGCAGGAGTTCGCGTGGCTCAACCGTCAAGAAATGATGGACCGGGTGGAACGGGCTATCGAGCGGTACATGCATCGAACCGTGGCTCGGTTGGAGACGGTGCATTGCCACCACAACTTCACCCAGCAGGAGGTCCACTTCGGCCGTGAGCTGTGGGTGTCGCGCAAGGGAGCGATCCGTGCCGGCAAGGGTGAGATGGGTCTGATCCCCGGCAGCATGGGCACCGCCTCCTACGTGGTGTCGGGCCTGGGCAACGTCGCGTCGATGTCCTCGGCACCGCATGGCGCCGGTCGAGTGTTGTCGCGGGGAGCGGCCAAGCGCACCTTCGACCTGGAGGGCCTGCGTACGGCCATGACCGGCATCGAGTACCGAGACTCCGACGTGTTCCTGGATGAGCACCCGAACGCGTACAAGGATGTGGAAGTCGTGATGAAGGATGCGGCCGACCTGGTCGAGATCCAACACACGTTGCACCAGACTCTGAATGTAAAGGGGGATTGATGGAGAACTCACCAGAGCCGACGTGGGCGCAGCTTCGTGTTCAGCTCAAGCAGAATCTGCTGGGGCCGGTCACCATCCCGACCTACATCGCTTACACCAATCTGATCTGTCTCCTTGCCTGGGTGATATGGCTGATCAGTTCAGGTGGTCTCCGTACTCTGATGCTCACTGTGGTGGTCACCTTGTCAGGCGTGGGTGTGGGGCAGTCCGTTGCGTCCTCCGTGGCCCAGGTTCGACGTAGGCGTCGGAAGGCGACCGAGGATACGACGATGGCGACGGAGAACAACGAATGACCGAGACCCCTCAGGTCCCCACTGACCAACTGATGCTGACGCACGAGCTGGCTGTTCTCCGGAAGACCCTGCGTCTCCTCACGGCTGTGCTGGAGGCCATGCAGGAGGAGCCGGGACGTGAAACCCTCACCGTAGTGGACCAGATGCTCGTGGAGGCCGGTTGGATCGGCCGGTCGACACAGCAAGGTGTGCTGGATCTGATCACCCAGCGCAACGTGCACCTGGAGTGGGGCCGGCAGGTACGACCCTTCCTGAACCGGTTGGCACAACTGGACGATCCCGACAATGTCGAGGCAGTGCGGGACCGGCGCACCATCACCCTGAACGACATCATCGCCGAGGCACAACGATTGCAGGCCCTGTAATGATCAGTCGGGAGCAGTTCGAGAAGTACGTCGCCCAGGATCTGGAGCGGCTGTTGGGTCCTGCACGGCCCCATATTACCGAGTTCATGCGGTGGGATATCCATACCGGATATTGGCGACAGTTCCAGGAGGCTGGTATCACCGTGGAAGGAGTGACCGAGCGAACCTACCAAAAGCTGGCCAGAGCGGCTTCTCTTGATCCCGAAGGGAGGACATGACGTGGACCAGAACAGTTACTTCCGCGCGTCGACTGCATTGGCGAAGGATCTCCGAGACTTCCAGGCTTGCCGCCGGCAGTACGTGGTCGACCACGTCGATCCCTACCGCGTTGAGTTCCCCCAGAACTCGCCCTGGATGCTTCTGCTCGAAGAGAAGGTCGTGGGTTTCACTGACGATGCTCCCCACCTACCGCCACCAGCAGGACTGAGTCGGTCGAGCCGACGTGACTATCTGATTCCCCTGACAGGGAAGATCGGTGCGCGGTGGCGTGAACGATTGGATTTGTTCAACAACAAGTTGCCGAAGTCTTCAGACGTGTGGAAGAAACATGATATTCCGCGAGATGTGTTGCGTGGCGACTCGATTTACCTCACGCATTACGTCGACTTTGGTCCTGGCAATTTGATTGTCATTACTGGTGGCATATTTGAGCCTATCCCTATCGTGTTGTCTCCTCTTCGCACCAGCGAGTTCTTCTTGCTGAAGGAGGAGTACGAGGATGCTCATTCTGACTGGCATGAGCAGTTAAGGAATTACCCGTGACTATCCCCACTTCGAATTCACGATTCCAGAAGTTCGATCTGCACACTATGAAGGAGCTGCGGGGTCGGTATCCAGGTGCCGCAGCTCGATCGTTGCGTCTGGTCTGGTGGTTGCCCGTCGTGCACATGCTGGCTCTGGTGGGCACTGTGATGACGCTCGGTTGCTTCCTGACGGCCCTGATGGCCGATCAAGTCATCTGGCTAGGCGTGGCGCTCCCACCCTTCGCAGTGGTGCTACTGAGCATCCTCGTGCTGCCCTGGCTGTTGGTGCCGGCACAACGGCTGGAGCGGCAGCGCGCCGAGGTGACCCAGCCGATCGTCATTCCATGGCATCTCATCCCAGCTCAGACCACGTACGTGCCGATGTCGGGCCGAGACTCGACCACGACACGCCGGCGAGATCACGATCTACGTAGCTAGAATTCTTGCCACAACGTAGGTGCTTTGATACGCTCTTCTCAGTACACACATCCGACCGCACCGGAGGTCACCCATGAACGACACCACGGTTTACCCGATGGTTCCCCTGAAGAAGATCACTGAGCGGGTTCTGCTTGATCTCGGAGCCTGCTCGGACCGCCACAACTTCACCCGGGTTTTTCCGGACGGCGCCACCCCCACCTTCAAGATCGCGGACGAGCACTACGACGACTGGAACTGGGGATGGGCCGCTGGCTACTTGCTCAATCCCGAGGGGAAAGAGCTGTACTCGGAGCGAAACGACGCGTTGACGCGAGAGTTCCGCAAGATCGACAGTGACGCCTACACCCAGTGGCGCGACCGGGACTACGAGAAGTACCGCGAGATAGCAGATAAGGCCAGGAAACAGGTTCGGCACTCTCAGGCTCGCCTGTTCGTGGAGCTGTTCCGGAAGTACCCGATCCTGGTACGGGATCGCTCGAAGCTCGATCCCAACGCAGGATTGGATCGATTGCGGAACCTGATCACAACGGTGGAAGACTACGCGGTCTACGACAACTGGGCCACGCTGACGGAGATGGCGGCGTTGGTTAAGGACCTGGATCAGCTGATGTCGAAGGGTCGGCGCAAGCCGACGGCATGGACTCGACGTCGGTCGGTGCCCGAGCCGGTGTCCGAATCGGCTATCGAGCCAGTTGTGCGGAACGAGCCGGACCTGTCACCCATGATGCAGCAGGGCGCCGCTGCCTGATCAGACCGAGCCCGTAGCAGAACTCCTTGCTACGGGCTCGGTTATTTGTTACTCTTCAGTTAGCCCATCGACCGCACTGGAGGTCAGATCAACATGATCAAGGAAATTAAGGACGCAGCTGAGGCAAGGAATGCCCTGCGTCGTGGAAGTTGGCTGTATTGGGCACCGGGGGACGCGACGAAGTACCGTGTCGCCCTAATTCGGGCTGCTCCCGCGCTGGCGATGTACGAGCACCTGTTGCCTCCACACGTGGAAGGCGAAGTCATGGAGAGCTTCCCTCACCCCATCCTCATGCTGGTGATACAGGTGGCCGATGGTCTGTTGCGGCGGGACTCGTTGGTGATCAATGCCCCGGACTCGTTCAACTTGTGGAACCCGGTGCGCTGGGTCGAGCGAGGCTTCCCGCCCGGTTGGTGGGCTGGCGTACGGCCACTACTGGCCGAATTGCTTTGGACCGATCGGGAATACTCCGGCTCGAAGTTTCGCCACGACGACAACGCTGTGTTCGCCAAGTTGGGGCTGGTGTCGTGAGTCCCCCGCGCCTGCGGTTGAGCAACCCACAGGTGTTCGTTCTGCGGTCGGTGCGGGATTGGGGCCGGATTCCACTGGTGGCGCGCGAGGTGACTGTTGTGGCCCTGCGACGACTGAAGCTGATCGGTTATGTGGATCACTCCTGGACCAAGGCGCAGCTGACGTACCGAGGCCAGGAAGCGCTGGAGCGATACGAGCGGCGATCATCCAGGGCATCGTCACTCGTGGTACGCACAGAAGGAAAACTGATAATGATGAAGACGGCCTACGTGGCTTGCGACACGAGCAGGTTTGCGGAGCCGAACAGCAGTGGTCGGTACGAGCTGTTTGAGAATTTTTGGTGGCGAACAGACGAGGACGGCAATATTCTGTTCGCCAAGCTGGGCACCCGAGTCCGGCCGCAGTGCAATAGGGATGAGCGCGTCACCCAGAAGCTCCATGATCTCTATGGGTTTGCCGATGCGCAGATCATCCAGGTTCCGCGTGTGTTCGTTCCGCTCGTCACCGTCAATGGTGATCAGGAATACAGACTATCGAAGGACAGTATCGTTCGGGAAATCGTATGACGCTACGTAAGCACTATATCAGCTACCGACGTGACTTCGTAGGGCTGGTGACGGGGGTCGCCGATCATCAGCCGCACTGGGTCATGGACGACTGTCCGAACTGCGCGCTAGGTGGTTCATACCCTTGCGAGCACCCGGACATCCTCGTATGTGGGGTCTGTCTGGACGAGTGGCCCTGCGACACCATCCGAGTCGTGGCGGCCGAGCTGAAGGAGCTGGGACGTCTCCTTCCATCCATAGAGGGATGGAAAGATCCAGGCCCTGCCATTGTCGAGGGCTTGACGAAACAGATCGTACTCAAACGAGCGGCAGCCTTGCTGCGGGGAGTGAGGAAGAGCGATGCCCAGCATCAAGACCAATCCGATCTTTCGTGACGCCTACGGTCGCGAGCTGCACGACGGTGATCACGTGCTGCCCTGGTGGCGGGAAGGCCAGAAGCCGATCAACATCCCGACGCAGGCTCGCGACGGCGTGATCGTGGGCCGAGGGACACGCCGCGTGTTCGTCTCCTTCGTTGGGGGCGATTACTACCACGGCCCCTCGACGTTCCACCGGGTCTACAGCCAGGACCTGATGCTGGCGCGCACGGCGAGCGGTCAACTCGTCATGCCCAGTAGCCGTCGGACCGACGCACTGCTGTACCGCGACACCACAGGCATGTGGATCTTGGAGATCATGATGCCCCCAGGTGAGAGGGAGTATCAGGTACCGCTCGGCAAGAACTACGCGGACGATCCGCAGTGGCGGGAGACCGTCGAGGGAATGGCCGACATGTTGATCAACGAAGGTGGTTGGGTCGCCGAAACCGATTACTGGCGGTACGAGAGCGAGACGAAGGGAGTTAGGAGGGTCGTGAGCGACATCGATCAGACGGCAGGTTGGGAGATCCCCGAGGAGGCTCTGGATCTGGCCGTGGATAACGGAGCCGCCGAGGCGGGCATCATGCTGGCCGTGGTGCACTCCTGGCAGTGGTTGGCCGATCGGGTGGAGACCGAGTTCCAGCATCCCTCGGCGACCGCAGTGGCAGCCTATCTCCGTGCACTGGCGGCCCGGGAGGACGCTCATGTCGTCCCAACATCCGGCGCATAATCATGTGCTGTCAGTGGCTCAGGGCGGTGCGGTGCATGTGCGTACCGACACGAGTGCGCGCCGCATCGCCCTGGGTACGTTGGCCACCACGGAGGTCATGATGACCGAGGGCGAGGTGCGTGGACTCATTCAGGTGCTGGCGGACGAGTACACGTCTCTGACCGGTCGGCGACCGTTCGCCAAGCACGGAGCTGTCACTCCTGTGTCTTCAACAGACTCCTAATCTCACTCAAACAACGTCGGCATAAACCTTGCTATACTGTACCTAGTATGTTCCAATCCTCAGTGGAGAGCTCATGACTGATCAGCCGCAATGGAAATGTGCTCGGTGTCAGAAGCCTCTCGACAAGTGCAAGGGACATCTGACCAGCGAGCCGCCGGCACGACAAGTGGCTCCCAAGGCTGTAGAACCCAAGGTTAAGAGAAAGGGAAAGGGAGACGATGGCAGCCAACAGTCAGATCGTAAACGGCCCCGATAGCTCTGAGCTGGTCTGGAGCATCATGGACAACGCATATGTGACCAGAGGCTACTGGGAGTGGGTGAACGGACGTGGGTGCGATCATGGAATCAGTTCCACTGACACCAACATCCGCGACTGAGATTTCCACAATGACGGAGATTCCCGGAACCATCGACCAGTCCAGCAGATTCCGCTGTGCCGTCTGCGGGGCCGTGTCGGATGCCGCCGGTCTGGTGCTGGAAGGGCCACTACGGCCACCGCCGGTACCGACTACCAGTCTGACCGAGGACGAGCTGCGGCAACGGAGCAATGCGGTCGGCAATCTGTTGGCTGAGTTCATCATCTTCACCCGCGATCACACCACCGTGGTCGAGGCCCGCAAGCGCATCCAGCGGCTCGTGTTGATGCTGGACGACCTCTACGCACCCACTACGACGGCCGAGCCTTCCGACTCGGCGGTGTCTGTTACCGAGTAAGGAGCCCTACCTTGGCTAGGAAAATTGTACTGCCCACCGAACCACACGAGCCCATCTTCACCATCGAGTCGGTAACACCTGCGATGGCCGAGGAGTGGTTGGAGAACAACGTCAACAACCGTTCTCTGAGCATGGTTCTGGTCAAGCAGTACGCCCGTGACATGGAGCAAGGCAACTGGAAGCTCGTCGGCGACCCCGTCCGGTTCTCCCCCGATGGCAATCTGATCGACGGCCAGAAGCGACTGGCCGCGATCGTGCTGTCCGGCACGACCCAGCGGTTCGTCGTGGCCAGGAACGTCCCGGAAGAGGATCGGTTGATCATGGACTCCGGCCAGAAGAGGTCGGCTGCGCACTCCATGCAGATGCAGGGCCTCAAGGACGCGAACGCCATCGCCGGCATGGTCCGGCTGTTGCTCCAGTGGCAGCAGGGTCTCTTGCTGGAGCGGGTCACGTTCAGCAACCAGGAGTTGCAGAGCTTCGTGGAGACCTTCGAGCCGGACTTGTACACGGCGGTGTCCCTCGGCCACCAGGCCCGCAGCACGATGTACGCCCGCGTGCCGGTCGCCGGAGCGGTGTACTTCCGCGCGGTGCACCACTTCGGGGCCGACTTCACCGAAGATTTCTACCAAAAGTTGATCTCGGGGGAGGAAATCCCCTCTGGCAGTCCCATCGGCGCGTTCCGGCGCAGTGTTTGGCGCGCGAAGTCGGAGAACTTGTACATGCCGCGCAACACGGAGCTGTTCTACAACATCCGAGCACTCAACGCCGTTGCCAAGGGCGAGAAGCTCGTCAAGATGAACTTGCCCCGAGGTGATTGGCGGATCGAGCACTTCGACTTCGTCACCACGTAATTTCCCTACTACCGCACCGGAGGTGGTCATGACGACCCTGATTCGTCAGGGTCGTCGTGCACGTAGTCAGAAAGGTGAAATCCATGATGTTGCGACAGCATTTCGAAATGATCGCACGCGTGCTGCTGAACACGGAGATGCCGGCGGCCGTGCGCAAGAACTTGGCCGAGTCGTTCGCCCACGAGTTGGTGAGTACCAACTCACACTTCGACAGGGATCGTTTCGTGCAGTCGGCTATGACGCAGGAATCCCCGCTTGCTCGGGGGCCGTCGATGTCGAGGGCCAAGAAGATTGCTCGTGGTGACAGAGGGGACACGTGATGAAGGAGAACTCGATCAGTGCTGATGAGCTGGAGGCAGTGCGCGCCGAGTTGCAGGATTACCAGGACGCCCATATCCAACAGCGCAGCGAGTTGATCCGGCTCCGCAGGGAGCGTCAGAAGCTCTCGGACGCCCTGTACGGTCCCGGGCAGAAGTTGGCCGAGGGTCCTCATCCCAGCCTCGTCACGCAGGTACAGGGCTTTCTTAACGAGCTGCGGGAGCTGACCCGTGTGCAGAACGAGTACACCTCGCGGTTGAGGCGCGTCATCAGGAATGTCTTGACCTCGTTCGAGAGGGAGATCGGCTGGACGGAGAAGACCGGAGCCGCTGAACGGCTTCGAGGCATCCCAGCGGACAAGCTCGATGACGTGGTGGATTCGATCATGCGCCACCCGCTCCTACACGAGGCGCAGGAGAAGGACTCATGATGATCATCATCGAGGTGGATGACGCCAACGAGACGGAACTCCGGCTGGCCGGCACCTTCGTCCAGACGGTGGAGCGGGACGGCTTCGTGGGGTTCGAGGACCCCACGGACCACTATGACCTCAAAGGCTTCAACGTCGTCAGCATCAGCAGCGTCATGGGTCCCTGACCAGGACAAATCAAAATCCTTGACTCGTCCGCAGAACCCCGGCTACACTGGTGCTCAGCTCGACCGGACCAGCTCCACCGGGAAACCGGATGGCGGACTCCCGCCCAGGACGGTAAGGTCGAGCATAGGACCTGGACATCGGCCGCACTGGAGGTCATCATCAAGCAGGCGAGAGGCCGACAGCGACAGCGCTGAAGGTCTCCAGCAGAACTTTCCTCTTGCAGGGAAGAAGAGGTACGAGACAGCGTTGGCCTGACCTCCGGTGTCTGTCTCGTACCCAACGCGGAGTGGCGCAACTCGGTAGCGCGCTGGGCTCATAACCCAGAGGTCCCTGGTTCGAATCCAGGCTCCGCTACGTAGGATAGATGTGGGTCGGACTTAGGCCGTCAGCATATGATCTCTGACAACTCCATGACCATTCCCGGTAGTCCGCCAAGCTACTGGGCTGTGCGGGGCAGTCTCCCCGTGTATCAATCCTTGACGGCCGTCCGTGTCATATAGCGGATCGGACGGCCGATGACGGAGTGGCCGAGAGGCGAGGCGACCGCCTGCAAAGCGGTGCACACGGGTTCGAATCCCGTCTCTGTCTCATAGGCTCCTAGGAGGGCACCAGTTGTCTGGACTGGTGGGAGTGAGGAAAGCCCTCCGCTTGGGGTCGTGGCGCAATTGGTAGCGCGCCTGTCTGGCAGACAGGGGGTTGTGGGTTCAATTCCCACCGATTCCACGGCTGATGTTCGACTACGTGCGCCATGCCTGTAGGCGGAAGACATCAGTGGCCGGCACCAGCCTGCTGCGGCAGGGTGACCCGGCGTCCGGTCTGAGGGCTCCAACATTGTCCTCAGACCGGACCATAAGGGCTGCTAGCTTAATTGGAAGAGCGACTCCTTTGCACGGAGTTAGGTCGGGGTTCGAGTCCCCGGTGGTCCACGTGGGAATGCAGGTCAACATCACCTTCCCTCCCCAGGAGACTTGCATTCCCCTTTTCCAAGGAGGTGGTTGTTCATGGATTAGCTCCCCTAGGAGGTAATCGTGAGCAGGACCGATAAAGATCGCAAGCGCCACCATCTGCCCGAGGACGAACAGCCTCGTATCTTCCACGGTGGCGGCGACTGGCAGGGCATCAACAGGTACGTGAACATGTACTTCACCAGGCCCGACCGGCGCCGCGCCAAGCGCGCGTGCCAGCTCGGACAGGAGTACACCAGGCCCCATCGTCACGATGGGCGCTGGATGTACTGGTAGACGGAGTCGGCTACCTGGGAGATACCCCGGTGCACCGGGACGGCTCAGGTCCGTTGAAATGCCGACCGCGCTGCCTGCCTCACCCCCCTGCGGTAGGCAGCGCGTCATGGTGGATGTAGCTCAGCTGGCAGAGCGCCGGGCCGTGGTCCCGGAGGCGGTGGGTTCGAACCCCACCATTCACCCGAGAGAGAAAGACCAGGTTTGAATCCTGGCTGGCGACAGTCGGCAGTGTGTGAAGAGCACGCCTCTCGTTATACGCAGTGCGCCGCAACGGCCTCGTGCTTTCAGGAACCGGCCAGCCCGTTCGAGTCGGGCCACTGCGCAGTTCTGCCACGGCAGCTACCCGGTAAGCCCTCCGCTTCGGCCGACACGGTGCCGGGTCGTGGTAGTTGAAACGCTGCACGGAGCACTTTGGCGCCGAAGTGCTCCACCATGCGGATGTAGCTCAGATTGGTAGAGCGCGACCTTGCCAAGGTCGAGGCCACGGGTTCGATCCCCGTTATCCGCTCGCGTTGATTTGACATGCTCCTATCGTCTAGCGGCCTAGGATCTCGGATTTTCACCCCGGGGGCACGGGTTCGAATCCCGTTGGGAGTACGAAGGGAAAGGTAGAGGTTCAATTCCTCTCCGCCCGGCCACATCGGGCGAGTGGTGTTAACGTGGCGTGCACATTCCCGGCTCTTGGCGATTTAGCTCAGTGGAAGAGTGCTTCCGTGACATGGAAGATGTCCCAGGTTCGATCCCTGGAATCGCTACGGCGGTATAGCTCAGTCGGCAGAGCGCGCGATTCATATTCGCGTCGTCCCTGGTTCGATCCCAGGTACCGCTACGTAGTACTCACCCCGAGGTACGCCCGACGTGAGAGCAGGCGGAATTTGTCAGGTATCAGACTGATCATCTGAGGTTTTGGCGTTCGTGGTCTGCATCCGCTCCGTTCGTCTAGTTGGCCTAGGACATCACGTCCTCAGCGTGAAGATCATGGGTTCGAATCCCATACGGAGTACATGAGGATTCCAGGAGTGGCCACTCCCGAGATCATGCAGGACCCCGATAGCTCAGGAATCCCTGTCGGGGGAAGGGAAGTGCGGCGGAGATGGCGGGCCGCGCCTGACTGTAAATCAGGAGTCCGTAGGACCGTTGGAGGTTCGAATCCTCTCGCTTCCACTCGCCCTGGATTGTAGCCAGGGCGAACTACGTCGCCGAACTGGAATGGGCACGGCGTCCTGCTCACCCAGGGGATAATGTTGCATACCAGCTACGGAGCGACGACCGTCAACAAGGCTGGGAGGGTTCTAGTCAACCCGAGCCAGGAAGTGCTGATCGAGGTGGAGTTCTCGGACTGCCCTGAGTCTGGGGACAGAGAAGCTGTTGACGTCGCCCTTCCTGGTCTTGCGTCGTTAGCTCAGTTGGTAGAGCACCATCCTCTTAAGTTGGGGGTCGAGAGTTCGAGCCTCTCACGGCGCACTGAGTCGGAACCATTTTTGTGTTTTAGCGGTTCGCCTCATATGACAGTTGGCGCAAACAACTTGGCATTTCTCGATTTCACGGAGAATTCGTGACCATGCCAAACCACTGCCAATCATCACACTGAGGTTAGCGATCTTGTCGTGCTGATGATCGAATTGAAGTACGACAATATCCGTCTCTCCGCAGTCAGTGCATGGATGCTCGATCAAGTAGTCGCAGATCTTGTTTCGTAGTTCTACGCCATACTGTTTCTTCCGCGCGTAGCGTGTGGGATTGTGAATGTCCTTAGTTTTCGTATAGTATGCTGCGTTGTATGATTTGCGACATTCTTTGCAATGTACCTGTAAGCCGTCCGCCTTGGCTTTATTCGATCCAAATTCGGAGACTGGCTTGTCGTGTTTGCAGCCGGAGCAATATTTCATTGTAAGAGTCTAACAGAGTAAGAGGGCTCCCTTAGCTCAGGGGTGAGAGCGGCTGGCTTATATCCAGTGGGTCGGGGGTTCAATTCCTCCAGGGAGCACGAGGGGACTCGGTCGGATCAGGAGGGCCGAGGATATCGGGTAGCGGGCTGACCCCGATGCATGATGGTCCTATAGCTCAGCGGGAGAGCACCTCGTTCACACCGAGGGGGTCGGAGGTTCAATCCCTCCTGGGACTACGCCGTACATGCGGCTCCAATCGAGCGTGAGAGGAAAGATCAGCCCTTGCGATCCCGGAATCATCGGCGGGTTAAAGGGTGTCGGATGGTCTCACGGCGGATAGGGGATGAGTCCGCTAGTCTCTCTACTTGATCCAGGTGATGTTAGGAAGCGAGGGCTGTTGCGCCAGTCCTCGTCTTGGCTGTGTAGCCCAACGGCAGGAGGCACCTGGCTTAGACCCAGGACAGTGCACGTTCGAATCGTGTCGCAGCCACGTGGCGCAACGGGAATTGATCACCCGTTGTTGTTGACAAAGGGCCTTGGTCTGACCCTGCCACAGAAAATTCACCCGCTCTGGCAGCTCATGTCGTCCTAGGCAACGGCGGTGGGCAGGAGCGTTAAACCCCATTAGCTCAGGCGGATAGAGCGTCGCGCTACGAACGCGAAGGCCGGAGGTTCGAATCCTCTATGGGGTGCGTGACCGATCAAATCGAAGTCGAGAGACTGAAGAATGGTCTCAAGTGGATCGAGCACATTGCTACCGTGCACTGGTACGGACAGGCATTCGAGCCACATCATATGCATGCTCTCGCACAACTGGCCAGCCAGCTATGCGACGGCAAGGAATTGCCTGATTTTGATACCCGGATGCGCGCAGCGATGGAGCGCGGTCAGCAGATATCCGAGGACATGGGGAAGCACTCGGAATGAGCGAGACGTGGACAGCCGCAGAACGATCTGGGAGAGCGCCATGGGCTGGCTGGTGGCGATGTCCCTATGTCTCTCGGATGACCTAAGTTCTTGTCCTTGTAGCCCAACTGGCAGAGGCGGCGGGTTTAAGCCCCGCGCGGTGTGGGTTCGAATCCCACCGAGGACACTGCTCTGGGATATTTCAAGGGAGACAGTATGAGCGGAAACAGAGCTTTCGGCTATGGCCTGGGTGCTGGAGTCGCCACCGTTTCTATTCCTATGATGTTCTCTGCTAACTTTGGGGGCGGCCTGATTCTTCTGTGCGCTGCGAGCGCGATTATCGCGATAACCGGCGGCACTGATCGGATAGTCAAGCGTATCCGGAGGTAATCGCAAGAGGTTCCTGTAGCCCAATGGTAGAGGCACTGGCATGAGAGGCCAGACAGTGCAGGTTCGACTCCTGTCAGGAACACGTGATCACTCGGAGTCGCGGACCGCCGCGACGTTACTTGGCCAGCCACCGGCCCCTGTCCCTACTATTCGCTCCTGTGACCCAATTGGCAGAGGTACCAGAATCAGAATCTGGTTGTTGGAGGTTCGAATCCTCTCGGGAGCACGGCGGGAAGTCAGGGGTTCGAGTCCCCTTCGGTCCACGCAGGGGCCGGTACCTCAGCGGCAGAGGCCCGCATTTGTCCTTGTAGCCCAACTGGCAGAGGCGTCCGATTCAAGATCGGAATGTTGGGGGTTCGAATCCCTCCTAGGACACATGGCCAGTTACGATCGAGCCCTGGATGCTGCTCTCGCTGCTCAGGTGAGAGTAGGAATCACACTGGATGAGCTCTTTAGACAGAACTTGGGGAAGGAGCTTCCCATCGAGCTTCTTCTGCGAGCTTTGGAAATTAACACTCAGTGTGGCTTCCTGGCAGCACGGATCGCCGAGATTCATCTACAAGCACGAGGGAAGGCCACATGAGCAAGCCGGGTTACACGGCGATCTGTCTGGTGATCGACTCGTCGGGGTCAATGTTCAGCATCAAGAAGGTCACCGAGGAGACGGTGAACGGCTTCATCACCGAGCAGGCCCAGGCCGAGGGATATCGCACCCTGCGGCTGGCGACGTTCAGCAGCGGTTGGGTGATGGATGGCAGCCCCTGGTTGGCCGACAGCGGCTCCAGCGTGCCCGCCAGCGAGGTAGAATCCTTCGTCCTGCATCCCGAGGGCGCTACGGCCCTTCTGGACGCTGTCGGCACCATGGTGACCAAGTTCGGGCAGGAGCTGGCCGACCTGGACGAGGCCGACCGGCCTGAGCACGTGGTCTTCGCCCTGATGACCGATGGCCAGGAGAACTCCTCGCGGGAGTACACCTGGGAGCAGGTCAGCAAGATGCTGACGCATCAGCAACAGGTGTACTCCTGGAACGTCACCTTTCTGGGTGCCAACCAGGATGCCATCGCCACGGCCAGCAAGCTGTCCATTCCGCGCGGCAGCAGCCTGACGTTCGCGGCGAACGATCAGGGCGTCCACGGCTCGATGAGCGCCTTCAGCACCTACACGAAGTCGGCTGCCGCCGGCATGACGTACAATTACACCGACGACGATCGGATTCGCTCGTCGGGTCTGGCGCCGAAGCAGCCGTAGCGTCAGGGGCGCTCCTAGCTCAATGGATAGAGCATCGCTTTCCTACAGCGACGGTTGGGGGTTCGACTCCCCCGGAGTGCACACCCTTTCATTCCGGGGTTATGGAATGCCCTTACGCCGATATGGGGTTAGGATGAGGCCGGGAGTAGGTCGACACTCACCAGTTGTCTAATCGGAAGTGGTCGTACTCGTAGTACACCTCGTTTCCCCGAGCAACGAGACGAAATGAGGCGGCCCACCTAAGCGCTACTAGCTCAGCTGGACAGAGCACCACTTTCCGAAAGTGGAAGTCGGGGGTTCGAGTCCCTCGTAGCGCACGCAGGAGAGGCACTGGAGGATGCGGCGGGTCAGCCGCCGCTGCGTACCGTCGTCCAGGGACACCCTGGCCGGTGTGTAGGAATACTCAACCATCCGTTGTCCCTTGAGTAAGGACAGGGGGTTCGACTCCCCCACCTCTCCTGCCCGTGCGATGTCGTCCAACGGTCAGGGCACCGAGCTGATAACTCGGGAACGAAGGTTCAATTCCTTCCGTCGCAACTCGGAGAGGTCACTGCGGAATACCGGGGTTGCGTTACCGTACGCGTGACAACCGTCGCGCACCTCTCCGTTCAACGCCTTGTAGCTCAATGGACAGAGCCGGGAGCCTCTACCTCCTGTGAGTTGGGGGTTCGAGTCCCTCCAGGGCGGCGTAGTAAAGACCATGGCATCATAGCTTAGGGGCAAAGCATTCGCCTGAAAAGCGAGAGACGGAGGTTCGATTCCTCCTGTTGCCACGCAGAAAAGGAGATCAGACACAATGGCTCATTGTTCAGCATGTAAGACTAAGGCGAAGTGCACGATCGAGGGCTGTGTCATCTTCGGTGGCCATTTCCGTACGAGCAGCTACTGCAAGATCGATACTCCGCAGTGTGTTGCGGTGATACACCACTCCACGTACGCGGCCGTGCAGGACACCAAGAGCACCAAGGTGCTGGTGATGTCCCCGACAATGTTCATCAAGTTCGTGAACTCGGATCTCGTCCAGTCGCGGTAGTCCGGTGCCTGCGTAGCTCAACTGGCAGAGCCCCGTTCTTGTAAAACGGTGGTTGGGGGTTCGAGTCCTCTCGCAGGCTCGTCTTCCCGTGAGCGTGCCCGTGCGCGCGGGAGGAAAGATCGAAGAACCGGCGGTACACGGGATTCTCCGGTTACATCTGCCCTTTTAGCTCAGTGGTAGAGCACCTTCTTGGTACGAAGGGGGCCGCGAGTTCGATCCTCGCATTGGGCTCGGGAAGTATCCCAGGTAACATAAACTGATTCGGCTCGGTGAGGGTCCTCGGTGCTTCCTAGTAAAAGGACGGGCTGCTTCACATGGCAGGGGAGTAGCCCGTCCTTCGCCTCAGTAGCTCAGTTGGCAGAGCGTTCCTCTCGTAAAGGAAAGGCCGGAGGTTCAATCCCTCTCTGAGGCTCGTTGTGAGTAGCTCAGTGGCAGAGCGGTAGCAGCAGGGTGAAACCTCGCTGTGCATCGACGTCAGTTTATGACACAGGTTCGATTCCTGTCTCACAACTTTCATTGGGTAGTAGGGGAAATGGCAGACCCACCTGGCTCTGACCCAGGGTTTTGGAGGTTCGAGTCCTCCCTACCCAGCTTTTTAGGAGGGCAATGTGCGATTAACTGAAGCACAAGAGCGAACCCTAGAGGAAGCAACCTGCCAGAAATGCTTCCAAGCAGGTGGATTGACAGTCGAGTACAGACTGACCGCCATGCCGATCGGCAGCTTCTCACTGGCTGGTGCCCAGATGAAAGTCAGTGCCCTTGAGTGGCCCTGGCTGATGTGCCGGCACTGTGGCGCGGAATGCCAGGGCAAGCAAGTCACTACGACCACTCCGGAGGGCACGTGAGCGAGGATCTCTACGAAGTCGGTATGCCGGTTGTGGGTTTGAACAGGTATGGGGACGTGGTCGAAGGTGTCTACCACGGCGCCACTGAGCAGACCTATGTCTGTCGAGGGCATCTCGTCTCCACACCTGTTCACCATATTGTCGATGACACGGGCCTTGGCCGAATGGTTTTCCCCGACACTGTCGTAGCACTCACTGATCTGGAGAGGATGCCCCGGGCATGACGGACGACCAGGTACCGAATGAGGATGCTTCGGCACCGTACGACGGCCCCAGTGGCGAGATCATCGCCCAGACCCTCCGGGAGGCCCTGGGGATGCTGAAGAACGGCTACGACGACACCAAGGAGATCCTGGGTGCTTCGGTGGCCGCCGCGCTCGTGGCGCTGTTCCAGGAGGAGCTGGACGCCATCACCGAACACCTCTCCGGATCGGACGGCGAGCCGGCAGCGGTGGCTGTCTCTCCCTGTCGCAGTGAGACGTGTGCAGCCGATCTGGCCCAGGCCCTGCTGGATGAGTACTGGAAGGGCATCGAGGAAGCGCCCGCCGTGGAGATCCCGGAGAACGGCGGCGCGGCCATGGTGGAGCTGCATGTACGCGGTCAGCATGTGTCCCTGTCGAAGGAGTTCGACACGCTGCCTGAGCTGGCCGTCGGTCTGGATGACATGGCGACCAAAGTCCGAGGGCTGATCAAGGAGTAAGGAGCGCGGGTCGTTAGCTCAAATTGCGCAGAGCATCCGGCTTTTACCCGGAGGGTTCTGGGTTCGAATCCCAGGCGGCCTACTAATCCGGATTGGTCTAATGGCAGGACAACGCTCTTTGGAAGCGTGAGCAAAGGTTCGAATCCTTTATCCGGAGCAGAGGTGATGTTGATTGAGTTACTGTCGATTGTCCGATGACGATTACCAATGTGATGTGTACGTGTACGAGGACGCCAGCTTCGGCGGATGGACTACCTGGGTGGCATCCCACCGGCCTGTGCTGGTCGATCTTCCGGACCCCATTGATCTGCCCGACGAGCACACCGAGGCTCAGTTCGCGGCGTTCTACGAGCGGTGGCGCGCGGTAGGCAAGTTGGTGGAGAAGGCCGAGAGAATCGAGATCGGCCTGCCCCATGACGACGGCCAGTTTCGCCATGGCTCGCCGGGAGAGTGTGCGGACAACCTCCTGCGGCTGCGGGAGATGGGCTACAACGTGCCCGACTACGCCATCGAACGACTGCGGGCAGAGCAAGCCGAGGGTCACACGAATCCGCTAAAGTCGATGGACGATCTCATGAAAGAGATCACGGGGGAACTTGCGGGCGAAGTTGGTGATGCTGGATGAAAAGTACGGCCGGGCGCCCCAGCATGGGTAAGCGGACACGCAAGGGTGGTGCTGAGTACGACGCCTTCTCGCGGTACTGGCGACACTTCATGAGCCAACGCCGAGGTGTCATCAAGACCTTGGCTCGTCGCCGTGAGCGACGTCAAGCACACCAGTGGGATTGGACCACCGGCTGGTGACAGAGTTCGGGACCTCTTGTCCGCGTATGGCACGCAGGGCACGGGATACAACACCATCGCGATCTCCCAACGGCACGTGACGTGGTGGAGATCTTGGGAAACGCTGGTTGCGCACTGGCGCCCGGACCCCTAGGGAGGTATGGCAGAGTGGTAATGCGCTGTCCTGCTAAGACAAGGCTCGGTTTAAAACCCGACGAAGGTTCAATTCCTTCTACCTCCGCTGGCTAGTGGTGTAACGGCGCACACCCGAAGATCTCGGCAATACTAGTTGAGCCTGAAGCGTGAGTGCACCGCGCGGAAAAGAGAAGCTTCGGTAGGTTCGGTTCGACTCCGGCGGCCTACCCTCGTGAAAGGATATTCATGGCTCGGTCCGAAGGTAAGTTCAGTGTGGGAAACCACAACGAGCAGATCCTGTATCTGCGTGGTGCCGAGCGAGATGCCGATCTGATGGTGGCGGCCTTCTTCAAGTCCGGTGTCGGCAAAGCAATCGCTGAGGTGCTGAACAATCATCTGGATGAGGTTATTCATACCATCATGACGTACACAGGGAGTGTACGACCGGGAATCCCGGTGAAGCCCGACAACAGCGAGGCACGAAAGACGACGATCAACGCGGGGGTCACAACAGTACTTAGCCAACTCAACAGTTCCGATGCTGCTGCCGTCTCCCTGATGACCGGACTCAGCAATACTGAACTCGACGATCTCGGTGGATTGCCGTCCGACTCGATCTATGACGATCGGGCGTCGGACTGATGACTGATTCCCTAGTCATACAATTCACGATCGATCTGGCGGATCTCCTGGGTAGCCCGCACCACACCTTCACCCAAGAGATGATGCGCGGGATGGGAGACAAGACAGTGCCGCTACGGAAGGGAGAGGGTGGCCCTCAGATCGGCTACGGCGTCATTGTGGAAGACCAGGACACTGAACACCTCTTCCTGTACGCCACGGTTACCAACTCACCCGAGCTGTTCGCGGACGTGATGTCGTCCTACAGTGTTGGCTTCACCGAGTGCACCAGCCCGCTGCACGGCCGGGATCGGCACACCGAGGACGGTTGTGCCCTGCGGCAGATGTCAGACAAGCTGGATGTGGATTGAAAGAACGGGGCGTAGCTCAGCGGTAGAGTGCCTGATTTGGGATCAGGAAGTGGCAGGTCCGACTCCTGTCGCCCCGACGTGAAACAATGTTCGAGCTGTGGATTGATGAAGTCTTATGATGAATTTCATCGGAATGTGGCTCGGTCAGATGGATATCAGAATGCGTGCAAGGATTGCCGTAAGACTATAAGAGGCGTTTCGGTTGTTCGAGGAGAGCGGGTTCTTCGACTACCTTGCTCAGTAGTTGTTTGGTAGTCGATCGATGCGAGTGTCGTCTAACGGCAGGACAACAGCCTTCCAAGCTGTTTACGCGGGTTCGAATCCCGTCACTCGCTCTCGTCTCTAGGCTTCTCGCAGTTCTGAGAAGCTATCGGGTCCACTCTCTACCACGCCAAAGGTGGAGATATCGAGTGGTGACGTAATCACCTGTACAAGGAAGGTCGCGGCGACGGTAGCCAGCTCGATTCGAAATCGAGTGCCAGGGTGACACCTGAAGGTTCGAATCCTTGTCCTTCCGCCCAGGAGGGTGGCGCCTATGGTTGGTACCTCGTCTTGAAAACGAGTATGCCGGGTGAAAGCCCGAGGGTTCAATTCCTTCTCCCTCCGCCAGACAGTAGTATCGAAGAAGCGTAAGCCGAGTTGGTCTACCGGCGCCCGCCTGGAACGCGGGAAGGGGTCACACCCGTGCGAGTTCGAGTCTCGCCGCTTCTGCTCATATTAGATCTATGGTCATGGAGTTGTCAGTCGATCGTGCCCAGTATTGAACTTGGTGTGAAATATGGTAACCATCTGTCGAGCTGCACCCATCTTCCCCCCAGGGGAATACTGAGACGATTCTTCAGGAAACTATCATGCGTGAGCGTATTTTGTCAGTAAGCATCAAGGACTGCGAAGTTCAGCATTTCCGTTCCGGTGGCAAGGGTGGTCAAAATCAAAACTGCCGCGACACCGGTACGCGCGTCATCCACCATGAGTCTGGCGCGCGAGGCGAGTCCCGCGAAGAGCGGTCCCAGCTCCAGAACGAGCGCACCGCTTTCCTGCGGATGGTGGAGTCGGTGGCCTTCAAGCGCTGGATGGGCCTGAAGTTGCTGGAGGGGCCGTCGCCCGAGGAGCGCGTACGCCAGGAGATGAAGCCAGAGAACATCCGGACCGAGGTTCGTCGAGATGGAGTCTGGATGGAAGTGAAGGAAGTTCATAGCTAGAAAGCTTGCTACACACCTCTGGTTTTGCTAAGCTGACGTTGTCAGGCCAGCAGCACACTGGAGGTCCCCATGACTGAGAACATCACCGACGTCACCCTGAAGATCACGCTCGGTCGGATCGAGCCGTCTGTCATCGACGTCGAGATCCGCACGGTCAACGACAAGTTGGCCCAGGTCAGCCACCGCATCTCCAGCCTGTCCTCGGTCTTGGACCGGTTGCAGGACGAAGACACCCGTGCCCAGTACCAGGCCGACTTGCTCCAGGCGATCGATCGGCAGGCCGAGTTGTTCACCTCGCGTCGGCCGCTGAACGACGAGTTCGTCGACCGGGGTGGCTGGACCCGCTACTGGATCGTCACTAACGGCAACGGTCACGTGCACCGGTCCCAGAGCTGTTCGACCTGCCGACCGACCACCGACTTCTACTGGCTGGCCGAGCTGTCCGGCATGACTCACACCAAGCTGGTGGAGTTATCCGGCGAGCGTGCCTGCACCGTGTGCTTCCCCAGTGCCCCCGTGGAGGCCCGCAACCGGCCGACGAGCATCTTTACCCCGGCCGAGCTGGAGCGCCAGGAGCGCACCGCCGAGCGCGAGCGCAAGGCCCTGCTCAAGAAGGCCAAGGAGATCACCACGCCGAATGGCCAGCCGCTGCGAGACTCCCTGGGTCTGATCATCAAGACCGAGGTCACCGCCCAACGCGAGTACATCCAGTCGGCGGCCGAGGCGATCGTGTGGGATCCGGCCAACGGCGAAGGTCCCTACGGTAAGCGCCCTGAGCACGTCCCTGCGGATGAGTGGACGAATCGACAGCAGAGGACTGCCGAGGAGGCAGGGGATCACGCTCAGCGGCTCGTGGAGGCTCTGGCGGCCAAGCGGAGGACCACGGTGCACGAGCAGCGCGCCGCGCTGGAGCCCAAGGTCCGCGCCTACATCAAGAAGAACTTCAGCTAACGAACTGAAATTCTCATATACCGAAGACTTCGTAGCAAGAAAACTTGCTACGGAGTCTTCGGTATGTCATGATGGTCTTATCAACAAGACAGCACCACCGGAGGTCATCATGGCAAGCATCCGCTGCGGCAAGTGCAAGAAGACCCACCACTCCGTCGAGGTCGTGAAGTTCTGCTACGCCGGCCAGGTCTTTCCCTGCGACTGGCTGGTTCGGGCCGGGTATGACGAGGACGGTCAGCAGATCATCCTGGAATGCGGCGCTGACGCGGTCGTCACCGGCCGGGGCTTCCAATGCGAGGCAGGCCACGAGCACGTCACCGCCGAGGCCCGCACCGAGGAGGGCTGGGAATACGCCGAGGACCGCGCCGAGGCCCTGGGGCTGGTCAAGGCTGGCGTGCACCCGGTGCAGATGGATGGCCACGAGTTCGTCTGATCTCATCAACAGAGAGTCCGTAGCAAGAATCATTGCTACGGACTCTCTGTTTTGCTACACTGAACGGGTAAGCCAAGCCGCACCGGAGGTCATCATGCAAGCAGCTGAATTCCTGGCCACGTACGACGACATCACGATCGAACTCACCCACGTCCGCGACTACACCGAGCGGATGGACGGCTACTCGATATCGCGCCGTGAGTGGCTAGGCATGCTGAGCGGGCCGGACGGGGACATCACGTTCTCGTACTTCACCGGAATCCAGGAGAACGACCCAGACACCCTGTTCGCGCTCTACAGCATCGCGTCCGACTGCGCGGCTGGGTCGCAGCCGCTGGAGGACTTCCTGGACGAGTACGGCACCGACCACGTCAAAGAGCAGATCGCGACGTGGCGCGCGTGTGAGGAATCGGCTCAGCGGTTCCGTGAGTGGATGGACAACCCTGCCATGTGGGACGACTTCCTCACCATCGAACCCAACGACTGATCGCACTGGAGATCATCATGGAATCGCAGATCGTCAAGATGACGCCGAGCCTGGCACACGCACTGCTGGCCGCCAGTCCCCGCGCTGTGAGGAGAGTCAGCCGTCACTTCGTGGCATCGATGGCCGACTGCATGTCTGACGCGAGGTGGTCAGAAGGATCTTTGCCACCCGAGATCGTTCTCAACGAGGAGGGGATCCTGCTAGATGGTCGACAGGTACTGATGGCCGTGACCATGGCGAAGAAGACCATCTCGGTGGAACTGATCTCGGGTGCTTCGAACCCCGATTGGATCGCGGAGACCGCGCTGCGCATCGACAAGTGAATCCCGGCGAGAACATCGGACCATGTAGCAGGCAAACTTGCTACATGGTCCGACTTCTGGCAAGATGAGTTCTGTCAGATCAGACCGCACCGGAGGTCACCATGGGACAACCCACGCCAGGCCAGCTCGTCGAGTTGCGCTGGATCGCCGAGTTTGGCTCCACACGCTCCACCCGCCAGCTCAATGTAGTGGTCCAGCACGGCTGGGCCGAGCGTGTGGAGGGCCAGGGACGCTACGGCGCCCGCCTCACCGATCTGGGGGAGGCACTGATCCAGGCGACCCCTCGGGCGGCACCTCTGGCTCGGCCGGATAACATCTTTGCCTTGTTCGACTGACCAAGAAGGAGTACAGCGAGCCAGATGGCAAAGAAAGAATCCCATACCTGCATACCTGTCGTTAGATGGATCTGGGATCCAACGAAGCGACGAGGTAAAGGTGCATGGGTGAGCCCATGTAAAACGTGTGGACTTCCGCTGACTCATCCCAACAAATCAGTAAAGGATGATCCCAATTAATGGCCGATAAATACACTATCGTTCGTGATGGTAAGAAGTGGCAGATCGTTGATGTGAAAAGTGGTGTTCCAGCTAAAAGAAATCTGAGTAAAGGTGCAGCAATAGATCAATGTAAAACACTCAACGATCAGGCGAAGTAGAGGATCATGGGTATCTGGGGCAACCGTAACAAACCCCCCATGAAGGGGGAGGGGACAATGAAATACAAAAATGCCCGCAAACTTACGAGCGTGCCGGAAGAGCCGGAGTGCAAGAAAAAAGAATGCCACAGTGCCGCAGGTGGCCATCGATTCAAACAGTCCGGTGCCGAACACTACTGCAAGAAGCACGCCCACCCGGGCAACCGCTGATGATCAAGGGGGAGATCAAAAGGCAGTAACAATCGCAGAGCGGCGCAGCAGTGGACAGCCGATAAAACATGGGCAAGCACTGAAGTAAACAGAAGAATCCTCTTGATCCCCCGTCTGGCGCAGGTCCCCCCACTGGTACCCTGTGTCACACCGGCACCATGCCACCGGAGATGGCCGGTTATGTCAGCCCCTACCCGTTTAACCAGCGGGCGGCCTGACGTGCCGTGGTGCGTGTTCCTGCCACGAAAGATCATCATCATGGTTGTTCCTACCCGGACCCTCGGAGTCACCCTCGTCGTCATCCTCTGCGCCCTGGCGCAGTGGGTGCTCACCGCGCCACCCGTGTTCGACCCCTCGTCCTACCGAGCGGGTGTCGAGTACATGCGATCCCAACCACCAGCGTTGCGTGATGCGACACTGACCGACTGCAAGATCTATGCCGCCGACGGTATGGCGGAGGCACACGGTTACTCCTGGCCCAGTTTCGTAGGGGGATGTTATGAAGTTGCTCTCAACGGCGAATGAAATGAGCATGAATGGAATGTGGCTATTCTTCCTCATTCTGGTCGCTGCTGTTTTGATCCTCGTGTTGTGGCAGGTCCGTCAGAATCGCCGCCACGCTCGGCAGCTCCGCGAGCTGTACGACATGGTGGGTACCCTCCGGGAGTGGTGCGGCGCCCAGGGTGAGAATGTGGAGTTCCTGAAGACGCGCTTGCCCTTCGCTCCGGTGGGCTTGCCCAACGCGGCACACACACCTGCTGTCGAGCGAGCTACTCAGATCATGATGGCTGCCGGCGTCGGGTATCCCCGAGCCTACGAGTTGATCTACAAGACCGTTCACCGAGGCGATGATCCGGAAGCCTTCGCTACGACCTACGCGGGCTTCACGAGAGGAAAGAATGTTCATGCCTCCATCCATTGAAATCCTCCCTCCGAGGAAGATCGCCTTCGCCGGAGATTGGCATGGCAACATCTCTTATGGTCGTCGCGCGATCTCCTATGCCATCGATCAGGGTGCCGACGTTATTCTTCACCTCGGCGACTTCGGGATCATGGGTTTCTTCCAGCGGTATCTGGATGGTTTGACCGACATCCTGACATATGGCAACCTCAACCTATATTTTCTCGACGGCAACCACGAGGACCATCCACGGCTCGCCGAGATGCCTTACATCGAGGACGGTACGCAACCATTCACCGAGCGGATCTTTCACTTGCCTCGGGGTTACCGGTGGCAGTGGGACGGCGTGCGGTTCCTGGCGCTGGGCGGTGCGCACTCAGTCGACCGCCAGCTCCGGACGCCGGGAATGAATTGGTGGCCGGAGGAACTGGTGACCGGATCCCAGGCCATGGCCGCCATCCAGGGTGGTAGGACCGATGTCATGCTCACGCACGACGCGCCGGCAGGCTGGGTGATCCCCGATCTGGAGAGTGAGGATTACTGGCCTCCTGAGGAGATCCGCACCGCGAACCAGCATCGCAGCGTATTGGCGGCGGTCGCGGAGATCGTGCAGCCCACCTGGTTGTTTCATGGTCATTATCACGTGCGATACACCCTTACTAATGCTCTGGTGGGCAATGATGGAAAGTTGGGTGAGCGGTACGTCATTCCCCACGTCGAGGGATTGGCCCTTGATGGCAGTTCTTTCGCCGACAATGTTGTAGTGAAGACATTGGACGAACTCAAAGAAGGAATAAGAAGTGAAGGCGCACAAGCATAAGACACGCAGTCAGCCTGTATTCATCAATCCGAAGAAGGGATGGGTGGCGACGTGTGAAATCTGTCTTCGGCAATTCTCTGCACCTACCAGAGAAAAGCTGAAGGATAAAATCCAATTCGGAGTCAGTACCCTCAACGAAGACTGAGCAGGAGAGATGGCTGAGGAGAAGTCCAAGACCATTCAGCTGGTAGCCAGCAGTGTGGCGGCGGTTGCGGCGGCTTTCGTCGGTTCCCGGCTCGGTGTAGTTGGTACTGCCATGGGAGCCGGGCTCGGCAGTGCAGTCACCATGGGTGTCTCCTCTCTCACGGAGGGCGGTCTCTCACGCACCAGCGTGAAGCTGCGCCGTCGCCTCACTGCCCACGAGAAGGCCGAGGACGCTCCCACCGTCCTGATCCGGCCGGTGCTGACAACTAAGCGGCGACCCTTTCCGATGAAATGGGCGATCATCGGTGCGGCCTCGGCCTTCGTGGTCGCGATGGGTCTCCTGACAGTGGTTGAACTCGGGCTGGGGCGACCGGTCTCCGGCGGCAACGAGGGCACCACGCTCACGGGCTTGGTGGGAGGCGCCACGTCGCATTACACGGCTCCGGTGACCTCTACCGAGACTCTCGTGCCCACGACCAGTGTCGAGCCCTCCACGAGCCTCTCAGGGTCATCGAGCACTCTCAGTAGTTCTCCTACTACATCCAGTAGTTTGGAAACAACGGCGCCTACTTCGTTGTTGTCCACTACGGTGACCACGTCGGCCCCGCCGACCAGCACCACTCCGCCGCTCATGCCGAGCGCGCGGTAGTCCCCGCACCGGAGGGAAGTCTCATGGCACGTCTGCCCAGTGACCGCTACTTGATCCAACAGATCGACGGAGAGGTCGTCCTCTTCGAGGAGGGCACCGAGGCGGAGATCGTCCGCTTCGATCCCCGGAACGCCGATGACGTCGCGAAGTCCCAAAAGATCATCTATGACTCTGCCCTAGGCGACGAAGACAAATGCTTCGCGCACTTCTGGGCCGGTTACTTCTACGCCCACGCGAGCATGGGTGCCGATGAGTCGATCGAGGTGGTGAAAAGTGAGCCTCCGACCACCTCGTGATTTCTTCACCGCAGACCTTCACCTGAACCACAAGGCGCCGGTCGAGAAAGGCTGGAGAAGATTCGATTCAGTGAAGGATATGAACGAATGTATTATCAGTCGGTGGAACGAGACGGTCTCTCCGGGCGACCGAGTATGGATCCTGGGGGATGTGTTTCTGGGCAACGAAGCCGAGGGACTGGCCTTGGTACAACAGCTCCAGGGCGAGAAGCACCTGATCGCGGGCAACCACGACAGGGTGTGGTCGGGCAATCGCGACGGCTTCAAACATTTCCGCAAATGGTTGGGGTCCTTCGAGACGATCCAGTCGTTCGCCCGGCGTCGGATCGCGGACCAGACCGTGCTTCTATCTCACTTCCCCTTCCAGGGAGCGGGCGACCATACGGAGACCGAGCGCTACAGCCGGTACCGGTTCCCGGACGACGGCTCGTATCTGATTCACGGCCACGTCCACGAGGCGTGGAAGCAGCGTGGCCGCAGGATGCTCAACGTGGGCATGGACATGTGGGGGTTCCAGCCAGTTTCCATGGAGATCATCACGATGTGGGTCGACGGCAAGATCAGCTTCGGAGCCGACCCCGAGTTTTTGAACGTCGGTTCCGCGATCGCATAGCCTTCGCAGGTTGGTACTCGATGAGCTTCTTCGTAGTAGGACGATGGCATGATGCCGTCGTAGACCGTCTTGTCGTCCTCGCTCAACGACACGGTTGGGCGGGTGCGGTCCGTAGCTCTCTGCGGACATAGTATTTAGATGTCCGTGTGTTTCAGGGTTGCCAACCATGGCACGACACGCTAGTGTCGTAGGTGTCGGTCCTTCGGGACCGGCACCAGAGGTCCGTAGTTCAACGGAAGAACAGCCGCCTCCAAAGCGGTACGTTGCAGGTTCAAATCCTGCCGGATCTGCAAGTCGTCGGTGCGAGGTAGCGGAGTGGCTCTCGGGTCACACACCTCCGACCACGGCGGCGGGAGAGGAACCGGTGATAGCCTCTGTCCCCCTGGGGATATGCTGCCCATCCTTGTTTGACCGTCGCTCAGGAACCCTCGCGTCAAACGTCGGTGTGGGGTAGGGCCTGAGCAAAGCTCAGGTCTCCGGCCACGGTCGGTGTCCTCGGAAGAGTATCCGTGTTCTTCCGAGGACACCGAGCAGAGAACCCCCACGTAATGGCTTGTAGCTCAATGGCAGAGCACGGTGCTGTTAACACCTTGGTTGGAGGTTCGAGTCCTCTCAGGCCAGCTCTCCCTTCTGTGGACCTGGGTGGGAGAACGCCGATCGAGGGTTCCAGCGAGTTGCAGAACTCGCCTCGATCGGCACCATGGCTGTGTAGCTCAGATGGTTAGAGCGCCGCCCTGTCACGGCGGAGGCCGGGGGTTCGAATCCCCTCACAGTCGCGTTACAGCCCTACCGTGCGTAGGTCGCGTGCAAGCCTTTCGCAGTGCCCACAGACTTCGGTCGCCGGGACAGAATGGAGCTACACCGACGAGGGGCAGGACTGCATCTCGAATACGGCGGGATCAGTCATTTTTTGCTCTGGTAGCTCAGTGGTAGAGCACCCGGTTGTCAGCCGGAAGGTCGCGAGTTCAATCCTCGTCTGGAGCGCCCTATCACTTTTCCCCGCCACACTTACGTGGCACACTCATCACCTCTACCAGCAAGGGACGTACATGCCCGAGTACACGTTCGAACAACTGAATGACCTCACACCGATGGTGAAGGATCCGGCTGTCAAGATCGAGCCAGTCGCACTGATCGACACCAGCGGCAGCAACCTGTGGATGGCGACCTCCGGCGGCAAGGTCAGCCGGTGGGAGCTGGTCACCGAGCTGATGCAGGGCGTCGTCACGAAGCTGGCCCCGGCCGACTCTCAGGCCGAGCACGAGGAGGACGGCGGCGGCCTGATGATCGTCACCTTCGCCAACCCGCCGGGTCAGCACCACGAGGCACGGGTGGTCGGTGATCTGAACCCCGACAATTTCTCCACGGAATGGGGGACCATCGAGGTCGGCGGCGGTACGTACGCCATGCCCGGCTGGGACCTGATGTTGGACAACTTCGTGAAGGAGTTCAAGGACGAGGCTGTGATGCCCACTCTCGGTCTGCTCGTCGTGACCGACGGTGAGATGGCCGACCTGTCCCAGTTCGCCGCGAAGATCGGCGGTGTCGGTGACACCGTGAAGGTGGTCATGGCCGTGCACGGATATGGTGCCGACCACGACCGTGCGGTGACCTCCTACCGCGCCGTGGAGAAGGCGCATCCCGACGCTCTGCGGGTCCTCCAGGTGGTGCCGAACACGAGCCCCGATGTGGTGGCTGATGCCATGCTGACCCTTCTGGGTCTGAACGGCTGAACCACGGTCGATCACCACATCACAATGCCGCTGTCTCGCTGAAAGCCAGCGGTCAAGAAAAATCGAAGTGACAACAAAACACAAGGTCGAAGTGATCCACGCTCCGGACTATTGGCGAGCTATCTGTACGTGCGGTTGGAAGGGCAAGGTTCGGCGTCATGCTGCTAAGGTGCATGAAGATGCTCTTAACCATGGCAAGGAAAACTGGAAGTAATAAACAACCCCGCCACACATTGTGGCGGGGTTGTTTATATGAGAGGATGTATTCCATGCGCAAGATCGCTACGAACGTCACCGCGACCGAGAACTGCACCAATGCGGAGATTGCCATCTCAGGTTTCCTCACCGTGGTGCTGGTCGAGCAGGTAGCCAAGAACCCCGACGAGTACGAGATCGTCCTGGACGACCGCCTGAAGGGCACCAAGACAGAGATCCCGTTCGACTGCATGGGGTCCTTCACCGAGGCGGTGGCTGCCGCCGGTCGTGCCCTGCTTCAAGCCGCTCAGGATGCGAAGCTGGACGACATGGACGGAGTACTTGCCAGCGAGATGGCGAAGTCCTTCGAACGGACTGGCTCTACCGAAGTGTAGTGAGAAACCTTGCTATGAGCCTTGTCTCCTGGTAACGTCAGTCTTGTCAGTCACCCGACCGCACTGGAGGTCAGAATGCCCGGTTCGATCCCTGATCGTGGCATGGAAGCACTGGTCCAGGTTGCTGGATCGATGAGCGACTTCGATGCTCGTATCTTGGTGGAAATCGGAGGCATCCAGTACTGCCTGGGCTCACTGGGGAGCACCGACCTGGTCGAGTTGGCCAGCTATTTCCGCGACGCGGGGAATGCGATCGATCTTTTGTTTCTTGAAGCCAAGGTCGACGGCAGTCTGTGACCGACAACCATCAACACAATTACATCGGAGGTCTCTTGAGCATCAAGATCGAGCGTCGGCTGCGATGGGGCGCTCTGTTCATCGCCATCATGGTCTTGGAAGTGGCGTCGAAGCAATTGACCAAGATTCTCACCAAGGAGATGCGCGACGCCAAGGGTGCTCGTTGCAAGCACTCGTGACGATCGTTTGATCCACAACCAATACAACCGCACCGGAGGTTTTACCATGAACACCTACACCGTCAAGATCACGGGCGACGCACGCTCCATGATGCCGCCCCACTTCCTGAGCACCGTCGAGGAGACCCGGCTGTCCGCTTCGACGGCGGAAGACCTGGAGCAGGTGATTCGGGCACTCGTCGCTGGCTACCAGGCTGGCATGAACCTGCACCTGCCGTTGGAGGACTTCGTGCTGAAGCTGGACGAGAACGGCAACGGCGCCGGCAGCGTCAGGAGCGACAACTGGGAGATCCCCTTCCAGGTCACCCGCGTGGTTCCGGCCGAGCCGGAGTCGGAGACCGTCTGACCAAACGAGGGACGTGCGCATCGTCGCACGTCCCTCGTTTTTGTGATCGCACTGGAGGTTTTCGATATGACCCATGTACGGCGGGAGACTGCGCCCGCACCGACCCCTGACGAGGTCCAGGATGTCCTGGAGAACTCGGGGGCCGGTCAGTATGCGCTGGCTGTCACGGAGCTGGCTACGAGGATCTGGTGGGACCGAGGCGGTGTTGGTAACCCCTACGACATCGCCAACAGCGATCCGACCCCGCGCATCTTCCCGGACCGGCTGAAGGTTCTGCTGGAGGAGATGGTGCACGCCCGTACCTTGCTGCCGGTGTCGGAGAAGTGGAATTATCAGGCACGGAGCGCGATGGTGCCGAATCCCCAACATGGAGCCACCTACTACGGCTTGACCGAGCAGGTGATTGCTGCATGTGAGGTTGGTGAGAAGCGCATGATACGACGCGATGAAGCAATCGCCCTGGTCCGACAGGTGCGCGAGTACTACTCCGAGGTACTCAAAGATGTTGTCACGACGCCGTCGGGTGACATCTCACTGTTGATGAGCATCGAGCAGTTCCGACACTTCTTTGATCTTCCCGATCCCGAGGCCGATGACCACGATGGCTGATGAGGATGACATTCAGTTTCTGGCACCGGCTGTTGCCTCGGCACAGATCGCGGCCGAGCCGCAGATCGTGTCTCTATCTGTCACGGGAGCCACCAGTGACAGACTCGGCTCCTTCTTGGATGTGGTCGAGCATATCGCCCATGCCATGAATCTGAATGTCATCCTTGATGTGCCTGGCTACACTCGTGCATTCTATGGCTGGGAGTGCGACATCTGGAATGGCTGACAACGAGAATCGTTATGTCGATCATATTGCACTCTCCGTGACCTTCACGATGGAGGGACGCGATCTTGACAGCATGTTCGAGAACGCAAAAGTGGAGGCAGCGGCAGTGTTCAATCGCCCCATTGACCGCCTGTACATTATCAGCCATACTCCTGTGCGACCCGCTACGGCGACGAAATTCCGTGCCCACTTGGATGAGCCTTCCTTTGTGGAGACGTGGAAAGTTGACGTAACTATTGGCGTGAAACCTGAAGGGGAAGAATGATGGCTGGACAGCATCGCAGGAATGTCGAAGACCCTGCCGTCGCGATCGGTACTCTTGCACAGGGAATGGTCACCACGGCCGGGCTCGCGTTGTCCGTCTGGTTGCTGTTGAGTAACTACCAGGCTGCGAATCACGGTTTGTACTTCCTCTATACCGTGATTGCGGCGGGGGGTCCTATTCTTGCATTCTTTCTCGGGCGGAAGTTGAAGGGATGGATTTCGGCCTATGAAACGGCACCCCGAGCTGAAGAGAGTTTTGGATTCTTTGGGGAGCGAATTCAGAGTGAAGTCTACGAAGAACACGCGATATCTGCTCTACGCTCCTAATGGAGAGTCTTATACAACCCATGCGTCAACGGATCCACATAGTAAACGTAATTTAGTCGCCTGGATTCGTCGCAATGGATTACCCAACTTTACAGCTTGAAGGAGATCGCAGTGACAACGGTAGCGTCCTGGAAGGACACGCCGGATTACGACGCACTCGTCGAGGAGATCGGTGATCCTCTCGAATGTGTTCGCGATCTTGATCAATTACTCGCCAGCACACAGGTGACCTGGAACCAGTTCTTCGCGGAGCAGTTGGATACCAGCTTCCCGCCGCCGGTCGACGTCGAGCAGCTTTTGGCCCAGTACCCCAATCCGCTCTGGCCGACCGTGCAGAGCATCTGGGACGAGTTGTGGCCACCACCGGAACCCCCGATCGATCTGGGCTTCCTCTCGTTGCCTCTGGAGCTTCAGGAGCACGCCACCCAGATACTGAACATGGCCAAGGACACGCTGCTCGCGTTGCCGTCAGAAGTTACCTCATAACCACTTGCACTGGAGAGTTCGTGAGTTATCAACAAGTAGCCCAAGCCCTGAAGGACGGCGCCGATCCAGCCATGTTGTGCCTGACGTGCCCATGGGATCGCTTCTGTGTGCAGTCACCCACAATGACCCAGGCCGAGTTGGAAGCCAAGATGGATGAGGCTTCCCGGCAGGACGAGGAGCAGGCTCGTACCGCTGAGCTGGAGGGCAAGAGGGTGGGGCTGCCGGTTCGCCTGTTGCTCACCGCCGCGACGATGACGCCCCATGTCACCAAGGCCGAAATGTGCCCGGTGCTGGCCCTAGGTCTGCGGCTGCCCGAGGGCCAGCAGATCGCGGGAGTGCTCAAGCAGTACATGCAGACGTCTCACTGACAAAAAGAAAGAGGATTGATGTCGGCTATTGACGACACGGTCGTATTGTTGCTACACGCGCGGGACAAGATCGAGCAAACCGGTCAGATGATCGAGGCATTCCGGCGAGAACTGGACGAGGCTGGTGCCCTACTCGTTCAGGCCGGAGGTGAGTACTACGGGACATTCGCACAAGGGCTCGTATTGGCGTTGGACACGGCCGAGCAGGCTAAGCAGTCCGCTGGAATTGTGGCTAAGGGAATTACTGATGAGGTCGCACGACTCCAGATGCCTCGATGAGGAGGGGGAAAACTATGAGTGACCGCGACTACTGAGTGAAGACAATGGCTGCCATGATGCGCGCACGACAATACGGTCATCCGTGTCGTGTTAAGAATCATGGCAGCCATTGTGAGGTTTCTCAGCGGCGACTTCTCCGAACCCGTGCACACGAAAAGATCCAGTGGCGAAAGGATATCGACAATGCAGTTCGTGGCGTTCACCGAGATGAATGAGTCGGAGGGTGAAGACTGGCGCTTCTGGCTTCAGCGCGATGGCAACGAGGAGAAGCTGAAGCAACTGAAGGCTCAGCTCGATGAATACGATAAAGAGCATGAAGAATACGAACTGGATATGACTCCTACTGAAAAGTGGGAAGTCGACGTGTTGGTGAAGCACACCACTGGTGGTTATATGCCCTTCGAGAATAAGTGCGTGGGGATTCTTCAGCTTCCTGAGCTTGTTCAGGATCATCCACTGGAAGCCTACTACGGTGGCAAGATCAGGAAATGCTTTGAGGTCTCTGTCGTAGATGATGGAGAGACGGATGCCAATGTCTAGTCCTGAGGTTGAACGTAGGCTGCTCTGTGAGAGGTTGGGTGCCTGGTACTCCGGTCGCGAGGATGGAGACTACTGGGAGGTCGGCCCATACCGCATTCGACGTACATTGAAGGATAAGGACAATGTAGAGCGAGCTGTCTTCTTCGGTGGGCACCGTGTGGAGACATGTGTGGATTTCTTGGAGGCTCTGGAGTACGTGGATCAGCAGATTAATATGAAGGAAGGACATGTCGGCTAGGTATTGGCGCGATACGAATTCGAAGCACGTCATCTATCGAACGAATGACGATGGAAGCGTGGATGTTCGTATGAGAAGTAATGGCTGGAGAATTAAGAAGTCGAAGATATACAAGTTGGCAATTAATCTGATTTCTGACACAACCATGCGAGAAGTCAACAGCAGCGAGTGGAACAAACCAGAGTAAAGGATGTATCAATATGGATGTAGGTGAGGCCGAACACATTCTGAATCTGGAGGGCACCGGCTACTTTAGTCGAGCTTCGTGCACGGGGTGCGACTTCGTCATGAGAGGCCATGCCGACGACATCCAGCGTGCCTTCGACCGACAACACGAGGTGGAGCAGCCCTTCGTCGCCCCACCTCGTGTCGCGCTGCCGGAGGCCGCCGAGGATCCCACCCTAGCCAAGATCGAGCAGCGCATCATCATCCTGCTCACCCACCGAGTGGACTTCCAGACCTCTTCGGCCCTCTACGTGGCCCTGGGGCTCGCCGAGGCGCGCAGCTACCTGTTGGGTGACCACAGCGACCCGAGGGGCTATGTCAGCGTCCTGATGGCCCGCATTACCCACATGAGCAAGCACCAGCGCGAGAAGCTCCGTCACCCTACGCGCACGCGGGTCGAGCAGCATCAGTTGATGGAGGGGTAATGATAATTTGTATACGCGAGGTGCGAGGCGATGATCGTCTTGCTTCTCCTTGTGTGGAATGTGGGCACACTACTGTGGTGCATCCGGGGAAGGTGTCTAATCCTTCCATTGTGGCGTGTGTGATTTGTATGCTCATGCGTCTCCGAGACCCTCAACGTTTTGATGCAGCCACATCATGGGATGAGATTGAAGGGGCACAAGAGTTCGATCCCATCGATCCCCATCCAGGACAGCCGAATTGGCCCATGCCGGGATGGGCGCGACCGGAGGATCGATGAGTACTCCACACTTCCAGACCGGTGGGACAGCGGCGATCGCCGAGCGCTCGTGTGAGGCTTGTCAAGTAGACGACCATGGGCGATGCCAGCGGTATCAGGGCAGCCAACGTGATAATGACCTATGGCATGGGATCCGCAGGATAATGCTTCTTTCGGCGAGCCGTATTATCCCTGGTGTTCTTGTTATGAATATCTGCATGAGCAGCAATACCCAGAATACTACGATGGAGAGCTGGAATAAATGTTCGGCCCACTTTGTGGTAGCACTCACCCTACTGGTACCACGTGTGTGAAACTTCCTGACGGCCATAAATGGTGTCTGGGATGGCATGATGGTGCCATGATCTATTGGGATAATCCGCACTACATACCGGTACCGTCGAAGGTGCGCGAACGCAGTACTCCCCAAAAGACTTTGACGAAGATGGCTGCTCGCGTTGACCCCTCAACGTCGGTGACAGCCCGAGAGATGGCTGTGAAGGGTGCGGAACGCGCGGAGGCGATGTGGACACCGGAACAGCGCCGCGAGGTCTTTGACGCCATCCTGGCGGTCGCCCGAAACCTGAAGCGATTTACTGCTGATGATGTATGGCGGCACTTGGACAACACCGTGCCGATAACGATGGGACTGGCCGCTGTTCTACGACGTGCTGTCGCAGCGGGACATATCCAGCCTACCTCGGACTTCGCCTATTCCACCCGACAGGATCGCACTGATCACGATTACGGTCGGCATCTACGTATATGGCAGTCCACTGACGTGACCTGATGCCTGTGCCAAGCCTGGACTCTCCCGCACAAGAGATAGAAGGAGAGCCGACATTCACCGATGGTGAGCGCGGAAGAATCCAGGAAGGCCGGAGAATGCCTGATAGCACCGACGTGCAACGGCTGCTGGTGGAGGCAGCGAAGGCACCCACATTGCAGGAGACCCAGCGTCTGGTGACGGCTGCGGAGGATCTACGCAGTCAGTTGTACGCCGAGGCCGCAGCAGTACGTGACGTTGAGCTGGGCAATGCCCTGGTACTCGACCATCTACGACCGGTTGCCACCTACGAGCGACACAGCACTGCTACCGACTGGATCGGCGACCTGGTCACCAATTCCGATGCTCGGACCGCTTCTGCACAAGCTCAGGCCCGGGGCACCGTCTGGTTCAACAAGCTGGCCGCTGTGGTTGTGGCCGATGAGGACGAGTTCGTTCAGCAGGCCCTTGGCATGGCTCAGCGCATCGCGGGCCCCCATGGTGAGCAGGCCCCGGTCGTGAAGCAAGCCTTCCTGGATCACGTCGTTGCTCTACGACAGCATGATGCCATGTTGCATGAGGCCATCAATCCAGCTACATTTCCCAGCAATCTCAATGGCACCTATGAAGGAATGCCTGAGGGATATACCACATCGGAACGCGCACCGGTCATCGAGCAGTTGGAAGCGAATGATGGCCCGAACGCGTCACAGAATGTTGTGCCCGTGAATGATCCGGGGCTGGGACAAGTAGACACTCAAGTCGAGCGTATCAACAATACCGATCTCGGCGGCCAGAACCAGCCCACCACCAACACGGCTGACCTTGGTCAGGACAAGCAAGCATCTCGTCGGACAGTGCACAAGGAGAGCGGTATGCAGCAGGCACAGTGCCCGACCTGCGGACACGGTCGTGTGGCCGTGCGGCAGGCTCCGTTGCCCAGCATCGAACAGATCATCCGCCAGGGTGTGTCGGGGCTGGACCAGATCGACCAGACCGTGGATCCCCACGACAACGGTGCGGCGCCCACCCCGTATCCTGCGGACGTTGCTTTTCCCTGGACCATGCAGGAAGGCGCACAACAGCAGACCATCAATCAGGCCGAGCAGCAGATCGCGCAGCGTGAGCAGCAAAAGGGTGCCTCCCGGCGCATGTCCAAGCAGGAGGCCGCCAACTACGCCGCCCAGGAGGCGTACCGACAGGTGATGGCCGGTTACGACGCTTCTGGTTGGGCTGGCGACATGGGCGCCACACCGCCCGGTCCAGGCCAGCAGGATGGTGGCCCTGGTGCCGGCCCGGCGGTGAACCTGGGCTTCCCCGATCCGGTGTATGGCGAGGGCGGCGACAACGGCAATCAGCCGATGCGGCCTTACGGCCAGGACGAGGCGAACGACTACACCAACAACCAGGGCATGAACTACACCCCTGGTCAGCCCACCCAGTACGACACCCCCATCCAGACCTCCAATGCTCCGGCTGGTGGTGGCGCACCGGGCTTCCCGAATCCCCCGATCAACAACGGTGCCCAGCAGAAGAAGTCCTCGGTGGATACCGACCCCGAGCTTCAGAAGGCCCTGGCTTTCGTGCGGCAGCGTCGGGCTTTCCTGGAAGCCAGCTAAGTGGCAACGCACTGGGTCTTCCAGATTCCACAGCGCCATGTTGAGCGAGAACTAGTCGCCGCTCATGGTGATGGCTTCGCCACGTTCGCCGAAGGCGTGGCGAAGGGGCTCGGCACCAAGACCTTCCTGATCTGGCAGACAGTCGTGGTCATCCTCTGGATCACGCTGAACCTTGTCGGTCTCACCGTCTGGCACTGGGATCCCTATCCTTTTATCTTGCTTAATCTTGGTTTCTCGACCCAGGCAGCGTACGCGGCACCCTTTATCATGTTTGTAGGCAATCGCCAGGAGAAGCGGGCGAAGATTCGGGCTGACATCGAGTTCGAGAATGATCTGCGCAATCGTGTATATATCACGGCCCTCTGCCATAAGTTGGGTGTGTCAGTAGAGGAATTGGAGAACGTGGTGCAGCAGGAGTTGACGTCGGTACGGGATCAAGAGGTCCAGGCCGACATGACAGCTCAGCCTCGGCACAAAGCCATCGTGGACTCCGCCAGCACCGACATTCAAAGCGCTGTCCAGGAGAAGACGGATAATGGGGCGACCTAAAAAGCCTCCTAAAAAGATCAAACGCCTGGAAAAACCAGCTACGACGGAGTATCAGCGGGAACAAGCAAATGAAATAGGCGGAGTGCGCGTTAGCAAGGCTGAGGCGCGGCGGCGAGAGAAAGATAAGAAGAAGAAAGATGATGATGCGGACACCGAAAAGGGATAGGTAAATGAACTTCCTGGCAGCGGCGATTCACTTGGCTGATGGTCTGTCCAGCGACATGAGCATGGATCCCGCCATGCAGGATGCCGCCCTACCCACGACCCGCACCTGGACACAACCGGAGCCAGAGACCGACGAGCTGGATCCCGCCGCGCCGGGAGGTCCGTCACCGTACAACGGGGTCGAACCCTTTGGTCATCCAGTCACCACCGATCAGGAGTGGCTCGATCCCAATGGCCGCAAGCCCCGTCGGTACGAGACGATGCCGCACATCAAGGGACCGGACGAGGACGTGGCCACCCTGCACGCTGCCACGTTGCACTCAGCTCGGCGCAACTCCTACGAGGACAAGGCGGTGCGCTATGCCCGACGTAGCTGAGTCCGTTTCCGAGGAAGTCTGGGTTGCGACGCAACAAAGGATCGCTGAAATCCTACGGACTCATCAGTTTGATGAAAGTCGCCTCGATGGTTACTGCTTCTGCGGTAATCCGATGGGTGATCAGGACGAACATCAAGCTGACGCTCTGATCCAGGATGGCATCGTCCCGCTGGAGAGGTCGTCCCATGGCTGATGCGATAGGCGTCCGCAGGCTGACGAGGGACAACTTCCATGCTGTCGGTCGGTGGGCTCAGTCCGACGACTACTGGCCCCTGCACGCACCACGACCGGCTTTGTTCTGGTGGTCCGCACCACACGCAGTTCGTCGAGCCCATCTCGGTGACATCATCGTTAAATGCGGCACATATGTGCTCATCCTTCATAGGAGGACCCGTGACTGATCTCTGGGTGGAGGCGTCGCGGGACGTCGAAGCCGAAGTGTTCGCGACCCGTATGGCGTACGCCAAGGTGGCGTCGGCATCCCTCTGGCCCTTCTTGGCCAGTGCCCAGAGTGACGGGGAGTTCAACCACCGGCTGGCGTTGTCCTACGAGACCCTCGCGGCCCGGGTTGAACCGGAACTCGTGGACTCCCTGGTGGCCTCCCTGCGGGAGGATTACCAGTCACTGCGGCCGTCCACAGCAGCGTCCACAGGAGTAGGGCCACTGACGCCCGGCAGTACGCCCCACAGCCCCCAGTTCACGGTGACGTCCTCGTCGAACGTGACTCTCACCGATCCCGTGATGCAGATGTGGCATGTGGGTTCGCAGAAATGGGTGCAGATCGTCGCAGCCGCCCAAGAATCTCCGCAGAACCCCAATTACATTCCAGCCCTGGAGGCCGGACCGGAAACTGGAGAAACAGGAACATTCCCACAAGAAGTGAATGGACCTGATCCCTGGAATCCCATTAACGGCAATCTGCCCTTGCCTCCCAGTAATGTCATCCCGCCGGCCAATCGTTTCCCGGCACAGCCACAGCAGTGGTCAGTGCCACCCAACGCCGGTTGGGTAGAGAACCCCATGCAGTTCGGGCCGTACCGGTCTGCCCAGCTCAGCACCCATGCGGACGCCAACACTAACCCAGTTCAGCAGATGCAGTCGGGGCCCCTCTCGTACACTGACGAGGGAGTAGAGACGGGGACCGGGCAGAACCCGTATTACTTCGGCCAGGGTGATGAGGGACTCCAGAGCCAGGATGGTGGATTCCCGCCGGATCCTTCTCTGGCCGAGCCCAACGAGCGGGTGGACATGTACCAGAATGCCCAGCCGAATGCCCAGTACATGGGCTATGAGCAGGGGTACATGGCTGCTCTCCACCAGGCCAATCAGTACATCCACCCGGCCGAGGGTGGTGGGTTCAACGTCGTGCAGAAGGGCACTGGCAAGGTGTTGAGCCACCACGACTCCCAGGAGGACGCCGAGGCCAGCTTCCGGGCGATGGAGTGGCACAAGCACCAGGGTGTCCAGCAGGCGCCGGTCCAGTTCTTCGATGCGACCCTGCACCGCACCGCTGACCAGGGTATGGACAGCGGAAACCAGATGGCCGGTAACCCGTACATGACCTCGGGTAATCAGCTCGCCCCGGCCAATCCAGTGCAGGCACCGCCAGCGATGCAGCAGGGTGGCCCGGGAGCCGAGGCGATGCCACCGATGGGCGCAGGAGGTCCTACACCGGGTCAGAACTCTCCCGGTGGTATGGGGCCCTCCGATCCTGGTGGGAGCGACGTAGCAGCCAAGACAGGGGTCGCTATCACCCATCTGAGTGCCGGACCCCCACCACGAGGTGGCTGGCTGCCCCGCGTCACGGCCCGGCAGTACCTGCGGCAGGTAGAAGCCGATGAGTACCGGGGTCGCCCCACCCGGGAGGACCCTACGGGTGCTGGTGACGACTACACGGCCAGGACGTGGGAGAACCAGCTCAACCAGAGCCCACGTCAGGACACCGAGGACCGTGGTGCCAACACACCGCAGCGTCCGCAGGAGCCGATCCCGACGATCTCCTCGTCGGATCGGCAACCAGCCCAGAACGATGATGAAATGGACGAAAGGGACAGAGAGCGAGAGGCATCCCTGAACGTCTACAGTGGAATAGGACAAAACGGACCACCCTATCTGACCAGGGATTCGTGGCAGACTTCCCCCCAGGGCGGCGCGGCGCAAAACTCGCTTTTGAAGATCATCAATGCTTCGGTTTCTCGCGCATTGGTTCAGACCAGAGGGGCACGTTGATGTCCGCTCTCTCACTTCCTCCACCGACCCCCATCCTGTGTCTGGGATGTGGTGCCACCGGTTCGGTGGATCGAGTCACAGCCCACCTGCAATGCCAGTGTGGCTCGACCGACCTGGACCTGTACACCGCGTCGCCCGAGCAGCAGGCCCACATTGCCGCCCTACGTCCTCCCCAGCGTCCTGGCTCGGTTTCTAAGCCAGTTCCCTTCGCTCAGTGGATGACAGGCCGTGTGGCGATCAATGAAGGGCCACAGCAGCAGCGTCGGTCTCCCGTCGGTACCGAGATTCCCGGCTGGAACGAGTACGCCGGACCCAAAGCGTCCCCGAACTCGATGCAGAACGGCATCGGCACCCCGTACGTCTGCCCGGTGTGTCATGGCACCGGCTTTGACCTCCAGGACGGCGGCACATGCCGGATGTGTGGTGGCGCGAAGATCATCACGCCGAACGCGGACGAACACCAGGAAGTACCGGCGGTAGCTCGGCATGACTATCCGTCCAATCAGACACAGGTGCCCTTCCTGGGTAAGCGCAAGTCAAAGAAGACCACCACGAACAACACCACGACGAAGCAGAACTCCAATCCGCTGGCGACGCTCGTGGCCACCATCCAGCACAGTAATCCAGGACTGTCCCGTGCCGCAGCGCTAGATCTGGCGCAACGCACGCTGCACTATGCGGGGAGCCGCTGACCCATGAGCATTCTGCGTGAGGGACGCTTGGCCACCTATATCGGCGAGGGTGATGACTTCGGTGCGCAAGTCGAGGTGCTCTCACTGGAGAACCGCGCGGCGTGGGGGAGATTCGTGACCGGCGCACGCACCGGAGAGATCGAGCTGATCGAGGACCTCGATCTCACGCCGGCCGAGCCACGCTCACGTTATGCCAGGCTCGACCCTGTTGTGGTTCCCGTTTCACCCGTGAGCGCCCCTGTGGTGGTCATAGCGGCCCGGGATGACCTGGACGACTCCTTGGACGTTGGGTTGCCCTTGCGGGTGGGTGTAGCTCAGGTACAGCACACGCAAGGCACTCTGGGTGTACTGACCATGCTGGCCACTCGGGGGGATCTCCAACGGTTGTCCACTGTCGTGGACGAGGCGTTCATGGTGGTGGCCAACCGCATCCGCCAGGATCCCAATGTCCGCACCGTCATCGCACAGCTCGACGACGAGGATGCCGAGAACCTGGTGCAGATGGCATCGTTGACGTTGTTGCACTCGGCCTTCGGAGAGCAGCGACAGTGACGTTGATGCTGCATGTCGCCACGTCAGTCGAGGATCACGTCGACCGACTGGTAGCGGGGACCGATCTGGAAGGCAATGAGAGTATGCGTAAGCACATTGCCAAGGTCGTCGCGACTGTGCCTGAGCAGCATCTGGCGACATTGGGCAGCATCTCTATCAAGCCAGACAAGGACCCTAATACGCGCGGTCGATACCGGAGCCGTGGCTATTCGGCCCGTACCAAGCAACCCGTTCCCGCATCTATCACCTTCACGCCGCATGTGGTGAACGATGAGAAGGGGTACCACTCAGAGATTCGCGACTCTGAGAAGAAAGGTTGGCTGCGACGGACAGGTTTGCCAGGCGTGCAGGCGACCTTGCATCATGAAGTAGGTCATCATCTCTATGATGCTATGAATCAAAAGCAGCATGATGCCATGTGGACTGAGGTTGGGGCACAACCAGAGTTCAAGCCACCCAATACTCGTAGTGCCCAACCCATTGGTCCGCGCTTCATTCGTAGTAATCGATCCAATATGGTCAATCAAGTCGGTGTATATGGCGCATACAATGAACGTGAAGCTGCATCTGAACTGTATGCGCAGCATCACGGGAAGTATCCCACTGAGGCATCACACATTGCATTTCGCCATATGACGGGAGGGACCGATGAAGATCCCGGGGCCTCGTGAAGTCGGTGCGGTACTCGCTGGAGTATTGAGCGAACCGCCCTCGCTTGCTCGTGATCGTGCGCTGGCCATCCTGAGTGGAGAGGCACACACGGCAGCCACTATCCCAGCCGGTTGGGAAGGCGCGCAGGGACCGTTCCGTAGTGACTACAACGAGCCGCATGTCTACGCTCGTGACATTCATTCCGGCGCCGGTAACTGTGTCTGCGGTGCTGGATTGCAAGAGCGAGTTCATCTCCAAGCAGCTCCGGGTGTAGAGATACCTGACAGAATGCGCACCACAGCATTCCCTACGAGGGAGTGCGATAACTGCGGCGGTAGGATGTCACCTCGGTGGCCACGTACCAGACTCGATGATGGACGAATGGTGTGCCCCATGTGCGCTCAGAACGGGCCGCGTACCGCTGTGATCATGCCTAAGGAGTGGCTGAATTGGGCACGACAGCCGCGACTCGCGGGCCTCTCTCCTCACGATCGTGAATGGCATCACGGGTGGGATCTGGGATATGACCACGGTCGTGCCAGCGAGCCAGATCTCAGTGAGAGGGATCGAGCGTTTCACCGCTCGGCGCACAAAGAGCAGTTCTCCCAGGGATACTCTCATGGACTGCATTCCGGTCTGGATCAGACGACATCTTCGTCCACCACATCCGTGGTCGCCGTGCGGGATGACGGACAACTGCGGGTGCTGGCTCATGACTCTGGTTCGGTGGAGGTCATCTACCACTGCTTCGCAGGAGAGACGCGCTATCTCACCAAGGAGGGCACGAAGACCTTCGCTGAGACTGCGGGCACCGTTCAAGAAGTGTTGACCTCTGCGGGTATTGCCAATGACCGTGGTCGGTGGGCGGAAGCCATCATCCATAGCTTCGGTCCGCAGCCAGTCATGACAGTGCGACTACGTCGCAACAAGGTTGTTAAAACCATTCGCGCCACACATAACCACGAATGGAACATTTTGGGTCGTAATAAGGCCCATCGTGTGGTGACCACTCAGGATCTGAAGCCTGGTATGCGGATGGCCCACCTGCGAGCGCGGGGATACTTCTATGAGCCTGAGCATGAGGCTATTCGCATGGGCTTCGTCTTCGGTGATGGCGCTATTCTGCAACGTCCCCAACAGACATATGGTGTGGCAGTTCTCTGGGGGCCGAAGCGAGATCTGGCCAAATACTTTGATGAAGTATGTACGACCGCCCCCCGGGAACGCACCACGATCAATGATGTACCGGGACTGGCATACACCTCCGGCATGGTGGGCTACACCAAAACACTGCCCCCGTTGACGGCACCACTGGAGTACCTGCACGGCTGGTTGATGGGATACTTCGCCGCTGACGGCTCGGTCACTAAGACCAACATCAGCATGACGTCTTCAGTGCTGGAGAACCTTCAGCACGTGCGGGATGTAGCTATCCTATTGGGTATCGGTACTTATTCCATTACCTCGAAGTGGCGCACTGGGTTTGGTGTGACCTCGCAGATCCACACACTCGGTTTTTCGGGTAAGGACATGGGTACGTCATTCTTCTTGCGGCATGACCATCAGGATGCCTACGACCTGCGTGACGAACGAGGCACCAATGACCGTGAGCGTTTCGGGTGGACAGTCGATGCCATTGAGGACACTGGTGAGGTCACCCCCGTCTACTGCGCTCGCGTACCGGAGACCGGCACCTTCGTGCTGGAAGACAACATCTGGACCCGAAACTGTCCCTTCTGTGGTTCTGGTCAGGTGATCGCGCGTTCGGATGGCACTGTCATGTGCGAGTTCTGCAACTCTTCCTTCACCGTGCAGGTGCAGCCGGAGTTCTCGGCGTTCCCCCAGACCGTCGATGGTCAGCCGGTACAGATTCCTGGTCTGCCACCCGACTCCAACCAGGACGCGGGTGGTCTGCCTCCTGATGAGGGTGCACCAGGCGACCCCACGGCCGAGGACAACGTGCCGAACGATGCTGAGGAGAACGGCCCGCCCGAGGACGGCGACAACACCGAGGACGAGCCCATCGACTCCGGCGGCAATCCCTTGTTTAACAAGCACTCCTACCGCACCGCTTCGGGTCATGCCCTGTCCGAACTGGAGTATGTTCGTCATCTTGCCTTGAAGATCACTCCCGACCGGAAGAATGTGCTCGCACGTATCCGGTTGGAGAGAGCAGCAGGTGACTGATGTTCGGTGCACACCGTCATGTCCCGATGATCGACGTGGTCTTCAGCGCACGACCTGATCTGACCGGACAGACCGTCTATCGACACGTGGAGTACAACAACACGGCGGTGGTGTTCGGGAGTTGGGTGAACCGTCCAGATGGCACTGTGGCGTTCCGGTTCTGGCCGGCGGATTTCCGGCCGGTGGGGTGGCGGGACCGGGTGTGGATGTGGTGGACCGGTTCACCCACACCACGTGGCAGATGGGCCTATCCGATCAAGCCTGAACCACCACGGGAGGAATGATCTGTGACCGACCCAGGATTTCAGGTCAATGACCGACGTCGCACCACGAGGACGTCGGGCCTTGTCGTGGGCGGCTCCGTGGACGACGCCAAGGAATATGCCCGTCGCATGGGTCGGATGCCGCGCGAGGGCGTCACCTACACCGGCATGGGTGATACCAACCCCTACTCACGCCAGTTCTCCCGCAACCGCTCCGAGGAGCAGGTTGTCGAGGAGATGCGCCTGAACCGGCGGGTCGCCTCACGTCGTACCGCGACGGCTGGTGGGACCACTGGGATTCCTGGTGGCGGGATGGCAGGGAATAACGTCAGCTTCGCTACGGGTCGACCACGTGACCCGATGTTTTACTGGCGGCAATCGAACATTCCTTATGACGTCACCAAAGACGACGAGCTCAAGAAGATTCGTGAGTTTTGCAATACGCCAGAAGCTCCGATCTGGATGGGCGACTATTCATTCAAGCCCATCAGTGAGGTGCAGTCGGGTGATGAGGTAATTGGTTGGCAGTACAACACTGGTCCGAGTGGTGGTCAGCGTAAGAAGCTTGTGCGTACCAAGGTGCTCGCTGTGAAGCGTCGCGTCGCACCCCAGGTCGTGCGTATCACGATGGAGTCAGGCAAGGTCATTCGTTGTACCCCCGATCATCAGTGGGCGAATTACTCGTACTCACCCACTCAGAGGGAGGTACTCGATCGTCGTATCATGAAGGCGACGGGACAACCGCGCAATAAGCCGATTGCGTGGAAACAACCTGAGTACAGGGCTGCACAAGTGGGCGGTTATCTCACGTCTTTCATTGAACCCACGCCCGAGTTGACGGATGACAAGCAACGCATGGCTGCCATGTGGCTAGCGGGATTGTATGACGGCGAAGGCTGCGGCAATGAGCTAGGACAAAGCGCGACCCACAATCCAGCAGTATGTCAGCGTATCAAGGATTCATTGGAAACACTGGGTCTGCCGTGGACTCAACAACCGAATGCTATCTACATTCGAGAAGCTGGACAAGGATATCGTTGGGGTGCACACCAGGATATGGTGAACTTCCTCAACTGGACTGAGCCGACCCGCAAGACCACCAAGCAGAATGATGCTGCGATCCTGGTGCGCCCTAGTGGTGGCAAGGACCGTGTCGTGTCCATCGAGTCCGAGGGCCCTGGTGAAGTCGTCTCCATGCAGACGGAGACGGGCAATTACGTGGCATGGGGCTATGCCTCAAAGAACTGTAGACTGTTATACCTGACTCACCCGGTGATCGCGGCGTGTACCGACATCTTCACCAAGTTTCCATTGCAAGGCATGGAGCTGGAATGCAAGGACGACCAGCTCAAGGATTTCTACGAGACATTGTTTTTCGACCAACTCGACTACCCCAACTACCTGAAGGACCTGGGCCGCGAGTACTGGTTGGTCGGTGAGGCATGGCCACTCGGGTCGTTCAACGAGATCCTGGGTGTCTGGGAGGACGAGGAGCTTCTCAATCCCGATGACGTTCAGGTGGAACGGTCACCGTTCTTGCGCGACCCGCGCTTCCTGATCAAGCTGCCGGAGACGCTGCGGCGTGTGCTGCAACAGCGCTCGCCTGCGTGGGAATACGACAAGCTGATGAGGGCGTACCCCGAGCTGGCTGCCTATGCCGGGGACGATGCTCTGATGCCAGTGAGCAACATCCTGCTGAAGCAGTTGCGTTTCAAGGGCGACACGTTCCACAAGCGCGGCATTCCTATCCTCATGCGCGGCTTTCGGGCCATCGTGCAGGAAGAGATGCTGAACACCGCGCTGGATGCCATCGCCGACCGCTTGTATACCCCGCTGATCCTGGCCAAGTTGGGTGCATCCGCTACAGACCTGGGTACCGACATGCCCTGGGTGCCCACCCAGCTCGACCTGGAGAACTTCGAAGAGGCTGTCGATGCCGCCCTGGCCGGAGACTTCCGGGTCATCACCCATCACTTCGCCACCGACATGGCGCCCGTTTTCGGTCGAGAGAACATGCCTGACCTCTCTGCCGACTTCGATCGCGTGCTTGATCGCATCCTCATGGTATATGGCATTTCTCGCACGATGCTCAACGGCGCAGAACAAGGCGAAACCTATGCGGCCGACGCTCTGAATCGGGATATGGTCAGCCAGACTCTGGCTGACTACCAGGCTCTGATCAAGGACTTCTTCCGTGATCGCGCCCTGGTAGTAGCCGAAGCACAGGAACATTTTGACTATGACGTACGCGGTGGCAAGCGCTACGTGAAGATGGAAGAAGTCATTGTTCCGGACGAGGAAACCGGCGAAGAGAAAATCATCGAACAGCCAGCCCTGTTGGTGCCCGAGCTGACGTTCAAGACCATGACTCTGGCCGATCAGCAAGAGGAACGCCAGTTCATGGAGGCATTGAACCAAGCAGGCGTGCCGGTGCCCTACACGCGGCGGCTCACGGGAACCGGTTTGGACTTCGACGACATCATTGAGCAGCGGCAGTCCGAACAGGTCGCGTTGGCCGTGGCCGAGCAGGAGACGCGCCGGGAGACCTTCAAGGCCCTGCGTGATGCTGGGCTGCCTATCCCCGCCGACCTGGCGCAGGACTTCCAGCCGAAGTCCATCCCAGCTGGACAGCCAGCGATGCCCGAGGCGCTGCCTGGCCAGGATGCGGCCATCCCCACGTTGGGTGCCCTACCTCCCGATCTGCCGGCCCTGGCGCCCAGCATGGAGGATCAACAGCAGACCGACGAGGAAGACGCCAGTGGGCCACCTGGGGCGGCGAATCCACTAGGCCAGGTCATCATGATGCCGAATGCCAACATGCCCCAGCCGGGAGACCAACGGCCGCCGGAGTCCGACGAACAGCGTGGCCGGATGCCTAAGCCCGCGAAGCGCAAGGATGAGCTGGATCCCTACGATCAGTTCCGCGCGCGGCATTTCGGTCAGGTGAAGCAGGCAGCGCGAGAGTATTTCACAGCGCCTGACAATTCCGAAGAAGTCTCGCCCTCGCAGTACTATCCTTCGGGGAGGTTCGGCGATCCGCGTCATATCGGAATGCGTGCCTATGTGGATGTGCCCGAGGAATATCGTGTGCCAGACGAAGACGCATCGTGAGGATATGACATGTCGCATTTGGTGAAGACCTTGGTTAAAGGACTGGAGTTGCCGGATGGCAACCTCTATCCCAATATCAATACGACGGTGACGCTTACCGATGAGCAGTTCGCCACTCTCAACGCCAGTGACTTTGTGTCCGACCTACAAGACCTTGGTGTGGCTTTCACCGCTATCACGGTCACTGCCTCCCCCTTCACCTATACCGTGGCGGCCTCGGGTACTCTCCTGATTAATCCCAGCGGAGCAACGATCTCGGCGTTGACCTGGAACACACTCACGGTGCCCCCTGCCACTGCCCTGCTTCCTGTGTTGGCCAACGATGTACTGGTCGTGACTTACACAGGTGGCACTCCGTTGATGAACATTCGTAATCAGAGCTGAGCATGGCACATATTGTCAAGACGTTGGTTCCCGGTATTTCGCTGACGGACGGTAAGTTTTATCCGTCGGCGAATGCTGTAGTCACTCTGACGGACGCTCAGTATGCGCAATTGTCGCCGAGCGTATTCTACGACAACATCTTGTTGGATTTGGGTACCGGTACGACCGTCAGCACGGTACCAGTTGGTCTTCCAACGACATCAACGCAGGGTTCAGGAACACTATCTACTGGCAACGTGGCGGCAGCGGGGACCGTAGTGACCCCCATGACACAATGGACGATGGTGCATAATCTGGGGTTTTATCCAGCAGCGTTGTGCTGTCTCGATACGCAAGGAAATATCATGTGGCCCAGCTCAATCGACTGGCCAGATCTCAACACGATGACGGCTGGTTGGTCACAGCTAGAATCTGGTTCGTGGAAGGTGTCCTGACATGATGAAGTTTGATGGACCAGTCAACTACAATAATCAGAGTCTAGTGCAGGCTTTGGCTGAACTATTGTCGGTAGATCCGTCCACGCCCATAGAGGGCCGCTTCTGGTACGACACGACGAACCACTTGTACAAGTGGTTCAACGGTTCGACGAATATCAACCCGCTGGCTCGTACGAGTCACTCGGGGACGCAGACGTCGGCGACGATCTCGGATCTGGCTGCCGTGGTGCAAGCGTACCGGCTATCTCAGTTCGCCGCGCCGAACGCCAGCGTGCCGATGGGTGCGCAACAGTTCTCCGGGCTGGCCACTGCCAACGCATCCGGGCAGGCAGTGGAGTACGCCCAGTTCCAGACGGCGCTCGCTGCTGTCCAGTCAGGGATGGACTTCAAGCAGCACGTCAGCATCATCGCGTTGGCGAACGTAACGACATCGAGCCCCGGCGCCACGATCAACGGTCGGACGATGGTGGCCGGCGATCGTGTACTGCTGGCAGCGCAGACGACGACGTCTCAGAACGGCCTGTGGACGTGGAGCGGTGCCGCCAGTGCGCTCACACGGCCCGCTGACGCCCCGACAGGTGCGACGGCTGCCGTGGTGGCCGGCACGATCGTGGAGGGCTACAACGCCACGGTCAGGACTCTGTACATGCAGACGTCTCTGGGAACCGGTACGAACGGCGCGATCGTGGTGGACACGGATGCGCAGACGTGGACGCAGCCGTTCACCGGCACCACATATACGGCGGGCAACGGTCTGCAATTGATCGGATCAGTGTTCTCGGCACTGTTGCAGTCCGGCTCGCTGCTGTTGTCATCGGGATCCGGACTGGCGGTGGACAGTTCGAAGGTCCTTCAAAAGGTAACCGGAGTTGTGCCGACAGCCACGTCAGGAATCTTCACGATCTCGGGTAGCACGGTGACGATCAATCACGGTCTGAACAACCAGGATGCTGATTTGTCATTGCGGTTCGGCAGTTCGCCGGGCGCAGGAAACACGACCGGTTCCAAATTGTATGTCGATCACGCACCGGTCGACGCGAACAATTTGACGTTCACCTTGTCCGCTGCTCCGGCTGCGAACCAGTATCGCGTGATGGTCAGCGGCTGATGGGTGGCCCTTTGTGGCGGCAACCTGTGCGGTTGGACGCTGATCCCACCGCCTTGTCCTCGATCGCGACGAAGAACTATACGGATGGCCTGGGTGCCAGATGGGTGCCGGTCGCCGGTCGAGCGACAGTGGCGAATGAGAACACCAATTTCGCCAATGCAGGTTTGCAGTGGGCTACAGCCGCCCGGTACGGCCGCACGGTGCATCGGGTGATGGTGGGTGGCGCGAAGCAGATCCGACTGGAGTACGCGAACTGGGGCTGCCAGAACGGTGACTCGACCGCCGCTGTGGGCGGAACGTTGTCGTTGAGCGCGCGACCATTTGAGGTGGCAAACCCCAATTCGGTGCAGTTTCGGGCGTCGATCGAGTATCCGGCGGGTGTATGGCGACAGACGGCTGGCAGCACGGCGTGGTCTTCGGCGACCGCCTATGCGATCGGGGACCAGGTCACCTCCAATGGCTCGACGTGGGTGTCGATCCAGGCCGGCACGAATCAGACCCCGGCCAGTGGTTCGGTTTTCTGGCAACAGTCACTGCGATACCTGGTGCACTGGGATGGCGAGGACACGACTCGCGCGGTGATATGTGCGGGTGGGACGATGGTGCAGTCGGTGCCGATAGCCGTTCCCACATTGCGATCCGGCACCTATCTTGCGGTGAACTCGATGGTGCTGACGGGATCAGCAACGAACAAGTTCACGGTTGGTGACATCTCCCGGTCGAAGGACTTCGCAGTCGACTACGCCACAACACCGCCGACCGCTGGTTCCGCGACAGACCCGGTTGATTCGGGGGTGACGACACAGACCTCGGCAACAGCCGGCACGCCAATCCCGATGCCGTTGATGGTGTCGGGGATCGCGTCGTCCAACACGGCGGTCGCGGTGATTGGTGACTCGATCGTGTACGGCTTGCAAGACACCGACACGGCGTGGGGTTTCCAGCGCGGTTATGCGGCGGCGGCGATGGAGGACACTCAGACATCCTGGCTGCGGGCTGCACAGTCTGGTTCGGAGGCAAGCCAGTATTTACCAGCGAATTCACCACTGCGGCTGTCGGTGATCAGTCGGTGTACGGCGGCATTCGTGAATCTCGGGGTCAACGACATCACTGACCAAGCCGGTGTGACGGCTACGGTGCAGGCGAATCTGGTGGCCTTGTGGACGGCGCTGGATCAGCTCGGCTTGCAAGTATGGCAGTCCACGATCATGCCTTCTACCACGTCGACTGATAGTTGGGCCACCAAAGCGAACCAGACAGTGCAGGGCGCATTCGACACGAGCCGACAGGCGATTAACTCGTGGCTGCGTACCGGGGCGACCTGGACGATCCTGGGGCAGTCCATTTCGATGGGTAACCCATTGCATCCACTGACCGGTGTGGTGGATCTGTCCTTGTGGACGGAAGACCCTACCGATTCGTCGCGGTGGCTATCGAATGGCACCGCGAGCTACTGGACGTTGGACGGTACGCATCCGTCCCCGGCGGCGTATGCATCGCTGGCCAGCCAGTTGATGCTCTTCGTGCGAAAGATGGCGTCCCTAGGCAGCCCCTACCCGTTTGCTGGGGCCCAGGTGGATGCGGTGCCAGCGCTGTTCTTCAACGGCCTGGTGTCTCTAGGTGGTGCGCAAGACGGATTCGTCTACGGTGACCTGCTGTCGTCGATGCCCCGCAAGGACGCCATATCGATGCTGGACACGGCGAAGTCGGGGAACTCGAACGTGCTGACGACGCAGGCAGCCTCCACCACGAGGACGTACTACACCTGGTTGGGGACGCCGGGGATTCCACAAAAGGTGTCGACCATCAAGATTTGTCTGGGTTCGACGACATCGGCGTCAGCAACCAATGCCACGGCAGTCACGGTGGGTCTCTATGTGGGTCCATCGAATGTATCTCTGACCCAGGTTGCGACGGGGACGGTCAGCACTCCGACGACAACCGGCGAAAAAGATGTGGCGTTGTCGAACTCGGTCACCATCAAGAATGGCCAGTACGCAGTGGTGATGGTGGCGGTCACCCTCGGTGTGACGGCAGGTCAGGTGCTGTGCGCGAATGTCGCCGGATCCACTTTTGCTGGTGTCGCTACTCCAGCCGGACAGACCAGCTCCGGCTATGCGTTGCCGTCCGGTGCACTGCCGACTGGCACAATCAGTCTGGGTGGCTATCAACCCTTGCAGCAGAAGTTCTGGGCGGCACTCGCATAGCTGTTCTGTCCTGCGTGGCGCAGAGAGCGCCTCTGGTAAGGAGTGAAGGAGGCAATCATGGGGCTGGGATATCGTCACGCAAGTTTGCACGAAACAATGGCAGTACGCAGGCTAGCCATGGATACGTCGGTCTTCCACGTGTTCAAGGAAGGCCAGCAGGTGATGACCATTGACGGTGTGCCCGGCACCGTGACGGCCGTGCAGGATGGTCCGGTCGCGGGCAACGAGAACTACGACGTCACCCTGATCAATGGTCTGGGCGGCGGTCAGTACACGGCCAGCCAGCTCACCTCGATGGGTACTCCTACGGTGGCCTCGGAACACCACCTGGCGTCGGATGACTACGAGGAGCTGCGAGACATCCTCGTACAACGTCCTCCGATCGAACGAGAAGCTACGGCAGGGCGTCCCAACGAGGATGAGCCGCATGACTCTACGTCTCTGACGGATCCCTTCGCCTGGGCGCCGGACGAGGAGGACTTCCAGGCCCCCGATCTGTCTCGGCAGCTTCCTCAAGGCGGCTACCACCAGCCCAACTCAGGTCCGGTACAGATGCCTGCCTACGTCGATCCGGAATGGAAGAATCACTAATGAAGTATTGGTCATCCTTTACGACCAATCAGCTTCATGAGGGTCGCATAGGATATGAAGCATATGGCGCCTATACAAATATGAAGACTTTCGACGGCCGCGACATGCCTCCGTGGGACAAGTTGCCTGATCGGACGCAGAATGCCTGGACAACCGCTGCGCAGGCACTCAAAGAGCAGTTCGCTCCCGACCCGGTAGACGAGTAGGAGTGGTTGTGTGGCATCCGTCCGATCGGCTCTACGCCACCGCTGAGGTCGCTGAGGGCGATCGCAACCCCAGCGGGGTGAAGCCGTTGACCTCGGATCTGCCCGAGCAACAGTTCGAGGGTGATGGCGGGCCGCCACCGTGCCCCTACTGTGGCCACCCCGAGTTCAAGGAGTTGCCGTCCAACGGCCGGGCCGATCGCGCCCAATGTGCCCAGTGTGGTGGCATGGTCTACTCGGTCAACGGCAGTCAGTGGCAACCTGAGCTGATCGGTGATCCTTCCAATCACCCCTCCAGCGCAGCGGACCCCGCGTCCGGTGGTGTGGGTGGTGCGGCGAACTCCGAGGTCCTGATGAACCAGGGACCTGTGCGGACGCACGACGATTCTCAGCTCCGCAACTCGTTGAGTTCACTGGTGAAGACGGCCGACGATGATCAGTGTCCGCGTTGCTCCGGCGACATGACCGACACAGCGCCGGATCGTTGCTTGGACTGTGGCTATACCCAACCGACTCGTGTCTCGGACAATCCTCCGCAACATTCTGGACAACGTGTCGCCCTACTGCATACCGCATTGTCCTGGGATGAGATTGGGGATCGGCATCCCCACGTCTACGGCGACTCCGAGATCCATGGGGATGCCGCTGACGGGGCAGATGGCCCAGGCATCGGATCGGCCGCCAATTACCTAGCCCACGAGACACCAGAGGATCCGGATGGGGAAGGGCACTCCGAACACGAGCTGGAGTTCCGCGCGAGGACGGTGCACCCGCGCCACATCGACTACAGCCCCAGCGGTTCGGATGACTACCGGGTGAAGCGCGCCCGTGAGGGCTATCAGACCCAGCCGGAGATGATGCCGCCGCTGGTGTTGGTCAAGCGCCACAACGTATATCAGGTGGCCGATGGTCACCACCGGGCCGAGGCCGCTGCTTCGCTGAACCAGCCGGTGCGGGCCTACATCGCGGACTCTCCCTATCCCGATACACCTTTCCGGGACGGCGAGATCGGTCCCTTCCACCACGCCGAGCCGATCGAGGCCGAACACCACACGGCAGCGAAACCACGACCAAGCAAGAGCTTTCCCAATGGAAAGCGTCACGGCATCGAGATTACTGACGGTGCCTACCCAGACGAGTCAGGCATTGTTCAGTGTGACAACTGCGGTAAATACCACTCTGCTACGTACGACCATGAAGGCCAGCACCACGAGGGGCCCATCCATGCGGTGACGTGCCCGCAGGATGGCATGACCGACTACTACACCAACGAGCGCCTGGAGCCACGCGAGGCGGCACTGAACGATGAGGTTCCCTGGTGTGCGCACCTTTACCACGGCAACTGCACCTATCCCGGTGACAAGCTGCCCAACGGCACCATCCTGGGCATCCCGCAGGATCGTGGTCCGTGCCCATGGAAGCACTCGGCGTTCCAGCAGGCCGCGTGTCCCATCTCAGCGCCAGGACCGATGGCTGTCATGACGGTGACAGCCGAGTCGCATACTGCTGATGGCGACTATCGAATGCAGCACCAAGCGCCCGATGCCGACTACGGGGCCCCGCTGCATGATGTCGAAGAGATGATGCCCGACTTCTATACGCACCCGCATTACTACAACACTGGTCAGGAACATTTCTGGGATTCCGCTAACAAGATCATAAAGGCGCGCGGGAACCCAGAGAAGAAGGTTCAGATCTATCGGTCGCTGCCGGCCGACTACGCGCACGAAGGTTTCCACACGGGCGATTGGGTCACCACATCGAAGGACTATGCCCGTGAGCATGGTAAGGCCACTGAGGACAAAGGATCAGAGCACGACTGGCCGATCATCTCCACCAGGGTGCCAGCGAAGCACCTGCACACCGAGGGAGACGTCCACGAGTGGGCCTACAACGGCCCGGAGAAGCCCTTCGGCCACACGGTGAGCTTCCCGGGCGGTCGTGAGCAACAGATCCGGCAGCGTGCCGATGGCACCGTGCAACGGGTCAAGCATCGTCCTGTCGACCCGTTGAATGCCCAAGGGTACAGCTTCAGTCATCACATGCTGAACGAGAACTCGGATAACCCGGCGCATCAAGTGACGGCGTATGGCCCCGACGAGAACTATGCGGGGCACCACCGAGTCGATGCGCAGGGCACCGTCGAGTCCCACGTCGAGCCCGAACATGAGCATATGGCAGATCCGCTGCGTGAGCGGATGGCCAATGAAGTCACCAAGCGCATGGCGTCACTGCATGTTGGTATCGAGGAAATGCAGCGGATTGCCATTTTTGACGGGGAAGAACAGTGGCATCTCACTGCGGTGACCGCTGGTGCGCACGACAGCGATACAGAAATGAAGGGCTTCGGTCTCGATCCCCTGCATGAGGACGATGACTACGCCACTCTGCATCACAAATTCTCGCAGCACTATCGCATTCTCGATCATGTTTATGCCAGCGGCAACGAAGCGCATCCAGACGACGTGGATGCTGCTGATGCCATTGATCGGCATCATCGTGACCATGATGTCCCGCCCATCACGGATTCCACCTACGGTGATGCGCTACCGCATCAGATGGCGTCGGTGGCTGCCCAAATGATGGTCAACAAGCGTGCAGATCACAGAAGACTCGATCATCCTACTGTGACCATGGAGCGAATTCCAGCGAAAGATCATGCGTCTGGGGATTTCAAACAAGGCAGTGTACTGGGTGACTATCAACACGACATCTCACACATTCGGTTGGATCCTTATGTTTTGGCCAATGCTGAGATCAACCGCGAAGAGCACGCACCTCAGTCTGATGCACGTGGCTGGCACGTACCTGCTGGAAATGCCAATCCGTGGCAGACCACTATCTCTCACGAGGGTGGGCACCACAGGGAAATGAGCCTGACGTCACAGCAACGTGCTTCTATGTTTCGCGACATTTCCCATACTATTCCTGGAGTGACTCCATACACGGAGAAGCGGGCTACTGAACACGGATTGAATAAATGGCATAACGCGAACTATGCCCACCTCATCAATCACGTCGGGACGTATGCCGCAAAGAATTACCGCGAACTTGCAGCTGAGTTGTATTCTGAACATAGACATGCCGACAATCCATCGCTTGCTGCTCAGACAGCGGGCCGTCATCTGGAGGGGCGATTTGACGACGATAACAATGAACAGCGCGGATTTGCAGGAGAGTTTGGCGAAGCTAGTTCATATGGAGCCCAGCGCCGAACGGGATCAGGCCATCGCGAAGGTCATCTCACAGTTGGAGGAGTGCAGGCAGAAGGGTCTCTAACTTTCTGCACTGATACTGAGGAAATGCAGCGGGTCGCCGCGCTCGACAAAGAGGGACAGTGGCATCTGACGGCGTCCTGGGCAGACGTCAAGGACAAGGCGAAGCTGATCCGCGCGGGTGGTGGTGTCCGTATCGCCGTGGCATCGATGGATGGCATTGGCGGAGAAGTCCAGGGTGAGCACCATGTCTACGAGACACTGCTGACCTTCGTGCCCGGCTCGTACAAAGTGGGTTCCTGGCAGTGCGGCTGCAAGTGGGCTGCCTATGCTTGGGGCCGCTCGCCAGCGTATCGACGGTTCGAAGGCCGGATGTGCTCCCATGCCCTGGCCATGCAGTACGAGGCCCAGGCCCGAGGGATGTTCGGCCGCACTGTCCAGGAGGACCGGGAGCGTCCACACTGGCTCAAGCCGCACTCGCCGGTCGTAGTGCAGTACGAGCGACCGAGTGAGAAGCACCCGCAGGGCATCGACCTGACGCGTCGTGCGGTGCCGCCGGGCAACATGCGCACGACGTTCGGGTCCAAGGAGGCAGCGATGGAACCAGCACAACTGATCGCGCTGGCCGTGCTGACGATGTGCGACCACGATCCGGTGCGTGCCATCCCCTCCCTGGGGCTGTACGGCTTCGACCACCGCACTGCGCAACTGTTGATCAAGCAGGCGACCGAACACGAGGACGCGGAAAGTCTGAGCGTGCCGCCGTTGCGCTTGGAGCAGCTGCACCCCGAACCGATGCGGTCTACTGCGTCGAAGCGATGCCCTGAGTGCAGTGCCTCGGTTTCCAGCAGTGCGCTGACGTGCCCCGAGTGCGGTGCGAACCTTGCCGATGTTCCCGAACTCCATGAGGCTTCATGGCAGGACGAGGAGCAGCGCTGTCCGCACTGTGGTGGCTACCTGGGCCCGACCGCGTTCAAGGCGGGGCGCTGCCCGCACTGCGGCCATGCACTGTCGCACCGGGAAGGTGCCTACGAGCCGGGCCTGCACAACACGCAGGATGCCCGGATGAACACCGAGGCCCCTGACTGGGGCACAGACCACCTCGTGCCCTGCGACCAGTGTCGTGGACAAGGCTGCGGTCACTGCGGCGGCACGGGCAACGTGGTGCAGATGAACGGGGTCACTGGCTCGCCTGTGCCTGACCAGTCCGAGGGTGCCGGCGACGTCATGCGTCAGGACGGCTTGGCGTGGGGTGATCCCATCTCGATGGGTGCCGTGTTGGCAGCACATGAAGATGACCCAACTTACTTGCGCTTTGGCTCGTGGCCGAAGGACGAGCGATCGCGAAACAATATCACGGGGTTCCCTGAAGAAGGCGTGAGCGTCTACGATCTCGACCACCGTGGTGAGCCGAAGGATCCGGACGCCAACTTTGGTCGCTTGCATGAGCACCACGAGCATTGTGATCCGGACTGCGATTTGGACTCGTGGAACGAGGACTACGGTAACGACACCCTGGAGGAAATGCGGGGACGAGTGCATCGTGCCGAGAGGACTCGCTACAACGGCAACGAGAACCACAGCGATACCGGACATCTGGTCAAGGGCGAGATGGCGGGCATTGGCCATGACGGCGAGCCGCTGCTGAAGAATGTGCGCCGAGTCGGCGACTGGATCGATCATCGCCATCTGTTTTTCCCGCAGGCGGAGAGGCACCGACTGGCTCGTGATCCCTATGACGAGGACTACGAAGAGCCCAAGCTGAACAAACGTAGCGCAAAGAAGCAGGAGAGCCACGCGCCTTCGGTCGCGGGCGTGGCGCTCAAGGCGGCCGACACGGGTCGAGTACTGATGCTGCAACGTGGCCTAGAGGACAAGAAGGATCCTGCTGCTGGTACGTGGGAATTCCCCGGCGGCCACATTGAGCCGGGCGACAAGACGTCTCTGCATGGTGCGATGCGGGAGTGGGAAGAGGAAGTCGGTCAACCGTTCCCGGACGGTGGTGTGGTCCACCACGTCTGGACGTCGCCGAATGGTGTCTACCAGGGTCACGTCGTGGTGATCCCCGCCGAGCGTGACCTGACGATGCACGACGGCCGCGTGATGACCAATCCTGATGATCCACATGGTGATCATGCCGAGCAGGCTGCCTGGTGGCAGGTCGAGCACGCACGCAAGAACCCCGCACTGCGGCCCGAGGTGAAGCAGAATACGCCATGGAAGCAGCTTGCCAACGCAGGAATGCAGAAGGAAGCTGACTACGCCGCGAATGATGCACTCAGTGGCGGCGGTCCCGAGGTGCACACGCCTACCGACGCACCGCAGCACTCTAACTCCACAAACCCGGCCAGCACCGGCTACGCGACGTCCTGGGATCCGAACGGGTGGAACGGCGAGGAACCCTTCGGCGGTCGTGATGACGTGCCCATGGCGGGCTACTCGGCATCCTTGGCACCCATCATCGAACCCCGATACTCCTACCAGCCGCCGCAGGCCGTAGCGAGTGTCCTGGGCCAATGGGGGCAGGGACAGACACCCGTGGTGTTCGAGCGTGCCGCCAGGACGCTGGCCACTCTGCACGACGAGCCAGAACCTGCGCTGCCCTCCACCGATGGTGGTGACGAGCGCATGAAGCCGATCAACCACCTGCATCACGGCATCCCACACAATGACCAGGGCACAATGCCGTACGGCTATGACGATCTGAGCGAATTCCGCGAGGATCACCCCGAAGTGCCGACGCGCTATACCAACAACCCCTTCGACCCCTACTACGGCGACTCCAACGACACCGGCCAGGATTCCATTGGTGACACTGAGGATTCCCTCTCGCCCAACTCCGTCACGGCCGCTGGACACGCGACCACTCATGATGCGTCGGTGGCCGACATTGTCGCCCAGTTCCAGGCCACTGCCGCCGCAGGCCAGCTGATGACCTCAGGTGGTGCGCCCACTAACGACGGCATGAACATCGCCGCCGCCGCACAAGCACACCTGCGTAAGTCAGCGTTGAAGGACTTCAACTTCCATGAGCAGCAGGAGTTGATCAACGAGGGGGCGCGTGACCGAACACGGGCACGCAACATGGGAGACTTGCGCATCGAGGGAACGCACTACGAAATGCTTCCTGACGATGAAGACGCCAACTTGTTCGTCTGAGAGGACCCTTCATGCCGACAGTACCGAATCCGCCGACAGGGGCAACCGCGACAGCGGGAAATACTCAGGCGACGGTGACTTATACGGCTCCGGCCAATAATGGCGGGGCTACCATCACTGGCTACACCGCGACGTCTACTCCCGGTAGCTTCACCGCTTCGGTCTCGGGGGCCACGGCCACGCCCATCACGGTGACTGGTCTGACCAACGGTCAGGCGTACACCTTCACCGTGCACGCCACGAACTCCGTGGGTAACTCCACCGAGTCCACTGCGTCCAACGCGGTCACCCCGGCCACAGTGCCCAGCGCTCCGCAGACTCCTTCGGCAACAGCAGCCAATCAACGAGCCACGGTCTCCTTCACCGCGCCTGCCTCTACTGGAGGCGCCAGCATCACCGGCTATACGGTGACCGCGACCGACACCACAACGTCGGGCAACGGTGGCCAGACCGCTACCGGTACCACCAGTCCCATCCTGGTCACCGGTTTGACCAACGGGGACAACTACACCTTCACCGTGCACGCCACGAACGTGGCGGGTAACTCGGTGGAATCCTCGGCCACCTCGGCGGTCAGTCCGCATACGACAGTGCCTGACCCACCCACCAACGTCACAGGTGGCTCGGGAATCGAGCAGGTGGCCGTGTCGTTCTCGTCGCCCGCGAACAATGGCGGGCACGCCATTACCAGCTATACCGTCACGGCCACCGATACCATCATCTCGGGCAACGGTGGACAGATCGCCTCCGGAGCTTCCAGCCCCATCACCGTAATCGGTCTGACGCCCGGGGACGCGTACACCTTCACCGTCCATGCCACCAACGTGACGGGTAATTCGGTGGAGTCGACTGCATCGGCCGTGAGTGTCCCCCAAGGACCGTCCAGCCCACAGGTCGCTCCCCCACCGTTCACGAATGGAACGTCCTATACAGTCACTAAGCCGATCAACATCACGCAGCTCACCGATGAGATGACGACGGCCGCTGGTCAGGCTGTGCTGTTGTCTCCCCAGGTTTCAGCAACGTCGCCACAGCAACCTGGTGGGCCGGTGTTGAACTTCAGTATGAGTGATCCTGGCACGCTATGGGTGTCCCCTTCCACTATCTCCTCTACTGTTGTGAACAACACCATTGCGGCGCATGTGGCCAATCCTAACTATGGTTTGCCTGCTTCGGTGCAGGCATATAATGTCGTTCTGGCGCAGGTGCAGAGTAATTATGCTCTTGATCTGACTTCTAGCCAGATGCAAACGGCGCTCAAGGGGCTGTTGCTGAATGTAGCGGCTCTGGTGACCCCTCACTAAAAAGTCACGCACGTAGGAATGCCTGTCTTTGCTCCGGAGGCTCCTATCAAGAGATGACGAGATATAATCTCGATTACTTGATGGGAGCCTCCGTCATGCCTGCAAATATTATCGAGGGGTAGTATGGCGGCTACCAGGCGACTAAATACGCGTGCCATCGCAAGTTGGATACTCTGGGCACTCCAATTCATATTTGCTGTGTTGCATATATTTCCGTCGCTGGCATACCGCGCTGGATTGAAAGGGGCGACAACCCAAGTGGTCGCCTACATTAATGAACTCGGGCCGATCTGGGTTATTGCCTTTGGATTCAGTGCAGGCGGTCTCTTTCTGTCGTTGCTACTTCAACGAGGGAGGCATCTCTGGCACCTGGTGGCCGGTGCGGTGTTCATGGGCTATACCACGGCGTTGTTTGTGGGAGCGCTAGGAGAGTCACCACATGGCCCTGTCACGTACCCCGTGTTGGCAGTCCTACCGATCGTTGGGAACTTTTTACTGGCGCTGTCGTACGGTGGTGACAGATGAATCTTGGACAACTCGGCGAGCTAGCTTCACTACTGACGACTTTCATCTTTGCCATCGGTGGTCTCTTTACGATTCGGCAGCGTCGTCGTTCACGAGAAGTTACCGAACTGCGTGGACTACGAGATTTCAATGTCGCCGCGATGGGGTATATTTATTCGCTGGAGATGGCCATACAGGAAATTCAGCACAAGTATCCCATACGTGTCAAAGTGGAAAAGCCAGATATTCTCACTCAGAGTTATGTCGAGAAGCGGGCCGAGTCCACTCAGAACACGGAGCTTCAGCAGATGAAGGACATTATGGCGTTACTGCAAATGAGTGCCCCCAAACCAGTGATCAGTGGTGAAAATGAATCAATCACCCAACAAACCCCCCACCCCTAATCGTCATCGTTCATGGAACTGGGTATTTATTGTTCTCATCGTACTGGTTGCTCTGGGTGTTGTTGCTGCTCCCTACCTCCTAGGACGGCAAGCCCAGCAAGCTAGTGCGGCCGAGCAACAGGCCAATAATCAGTTGGGCCCTGCGCAAACACAGGCTTCGCTAGGTCAGAATCTCGCCAATAAGATCAGCGTGGCGTGTACGAACAAGGCACTTCTGGCACAGCTCCAAGCGCTTGGAGCGTGCCAGACGGCCAATCAGATACATGCGGTCCCGGGTCCGACGGGGCCTCCTGGTCAGAATGGCCAACCGGGACAGCCAGGGGCTGCCGGTTCAACAGGCCGAGGGATCACGAACACCTTCATCTCTGATAGCCATCTATTCGTGGTGTACACCGATGGCACCACGAAGGACCTCGGTCAGGTGGTGGGCGCTCAGGGTCCTGCCGGTCAGCAGGGCATCAGCATCGTCAACACCGCACTCGGTGGTACATCAGGCACGCACCTGATCATCACCTATAGCGACAATAACTCTGTCGACGTGGGCAACGTCGTGGGTTCCCAGGGTGCCCCAGGAACTCCTGGGGCGGTAGGGCCTTCCGGCCCGACTGGAATCCCTGGTGCGTCCGGCACGAACGGCGCAGCGGGCAACAGTGTCAGTTCCGTGACGATCAACGCTCAGAGTCATCTCATCGTGGCTTTTACGGATGGCAGTACTCAGGATGCCGGCTTGGTGCCCGCAGGACCACAGGGGCCTCCTGGAGTCCAGGGAGCCCAAGGTGTCGGTGTGCAGTCCATCGTCTTGGATACAGGAGGATCCACCGGCTGCGAGTTCACCTTTACCTTGGTGAACCCCGCGAACGGAAGCCTGAGTACTCAACATGTTGCCATAAACAACGTGCTGGTATGCGTGGGCGCCGGAGCGCCCACGACAACCTCGCCACCACCGACGACGGGATAGCTATTGGCTCGACAACGAATCTTGCTGCGCTACGTCGATGATGACCATTGCGATCTCCTCCGCAATGGACGGCAATTGCTTGCCGATATTACATGGCAGACCGCGAAACAATGGTTGCGTAAGAATGTGACTCCGCAGGACAACATTCTTCGAGAAGAAAGTGACGGCTATCGCGTGCCGGTGAAACTGTCAAGATTGTAATGAGCACGCGCAAGAGATGAAGTCGAACGATTCCGAGGTGGGCTGTGCTGCGGAAGACCGCTGTCTTTGATGTCCTGGATGTCATCCAGGCGCATGATATTGCGCGACAGACTCCTCTAGGGCCGATCAGTCGCATCGGTCATCGACATGTCTTTGATTTCGAGCCTCGGTATGGCTACCTCTATGTTCGTAGCCGGATGATTTCCTCGCGGTGCAATGATAACTTCGATGAGTTCCCCGCCGAGGAAATCAAGAAAGCCTACGCCACGTTCGTCGGCAAGCCAGTCTTCGTCAACCACAATAACGATGATCACCGTCGGATGCGTGGTCTGATCATCGATGCCGTGCTGCACGAAGATCGTAACCCAGATGGCTCCCCAGACACCTGGGTCGAGGGCCTGATGGAGATCGATGGCCTGCGGTATCCCAAGTTGGCCAAAGCACTCATCAAACGGCACATCGAGCGCACCTCCATGGGTGTGGACGTTGAGTACTCCATCTGTTCGAAGTGTGGCAACAAGGCCACCACACCACTGGAGTACTGCCGCCACGTGCCGGGCATGAAGGGCAAGCGCATCTACTCCTTCACCAAGTCTGGTGCCAGGGTCAGCGAACTGATCCGGGAGAAGTGCTACGGGCTGGGGTTCTTCGAGAACTCCCTGTTGGTCGAGCCACCAGCAGATCCAACTGCCCTCTTTTTGGACAAGCCCATCCTCGGTCCTGGACTGGAGCACCTGGCCATGACGGCATCGGACCGTTACCTTCAGCGTATTGCCTCCGTCGCGGCATCCTTTCGTCTGGTAGCTGGGATGCGCTGCGTGGCATGTCGGGGTCTGAACACCGTGGCCGACCTAGAGGGGCACCACGAGTGCTTCGACTGTTCGGCGGCTTGGAACTCGCGTACCGCTTCTCTGGAAGTGGAAGCGGCTCCGCGTTACGCCGATCCTGCCCAACATCCTTGGTTCCAGCAGCACCCGCTGAATCACCAGAACATCGTGGATCATTGGCATCAGGCCACTCCCGACGAGCGTACCCAAGGAATGCATTGGTATTCTGATGCGCATATTATCGGGCAGGCTCTCGGTGAGCACCATGAAAAATCGCATGGTCTTGTGCACCCGCAGGGTGCATCACATCTTGGTGCGGGCATTCTTGCGACCTACTCGCCTCAGATGGGTTGGGCAGGCAATATGCACAATGCCGCCCGAGTGTTGCACGGCAACAAGGGCATCGGTGGACCTAATTCCGGCATGATGGCCAGTACCCATCAACGCGTCGCAGCCGACCGCATTCTCAACGGTGAGAACTACATGGATGTGCTCAAGGGTCCGAAGATCCAGGACTTCGCGCACCTGATCGAGCATGGTGGGGACGCTGATCCTGATCATCCTCATGTCGTGGTAGATCGTCATGCACTCTCGGTTGCCGCTGGTCATCGGCTCACTGATGAGCAATACGGTAAGGCTCCTACTTCGCAGCGGCACTACTACGGCCATGCCGTGCAGCAGTACCATCACGCTGCCCGTGAACTGTCCAACGAGGAGTCCAGCCCCGTCGCTGGGCATCAGGTGCAGGCCACTACCTGGCTGGTCCGTCAGCGCCTCAATCAGGCCGAAGAAAAGGCTCATGCCCAAACAGGAGCCGACACACGATTGGACCGAGGACGCGATCGTGCTCGGGGCAATGCGGAAAAGAAGTGGGAGGACTGGCGCACGGAGAACCTGCCTGATCTCCAACACAAGGGACCAGGCACCGGCTATGTCGCGCGACGGCGCAGTGTGGCCTATGGCGAGACGAAGGCCCCGGCCGACGTAGACACCCTACGCGAGGAAGCTTGTCCGGTTTGCGGTGAGGAGAACGCCTACGACGGCACCGAGTGCAAGGTCTGCGGTTTTGTCGCGCCACCCAAGGAATTCCAGGATCCTGACCTGGAGATGGCCAAGCGCGTCGACCTGCGCAAGGACGTGTCCGATTTGAATGGTGCCGACGTCTCCGATCTCAACGAGGATCTCAACGACGTTGACAAGGACGGACTTGACGACGAAACCGGGGAACCGGTCGACGGTACTGGCCCTGGCGACGTGCAGCCGACGTTGGTGTGCAACAACTGCGGCACCGAGTTCGAGGCAGGCGAGCCCATCACGACCGACACACGTGATCCGCAGGCTGGTGACGCGGGACTCGGCCCCGACGAAGGTGACGTCTGCCCGGCCTGTGGCAAGGGCATCTTGGAAGCTCCCAACGATCTGGACGTCTCTCCACAGGACGACCAGAATCGCTCCGAGCCCGAGGACCCTGACCCGTCTGCTCAGCAAACACCTCCTTTCTCGCGCGATCGCGGCGAAGAAGATGAGGATGAGAACGAGCAGAATGGGCAACCAGACAACGACGAGGACCCCGACGCCCAGGAACGCAACTTCGTGCCGACTGACGAGGATGGGGATCCTGATGATGATGGCGACAATGACGAAGACGCCATTCCTCCGCGTAAGCGCAAAGGCACGCCTGCTCGCCAGGACCGGAACCCCTTCAAGTGATAGAGATCCATCCATTCATGGTGAAGGAGTAGATTAGCCATGCGTCCAGCCCTGGCTGCTCTCGCCGAGCAGCAACAGCTCATCGAAAATCTTCGCCGTCAGGCTCACATCCTGAACAAGGCGTCGGTCAAGCAGGAAGGCCAGATCACCAGTCTGGCTCGCGGCCTGCAAACACTGGCCGCGCTGGCAGGAGTAGATCGGCACGTGGCGGCTGCCATGCTCGGCCGCAAGGTGGCGGACATCCAGAACCCAGCCCAGCCGGTTCCCGAGCCTCCGGCTCAGCCTTCGCCGCAGGGCACGGAGGACGCCAAGACGCCCGAGGCGTTCGCTGATGTGACCGCTCCTGGTCTGGCCCCTGGCACCACAAACGACGTCGCGGCCGATGCCACCACCACGGCCTACACGCCTGGCATGGATATCGGTGCCCCGGCGTTCAAGAACCTCATCGATGTCACCGCACCGGTCGAGGGCACTCAGAATCCTCGTCCGTTGGAGGAGACCAAGACCCTCACCGACGTGCGCGTGGGCAATCCGATGAACCCTCAGGTGGCTTTCCCGCTGCGGGGCGACTTCGCCAATGCTCAGCGCACGAGTTCGGCGCGAACCTACGCCTGTTTGCGTCTGGCCCGGTTGCAGATCGCAGCTGGATTGGTCGAGGGCCAGACCGACATCGAGATCGCGACCGGACTGGAGAAGAACGCGGAGTTGTCCCTGAACTCCATCGAGGCCGAGATCGGTACGTTGGAGCGCGTTCGTACCGCAGCTCGTCGTCAAGGATCTGCCGCTTCGCGCCGGTTGGTTCCCCGTACCGCTGCCCAGCGGTCCGCACCTTCCCTTCAGGCCGTGGCTTCCCATCAGGTAGCTGCATCGGTGGGTGACAGCGACGAGGATCTGTTCCTGTGACCTGGTCGTCTGATCGGGGGCGATATGTACGTCAGTCGTAAAGAGTTTCACTCCGCTCTCGCCGCTGTGTGGGAACAATTGGAACAGTTCGAAAGCGCCCTGAAACAACAACTGGAGAAGGAAATGACCGACTTCACTACTGCACTGTCCGACCTGGATTCGGCTCTGTCTTCTCTGGAGGGTGATGTCACGAACCTCCAGCAGCAGATCGCGGCCGGCAACCAGGCGGCTACTGCCGCTGCCGCTACCCAACTGGAGCAGCGAGTCGCCGGTATCCGTACGTTCCTGGCTGGTCCGCCGGCAACGCCGACCCCGACTCCGACAATCGGAGGCACCACGACCACCGCTGCGTCGGACACGGGTACGACAACGACAACTCCGGCTTCCTCCTGATCTATCACTAGCAATCCTCAACGGACCTCGGGCCTTGTGCTCGGGGTCCGTTGCTTTGTTCTGTTCTTCTGGTGACAGTAATCCTGTCCAGGAATAGCGTTCTCCGTCACTAAGGGCTGTAGAGAGGGAATCAGTCATGACCCTCCGGTAAGGAACCCAACAACACGGAGGACTCCATGCTCCGAGTTTCCCTCCAGAACGCTTACATCAAGCGGACCATCCGGCCGACGTACGCGTTCACCCAGGCAACACCGAAGTCGATGTACCTGGACCCGAACTGGAACAAGTCGGTCGACATCTACCCAGGCATGGCCTTGATGAAGACCTCTGGTGAGAACGTCACGCTCCTGGGTGGCAGCACCACCACGGCCATCCCGGTTGGTCTGTCGGCGTTTTACTGCGCTCCGACGTTCGGTATCGATGAGATCACCGAGCAGGGCGTGAATGCCTGTGCCTACTGGCACATGGCATCCGACGCTGAGTTCCAGATCTTGGCCCCTGCGTTCGACACATCGTTGAGTTGGACGGATCCCGGTGACGGCACGATCGTCAAGGTCACTGCGTACACCGCAGGGCCCAAGCGTGGTCAGTTGTGCCCCTTGGGCACGTCGGACGGCACCAATCTGCCGTCCACCATCGCCATCGCGCGGCTGCTGGAAGTCAACTCGGCATCGCAGATCACCATCGGTGGTCTGACGGGCACCGTCTGATCCTGACCCCTACGAGAATCCCAAGGAATCACGCATGAACCAGGCTCTCGTTCATTCCGGGGTCAATGGTCAACTGTCGCGGCAGGCAGCGTATGCGCCTCCGCAGCAGCAGGTGAGTTACGCGCCACCGCAGCCCAACTACCCGGCCATGCCGAGCAATCTGTTGCGCAAGGCAGCCACGAAGTCCGACGACTACGTCGATCGGATTCTGCAACGCCGCGAGTCGGGCCAGAAGTTGGCGCACGCTGACAAGGTCCAGAAGATGGCTCTGATCCTCTCCGATGAGGTCAGTGGCATCAAGCGGCTCGGCGTGGGCATGATCGGCCCGATCCAGCTCAAGTTGCGCTATCAGGGTATTACGCGCAACGTGCTGATCGAGGACCCGGTCACCCCCGGTACTCCGGTCGAGTACGACGTGTGGGACGACCTGGGCCAGGCGTACATCATGTCCGGCCACGAGGGTGAAGTTCGGATCACCCCGTTCGAGGGCAAGCGCGTTCCGGTGCGGTTCTTCCGTATCGCCTCGCGGCCCGCGATCCGCAAGGAAGACCTGTTCTACCTCCGCATCAACGCGGTCGAGCAGGCCCAGGACGAAACCAAACAGGCGATCCTCAAGCAGGAGGACTCCCGCTTGATGGTGATCCTCCAAGCCGCCGTGAACGACTACGCCACCCGGCCCGACCACATCGTCACGCCGAACCACAACGTCATCGAGACCAGTGGTTACTACACACCGGCGTCGCTGTACACCGCCGTCGCGCAGACCGACATGCACGAGTTGCAGTCCGCGCGGATCATGGTCAACCCCTACGACTACCGGGATTTCTTCCGGTGGGACATCAACACCACCGGTTGGGCCTTCAAGGACCGGGTTGTCGCGGGCGAGACCATCACCACCTTCGGTGAGTTCCAGTTCCAGCGCAGCATCATCGTCCCCCAGAAGACGATGTACCTGACGCCGGAGCCGAACTTCCTCGGTGTGTTCCCGGTGCTGTACTCGTTGGACGTCGAGGAAAACCACAATGTTGAAGCATTCTGGAAAGGATGGGTCTTCGACGAAATGGTTTCCATGGCAATCCTCAACCCCAGAGGGATTGCAACTGTGTCGAAGCCATAACAATTTAGGATCGGATTGGTAACGGTACTAGGTAGCAACAGCCCCCTCACCAGCACATATGGTGAGGGGGCTGTCGTATGCTCGGAGAGAACCACACTGTGAGAGTGTTTTTGGAAGGGCTGGGTTATTGAACGCATAGTTGCGAGCAGAGATTGGGTGTACTTACACTGCGGGTATGGCTACCATCGCCGCAGAGACCCGAGCACGAGTCATGGAGCGTCACCAGGCCGGTGACGTGCCCTCACGTATCTGTCATGTCCTGCACCTCTCGCCCTCCACGGTGGCCCGCGTGCTGCGTGAAGTGGGTGTGCTGACCGTGGAGCACAAGACCACTGTCGAGGCCCGGCAGCTTCGAGCTGAGCAGGCACCTCAGGTGCGGCGCCTCGCTGAGAAGGGGATCAGCCCAACGCAGATCTGTAAAGAGCTGCATCTGGGCTATGACACACTCCGACAGATCGCTCGTGAGCATGAGATTGATCTACCGAAGGGGAGGGTCGGTGCACCTACCCAGAAGGCCCGACTCATGCCTCGCATACGAGAGCTTGTTGGTAAGGGTCTGTCACAATCTGAGATTTCTGAGGCTGTGGTTGTCCCACTTCCCACTATCAGTCGATGGCTTCGGCAAGAAGAGATTCATCTTGGTCGCATAGACCGACACCCCGATCGCTCAGCTAACTTTGGTGCGACCTCGGAAGAACGGAGTGCGAGGGGAAGTCGAGGAGGACACGCCTCAGCGGACAAACTCGTTACCGTTGCTTGCAAATATTGTGGAGAAGAATTCACCCAAGGACGCAGTGGTTCTGGCAGAACTAGTCGTGATAGATATTGTTCACGTGAACATGCCTACGCGTACCGTCGGGAAAACTCTGGCAAGATGACCGTTTATACATGTGAATATTGTTCGACCGAATTCCAGTGGTGGACGAATCAACCACGAAAATTTTGTAGTCGAGAACATTTCTTGAAGGCGAATAAGCAAGTACCGAAGTATGGGTTTGAAGGACAAATCCTCGATTCCGGCTACGAAGCCGCCTTCGTCGGAATGTGCTCAGTCTTGGGTATTCCCTTTGAGTTCTTTGATCGTGACGAGTGCGTGGAGTGGCAACCGGGGAGCTTGTATGGTCCTGATTTTCGTGTACTGATTGCAGGGAAGCCCGTCTTTGTCGATACGAAGGGACAAGACCGAGGATCTCACAAGTGGAAAGCTTTTCGCGAGCAGCGCGGTAGGTTGGCTATCCTGCATCGAGATGATTTGGCTATCCTTATGAAGATTTCGTCGTCCACGGACTGGCTGAATCATATCCGTGACATTGCGGTTGTCCAACAAGCAGAGCAAGAGTAACTCCTGTCCTTTGCGACCTCACTCCGCCAGCAAGAGGTGAGAGTCGGGTTCTCAGAGGAGTGACAATGCTGACTACTACATCCGAACCGATTATGATTCGGAATCTACACGCTGGACCTACCGTCTTTACGTACGGCAAGAATGCGGAAGACTTTGTGGAATGGGCTGGTCGGGGCGACCAGATGGGCAACGACATCCAGGCGGTGCCCGCTAACCTCCTGAACCTGGTGCAGTTCCGCCGGTCGCTGACGCGCGGCATCTTTGAGATCGTGGATGAACCCGATCTGGTGCTCCAGACCAACAACCTGCACCGGACGGAGTGGGAGAACCGCCAGGAGCAACAACAGCTCGCGGCAGCCGAGTCGATGGACGAGGTGCAGGACAACGACCTGCTGATGCTGACCTGCATCGCACCGGCCCAGAAGAACAGCATCAAGCAGTGTGAGACCTCGGTGCCGGTGCGCGCCAAGGAGCAGGACGACGCTCCCCCGCTGTGCGGTGAGCACAAGCACCTGTCTACGCAATTCGTGCTGGAGTACACCGGTCGCATGAACGGTGCCGAGCCGGAGAAGGCATGGAAGAAGGTCACCCTGGCGGCTCGGACTCGCCAGGCTGCTCAGAAAAAGGGAGAGTAAATGACTGAGACGAAGCGGCCTGAGTTCGATGTGGACCAGAGCACGCTGTTCAAGACCACCGGGTACGTCGAAGACCCCGCCTGGGTGCCGTCGCCCTTCGATCAGTTCGGCACCGTCCAGACGGCAGGTACCGCAGGCGACGACGTGCATGGCGATGTCCGGGAGGTCTCGGCGGCTTTCCAGATCGGCCGTGTCCGTGACCTGATGCACGCGGCGCGGGCCCTCGATCCCGACGACCCGACTCCGGCCGACAACGTGGTGCTGCCCGGCCAGGACCACCGCGACGAGTCCACGGCTCGCGAGGAGGTCTTCCGACTGGCTCGCCGGCATATCGCCGAGCCCGTTGAGCTGGGCATGACTGAGGCCCGTCGGCGTGCGGCCGAAACGGAATCCGACGCTGAGGTGGAAACGGAATCCGACGGGGAGAAGTCCGAGGACGAGAGGCAGGAAAATCCCGATCGGACGGCGGCAGCGGGATGGACCAACCAAAACGGCTGACGTTCTGATTTCACGACGAGCCAGGTGAGTCATTCTTGCCTGGCTCGTCTCCTGTCTTCGTTCTTTCTGCTGCCTGAGTAAGTAATGAAGGTACGAATGGAAGGAACCCTGTGACTACTGCCAGTAAGACTCCGAACTTGGGTCTGATGTACCCAGTGGGTTCTGACACGTTCGACATCACGGACTTCGAGAACACCTTCACCATCATCGATCAGAATCCCGGTACGTTGACTGTCGCCAATCAGGCGTCGCGACCCACTGGTTGGGGTGCCAATCAGCATGGTCGCCGGGTGATGCAGGCCGATCAGGGTATCGAGTGGTGGTGGAACCAGCCCAGTTCCATCGTGGCCGGAGTGTGGACACGGGTGGCACCCAAGGGCTGGCTGGGAGGCACCTACCACGGTGGCTCGGTCAGTTGTAACGACACGTCTACCCCGGGTGTGCTAGTGGCATCGGTGAACCTCCTGGTACCCGGCGGCCGACCTGTGCAGGTGTTCTATTCATTTCTGTACGCCACCAACACCAACAATAGTGACGGTCAGGCTCTCGTGCAGTATTACGAGAACGGCACTTTCGTCAACAACAAAACACACAATGGTACGGGCTACAATGGTGGAGATCCCTCGAACCCACCGAGTTCCGGCATGATGTACTACCTGCGTAACATCGCGCCGACCACGCAGCAGAACGTGACATTCAGCATTTATGTGACGGGGATCGCAGGTCGTCCCATCGGACAAACAACACTATGGAATACGACTCTCGATATTTACGAGGTCTGATACGTCATGACGACAGCCGGGAATCCCGTTCGACAGTATGTGAGTCAGTATTCCAATGACGCGCTGACTCTGAATATTCACATCGCGGGTGTGTTGGCCGATCCCGACAACAGCGCGGTCACCGTCACCATGCTGGATGAAAGCACGAATGCCACCGTCTTCACCGAGGCCGCTACACGCGTGGGAGCGGGTCAATATGATGTCGTGCTCACCTCGGCACAGTCGGCTACGCCGGACAACTACACGGTCACCTGGGAATACTCCATTCAGGGTCGAGGTCAATTTTTCCAGACCTACATCTTGATCGGGCAGGCCGACCCCAACTACGACAACCTCACGCTGGACATGAAGAACCTCGTGGAGAGCGTCTGGTTCCGGTTCGCCGATCTGTTCGACTCCCCCGAGGGCGGTCCGAACCTCCAGACCTACTTCCAGACCAACTGGACCCGGGGTCGTGTCGCGCAGCTGTTGGGCGTGGCGTTCGGCTACATCAACACGATCCAGCAACCCTTCCAGACCTGGTCTATGGACGGTACGACGGGCCCCATCTTCCCGGTGGCTCAGTGGGGTTCGCTGCTGAGTCAGGCACTACTGGTGGAATGTCTCAAACACCTACGCCGGTCCTACACCGAGCAGCCGGACTTCCAGGGCGGTGCGGTTACCCGCCTGGACCGACAGCAGTACTGGGACCGCTGGGGTCAGATCTTGCAAGAGGAGCAAGCCACCCTCAAGCAGCAGCGCGACGTACTGAAGATCAGCTCCATGAGTCTGTCTCAACCAATGGTTCTGGTGAGCGGTGGAGTGTTTGGCAAATATGGGCCAACGAGATATGCAGGAAGTGCCGCAGCCCGTCCTAGGCTATGGGCTCGGTTTTATTAATCACTAGGAAAGCTGTCATTTCACGTAGCTCTCCCTCTAAGAGATGACCACGGTCGTCGGTGAGGGAGAGCTATGTCATGACCACTCCAGAATTGCCCGTCCGCATCTGCGTCGGGTGTGGACAATCCGATGATCACCCACGCCATGTCGTCGTGGATCCCCAACATGGTGATGAGCTGCCCTGGCACATGGACTGCCACTCCCACGTGGGGTGTGAGACCTGCCAGGCGTCCGTGTCCGGCTCCAACGGAGCCCAGGGCCATGTACTGCGCCAACACATCGTCACAACGGCGCAGGGAGGCGCACAGTGAGCAATCTCGTCCAGGTCGAAGCCAACCACCTGTTGGATGCTTCCCTGGGGACCGCCGCGTACACCGCGCCGACGTCACCGGTTCAGCTGGCTCTGGTGACCACGGCTGGCTCCAACACGGCCGCCGGCACCGAGGTCGTCAACGCGGGTGGCTCCTCCTACAGCCGTCAGAACATCACATTCAACTCGGCGTCGGCGGGGAGCACTTCGAACTCGGCCATCATCAACTTCACCAACATGCCGGCCACGACGACTGTGGGCGTGGAGATTTGGGATTCTGCCACCGGTACGCATGTGCGCCGGTACTTCGGGAACCTGACCGCCTCCAAGACCACCGCGCTGGGTGACACGCTGTCGTTCGCATCCGGAGCTATCACCGCCACGCTGTCCTGAGAAGGGAACCGAATGGCGACATTTGTTGCCAAAACAGACTGGGTGCATCCGAAGTCTGGCGGTACTTCCTTTTCCGTGACCCTGTCGCACACCGCTACCGCTGGCAACAAACTGGTGTTTTTCAGCGGTGGCGGTGCTATCTCCACTCCCACGGGTTTTACTGAACTCACCACCTATGGGGGCGGTACGGAGGACGTTTCCATCTGGGACAAGACCGCTGCGGGCGGTGAGACGTCAGTTTCGGTGTCTCTCAATGGCTCCGGAGACAATGTCGGTGGAACCATCCTGGAGTTCGGGCCTGGCTTGACCTTCTCAGCGTGGTCCAACAATGGCACTGGCAACGTCGCCCAGCAATCCAACGACTACCAGATCTTGCCTTCGTCGGCGGTGTCGTTGTCCTCCGGCAACGGCGTGTTGGTCTCTATCCACACGGCCGCCACCTCGGTGGCCTGGTCGTTGGCCAACTCCATGCGCTCCTACGGACCACTGGGTTCGCTGATCAGCGTGGGTGGCAACGTGGATGCCAGTGGCACCGAGTTCTTCAACTACGGCATCGGCATCGCTGATGTCACGTCCACCGGTTCCTACCCGGCCACCGCAGCGGCGGGCCACTACACGGCGACGACGAACTACACGCCTGGCTCAGGGCGATGCTATGCGGCCCAGGTGCTCTACACCGACACGTCGGGTGTCGCCACCGTGGCTCCGTCGACCAAGACAGCGCAGGAGAACTCCCTGCCGGGGACCGTCTACCAGAACTGGTTTCTGGGTGACAACGGCACCGACTCCACGACAGCCGCGTACACGGACTTTTGTTCGTATAACCCCGGCGACACTGTCAATTTCAAGGTGAATTCTTCTAACAATCCATTCCGAGTGGAGATCTATCGTCTAGGGTTCTATTCCTATGAGACATTCGGCGCTCGCAATGTGTTGGGTAATCAGGCTGGCTACATCACCGGCACCGCGATGGTCCAGCCGACACCCACCACTGATTCCACGCTGGGGTCGGTCTCGTGTGGTTGGACGACGAATGCCACCTGGGCGATCCCCTCGACCGCACAATCTGGTGTGTACTACTACTTCGTGCGTCGTACGGATGTGACCACGCATGTTGCCTCAGGGCACTTCGTGGTCAAGGCAGCCTCGGTGACCAACAAGATGGTGGTGGTCATCCCCGATCAGACCCATCAGGCGTACAACCGCTGGGGTGCCATCACGGACACTGGCACCACCATGACCGGCCGCAGTCTATATGCCTCCGGTGCCGACGGCGGCACGTGGGTGTTCACCGACCGGGCCTACGCGGTGAGCTTCGATCGGCCCTATGGTCTGCAAGCCGACCGCGACGTGACGTATCTGTTCGACTCCACCATGTCCTTCATCTCTTTCGCCGAGGCGCAGGGCTACGAGATGTGCTATGTCAGCGACATGGATCTGCACGCCAGCCCCACGATCTGTCAGGGTGCGGCGATGGTGGTGCTGGCTGGTCACCAGGAATATTGGACGACGAATACGTACAACGCGATGTACAACATCGTGAACAATTATGGCATCAATGTCGTGAACCTCTCTGCGAACACGGCATTGTGGCATACGCGGTTCGCGTCGGCCGACACAAACTACCGCACCATGATCTGTTACAAGGAATCCGGCACCCTGGATGTTGGGCCCAATGGTGCGCTGCCGGGCACCGGATATGATCCGGTATCCTACACGGGAACATGGCGTGACACTCGGCAGCTCTCGGGCACCGTCAACAATGTTGACATCCGGCGCGAAAATTTCTTGGGTCAGATCTTTGTGATATCGGGTCACTTCTCCGGTCAGGCGGTCATCGACGCGGCCCACAAGACAAGCCCGATCTGGCGCAACTCGGCCGGAGTCCAGGCGCTGACCACGGGGCAGACTTACACGTGCCCCATCACCTCGATCGGTGATGAGACTGACTATCCGGATGGCTCCTCCGGGCAACCGGCCAACATGGTGATGTTGTTCTCCCAACCAGGCGTGACGTCGAGCTTGGGTGCGAACGCGGCAGGCACTTTGTACAGCAGCAGCGTGACAGTCACGCTGGGATGGACACTGGCACAGACCTCGGGCGGATCACTGATCTTCTCCACCGGCAACTGGCGTGGTCACAACCCGATCTCCCGCTGGCGTACCGCTTCCACTGCCCCCTCCACCGGAGGCATAGATCTGAACTGGCAGAACGCCCTGCTCTGCATCTTGTACGACATGGGACAGACGCCCGTCACGCTCACTGCGATGCAACCGGGCACAGACACGGCTGTCACCGATCCCGCGATGGGTGGCATGGGGCAAGGCAAGACCACTGTAGGCAAAGCTTATGGATTGCTGGAGCCCACCCCCAAAGTGGCCTTTATGTACAGCCAGGCCGTCAATCGTTCGGCAACATACTGAAAGGCAGTGACATGGGTGCGTATGTTGTCCACAATCAAGGGGCTATTCCAGCGCTGACTGCCTCCACGACCAAGACGTTGGTTTATATCAACCCTGCTGTGGTGGATATCGTTATTAACGAGATTAGTATTTCCTTTGACTCACCTTCGGCGGCTACGGCGATCGAAGTGGATCTGTATCGAACAACCAACGCGACGAGTGCGGCCGGTCCTTCCTTCACTCCGGTAAAGACGACCAAGCCTGGTAGTGGTGGTACTGCTGCACAGTCCACTGCCTTGATCAACCTCACAGTGGAACCCACTGCCATAGAAGTGGTGCGCACCTACTTCATTTCTCCCGCTTCGGGTTTGATGGTATTGCAGTTCCCCTTGGGCAAGGAGCCTGCTGCGCTAGGGGGCGGTCAACCCATTGGCCTACGGGTGGTCACTCCAGCAGGAGTGACACCCCATGCGTTGGCGTATCTCGACTTTTCTGAGTAGTGATCTTCTGACATAGGTGATCTGACATGGCACGGTTGGCGAGGTCGTTCCCCGGCTTCATCGTGCTACGGGGCCCGATCGCGACGACGCCGTCTTGGACCACGTGGCAGGGTGCCGCCGCGTTTGCCCCTGCCCTGACCTTGACAACAGCCGGCACCTTGATCTTGGCGTCATCGGCCGCCACCCTGTCGGTCACGGCTGGGTTGTCCGCTGATGGCGGGGCAATCAGTCAGGCTGTTGTCACCTTGACGCCGACGGCCAGTTTGTCCAGCGCGGCCATCGACGTTGTTCCCGGAGCGGTCTCTCTGTCCGGCACAGCGGGGTTGAATGCCGCCGGCAGCTATATTGCCCAGGGCAGCGTCACGATGTCGGCCACGGCGAGCCTGGGTACCGTTGCGGTCCAGACTGGCTTCGGTCAGGCATCGTTGGCACCGGTTGCGTCCCTCGTGGTGGGTACACAGACGGTGTGGCAGGCCAGCGCCACGTTGGCTCCCGTTTCTGTTCTGGTCGCCGGAGCGGCCCAGACGAGCTTCCCTACGGTAGATCTGACTCCCTCGGCCGGGATGACGGTGGCGGCGACACGGATCGTGTTGCCGGGAGTCGCGCTGGCACCCCTGGCTGCTCTGACCACCGCGACACCGATGGCGATCTATCAGGGCGCTGTGTCCTTCAGCCCTGCCATGTCGTTGACCCTGGCATCCGGATCGAACTTCACCGGCAATGTCATTATGTCCGGGACCGGCGCGCTCACTATCGTTGGTCCGAAGGCGATCTATCAGGCTATTATCGCGCTGGTTCCGATGGCGACCTTCACGGTGGCCAGTCTGATCCTGCCCTCTGGCGTGCTCCTGGCTCCCGTCATATCTCTGACGGCGGCGGCCGACATCCAGCTCAACGTCGGCCAGGTCCAGCCCTACTACATCAGGCAACGCCAGGACTGGGCTATCCAACAGGAACGTCAGCGTCACGCTGAGGCCATCTACTGGATCGGCGAGATGGTGTGCCTTATTTTGATGTGGCACGAGATTGATTTTCAGAAAGGTCTCGTGCAGCGCTGCCATACTTGTTACAACACCACGGACACTATCACCAATCGCATCACTGCGGTATACAACCAACCGACGCGTAATGAATGCCCTGATTGTTTCGGTACAACCTTCGAAGGTGGCTACCGAGCCCGCATTGTGCGACCTGCGATCCTGACCGATGTGGACGAGACCGAACGCCAGGACCGCAAGGGTTCCATGCATCCGAGTTCTCTGAACGTAGAGACCGTCTGGGACTTCCGGTCTCGGGCGGGAGACTATCTACTGCGCGCGGACGGATCACGCTGGCGGCTCTCCGATCCCCAGCGCACCACGTTGCGCACCGGCTTCTACCATCCGGCGCAGTCCACTAGCTCCATCACGTACGGCAATATCCGCGCGCAGTACGAGGAAGAGACCACGGTGGCCTACCTCTTGCCACCCACCGATGTTTCCACTCTGAGCACATTGTTGCAGCAACAGGTGTTCTTCCCGCCGAACTTTTCCAGCTTCGAGATCATCCGGGCACCTCTCATTCCGACTGCCCTGCAAGACTAGGAGGGGCGATGCCGCAACTTCTCGCCCCGCAGATGCGTTTCGCCGCCGGGGCTCCGGACCGGCTGGTGATGTTGGCCGACGTCAGCCGGGAGGAGTCCTACTACCTGGCGACCGAAGCGGTCTACATCGCCCGGCAGACGATGCCCCGCGTCACGGGTGTCACCGCGTCCCGACTGGCCACCATCGTGGCCGAGGGTTACTTCGGCATCTACTTCCCGGACGCCACTACCTGGTTCCTGGAGGCGGGCACGCGGGCCTTCACCATGAGGTCGCTAGCCGGCAAGACCATCCCGATGTGGGTGTCCGATACAGATGGTCAGCTCCGGCGGGACAACCCGAAGATCCGTATCCACACCACGGAGGATGGCCGTCTCCAGGTTCTGATCTTCCGTCGTGCCGCGCGCCTGGGTCAGCGCAAGGTCGTTCGACGGAAGGATCCGGTCACCGGTCAGCTGACCCTCCGCACGACGGTGGCGTCCTACCCTGGAGCGCCAGGTCGGATTAACCGTCGTCAGCCTGCCGCTCCGTGGAATGCGTCTGGGACGCAGGGTGGTCAGATCGCCGGAGGGAATGTCGGTGTTCGCTGGCGGCATCCTGGCATCCAAGCAATGCAGTTTCTCAACGGTGCGCTGGCGCGGACGGCTTTCGAGGCGGGGTTGCCGATCACCACGGTCTACGCGGTGGATGGCGCCAGTTGGCAGTCCTTCTTGAGCTTCCGCCTACGAGGAGTGCAGTAATCATGTACCTAACACCTCTGAAGACCGCTGTGGTGGAAGCACTCCGTGACACCTTTAATGGCAGTTATCCGAACTCCGACTTTCAGAACATCAACATCAGTGTGGAATATCCCGTACTGAAGTCGCAGTATCCCAATCTCTGGGTGACGTACGAAGATACCGCTGAGTTGAGCATTGCCAGTATTGGACACCTGGAAGTCAGCTTCAATACCCAGACTAGAACTTATACTCAGGTGAACCGGTGGCGCTTCCAGGGGAGCATCACCATTACTATTGCGGCTTTGTCCTCTCTGGAACGCGATCGGCTCTATGACGAAGTCGTGCGTACCTTCGCCTTCGGTGGACAGAATGATTCTTTGAATGTCTTTCGACAGAAGATCGAACAGAACGACTTTGTCGGTATGAACTTCAATTTCGACGATCTTCAGCCCACCGGAGACACCGCCGCGATGGGAACACCGTGGCAGACCGATGAAATGATTTACGAGAAGTCACTCACTATCGACTTGATCGGTGAGTTTGTGGGAGACCCACGTACCCAACAGTTGGTGGCTCTGTCGAAGTTCGACATCATCGGGACGCCTGAGGCACCAGATGGTATGCAGTTGGCCGGTTAATCCTGTCCCTGCTGTGCTTGACCCGGATCAAGAACTGAGGAAGGGAGACGAGTCCCTTCGGGTGATCGTTGTTGGTGGCCGAAGGAGCTGAGTCACATCCCGAACTTCACTCAATACGTGCCGCCCAATGTGTATATCAATACTGCCTCGACACCTGTGGTGGCGCCGATCGGTGTCAACCCCACGGTCATTTGTCTCATCGGTGCGGGTGTTGGCTATAACACTTTTCAGGACATTGTCACCTTCAGTGGATCAACACCGGTCACCCTGACGAAGAGTGGCATCAATGCTTCATCCATTGTGGTGACGGGATACATTCCCGATCCCAATGCCAGCAACCAGGCGCTGCCACACACCTTCTTGCCGGACATCACCGGTGGTTCCCCACAGACCAGGGACTATTCGGTCAACCAGACCGGCTCCGGGGCCAGCAGCGTCACCACGCTGACCAAGGAGGGGTCGGGCACGATCAGCACGACTTATCCGCAAGCAACGGTGTCCTACCAGTACACCGACGCCAGCTACTACGGATTGCACTTCTTTTCCGACTACACCAGTTTCACCAACGCCTACGGTCCCGCGTTGGATCCCACCACCGGAGCTCTCGTCAGTCCTCTGTCGCTGGCTGCCCAGGTCGCCATGCAGAACGGCGCGAACCAGCTCTACGCCATCGCGCTGGAGGGTGGCTCCAACACTCTTCAACAGCAGTTCGCCGATGCCTATGCGCTGTTGTCGTCTACGAATACCGATGCCAACATCATCGTGCCGCTGTGGAATGAGGTTACCGATCCCACGCAGCTCGCCGGGATGCTCGCCACGCTCAAGGCATTCGTGGAGGGAGATGCGACCAATCAGGGCATTCTGCGGATGGCATTCGTCGGGTTCGACGAGGCTTACGCACCGGCAATATCGGACCTGGCGACGCTGGCGGTGAACGTGGCCTCCGAACGAGTCGTGATGGCGTGGCCGAACCAGTTGAACTTCTTCAACGGAGTGACCTCCCAGACACAGATCTTGGACGGCTTCTATCTGGCCACGGCCTATGCGGGGCTGCTGTCCGCGCTACCGCCGCAGATGCCGTTGACCCAGAAGTATCCCCAGGGCTTCTCGGGTGTGCCTATAGCGATCAGCCAGACTCTGACTACGACAGCGAAGAACCAGCTCTCCAGCTCCGGCGTCACCGTCTGCAATACCGATCGACGGGGTCGTCTGGTTGTTCGACATGGTCTCACCACAGATTATGTCGGCGGAGTGCTCGCTCGCGAGATCAGTCTGGTGCGGGCCGAGGACGCCCTGTTCAACTTGGTCGACCAGAACTTGCTCACCGCTCAACTCATTGGTCAGCCGATCATCACCAACACGGTGACCAGCACCAACACCACTCTGTTGCAGGTACGGTCCATTGTGACCGGCGCGCTGGATACGGCGACGACGTCCGCGCTGATCAATGGCTACAACAACGTCGTGGTGACGGAACAGCAACCACCGTCGGGCGACCCCACTATTATCCAGGTGCAGTTCGCCTACTTGCCGCCGTGGCCGTTGAACTACGTCCTGGTGTCATTCAGCGTCGACACGACGACCGGTCAGACGAACCTGACGGCCTCGGGAAACACCACGGGCTGATGATGTTACTCGACGTGCTTCCACGACTTACGTCGCACGATAGCGCTGACGTTTGCGGCAGACATGCCGTACGCGTGAGCGATGTCGTCGGTCAGATCACCGGAGGCGTATCGAGCACGGATAATGCGGATGTCGTTGTCAATGAGACGACTACCACCACCTTGTCGACGAACATGAGGGGCTTCGATCTCGTCCAGGTGCTGCCAGGTCTGACCTCTGATCGCATAGCCCAAAACAGCGATCTGGACATTATGGTGAGCTGCGATGGAAGCTTGGGTCTCGCCTGCTTTGGATCGAGTCCGAGCATCCAATACGATGGCATCAGTCAGGACGGCCGAGTCATTGGCTTCGCCACGCTGATTGGTCTTCCCTCTAGCTCGGCCGCGCTTGCTTTTGTCTCGCATGTTGTCAGCATGGGTTCCGTTCTCCAGATGACTGGGACGACAACAGGGTGGGTTGTCGCACTTGTGTCGGGCATGGTCTGGGATCGCTCCGCCCTGACTCAGCATCAAAGCCATACGGTGGGCTCCGATGGTGGACTTACCATCAGGATTCTTCCGGTCATTGAAGATACGGAACAATCCGTACTCCTCGCCTTGAACGGGTCGTCGTCCGGCGGTCCACTCCCAACACGAGTCGTCGTCGTCAATGATGTTGACCTTCGACCAGAATCGAACTTCCAGTTCTGTCAGCTCTTGAGGACAGCTCTGGAACAGGAGGGCCTTGCGTTCGGCCACCTTAGCTCGAAGATCTTTGAGTGTGTTCCACACCTCGGTGATCTGACTTTCGAGCGCCCTGATCGGTTCCCAGCCTTCGTTCCAATCGGCGAGGGTCCGTACTTTGTCGTCGTATTCCACGGCGGCAGTATAGCAGGTAGTGAAACCTCTTCGTTGGGTGCCTCGGAACCGCACCAAAATGATCTTGAAGAGATCATCTTCGATGAGCGTTTTCCCTGCTGGGGTGGTGGTTAACTCATGCCGAACACACAGGTTCGTGTCGTGGGATCTTAGTCCGGATTTAGCACTTTTAGCTACCAAGGACACCCTATTGCGTTCCTGGAGGGTGTAGAAGATTCCGGTCAGCGGGCCTTCTCCGACGCAGGTCAGGGCTACCAGTTCATCCACCCGTTGGGTTTCACGCACCCGATCGAGATCGCGACCTCGCGTGTGCTCGCGGGTGGCACGCTGAACCTGACCATCCGGGAATTGTGGAACACCTTCATCTGGGAGCAGCTGTTCGGTCTGGCGGGGACGCACAACATCGTGGACGTGTTCGCCGCCCTCGCTGCGAACCCCGCTTATGTCACCTGTCAGACGGTGATTCAGCCACCCGGTGGTGCTGCTCCTCGTGGAAAGAACTTCCACAATTGCGTGGTGGTTGACATTGCCGACAACGACACCATCACCGTGGGGGCGCTGGCGGTGACCAAGGGAATCGTCGTGGCATATACCCACTCATCGGCGCTCTGATGATCATGCATCAGCGCTGATTACAGAAAGGGTCATTACATGACCGCATTCAGTGCTGATGAAGCCCTGGTGGGTCCGACGTCCCGATCGTCGGACCCACCAGGCGTCTGGGATGCCCCAGAGCAGGAGACAACCACTCCTACGACTCCTGTGCGGGACGACCCGGTCAAGGACGATACCGATGATCTGACGCCGCGCGAGTTCAACCCTCGGGCCAGAGAACCGTTCATCGGATTGCTGTACCTGGGATCGCTGGACCGAGAGGTGACACTGTACGGCCACAAGTTCCTGTTGGTCACGCCCACTAATGCGGAGCGCATCCAGATGGGGTTGATCACCAAGGACTGGCGCGACACTGCGACCGAGGAAGTTGCCCTGGGTCAGGCGCTCGTGGCGGCCTTCCTGCACAAGGTCGACGGCCAACCGCTGCCAGAACCGATCAGCCCAGATCCGAAGGACACCGCACTACGCGGCCGGTTCAATTGGGTGGGGGAAAACCTGCGGCGGCAGGTGATCACCGCGTTGTTCCAGGAGTGCATGATCCTGGACACCCAAGTCGATATCGCGTTGGAGGCTATGGGAAAAGCGTAGCGCCAGCCGGAGTGGACCCGTGGCTGAAGACAGAGTTGCGGTTGGCGGAACGACAGGGACTGCTCACGGGACGTTACTTGTCGCCGATTCAGGTGCAGGGGATTCAAGTCCTCCGGCTGTTGGACGAGGTGGAGAAGCAGCAAACGAAGTTCGATCTGTTGCGGACGGCCTTGGTGGCGGCGGGAGCCCCTCCTCAGGACATGTGGCCCGAGTTCAAGGAGCTGTTCGGTGACGCCACGGTGGAGATGGACGATCCGGCCGCTGACGATCCGAACGCGACGTATGACTACCGTGACGTGGAGTGGAAGGGCATCAGCGATGCTGCGCAGGAATACGAGGATCTGATGGTGAAGGTTGCTGCGCTCCACACGGGACGCATCAATGGTGAGTCCCTGACGAAGTAGGAATCATGCCTCGGGAAAACGCACGCAAGACCGAAAACGCGTGGAAGCTTCGGGATGAGGAAGCAGCGCGCAACCAAGCGCAAGCTGCTGGTCAACCGAATCCCGCTGATGTGCGTTTCGGTGGCACTTCACAGATGCGGACCATGAAGGTTCAGATCGTGGGTGCCGATAGTGCTTTCGTCGAGGACTTGAAGCGTGCGTTGGGAATCTCGGATAATTCAGGAACCATGGGCATCCATGCGAGTATCGGTGGTGGCTTCGGAGAACTGCATACTCAACTTCAGTCCGTCATCACAGATCAACAGGCGATTTCCCAAGCCACCAAGCAGGTAGCGCAAGATCTTTCGTTGGCCGTGAACATGGTCACGAATTATCAAGCCACTATCGCTCGGCAAATGGGCACTTATATCTCGGATATGAGTAATCTGCGTCAGCAAGAAACCCAGCACATGCAGAACCTCGTCAGCATGATGACCAACGCGGTAGCTCAGATGCAGGGCGCCCCCGGTGGAGGGGGCGCCGTTCCGACGTCACCAACTCTTCCTGTCCCTCCTCCATCTCCTGGTGCACCACCACCCACCCCGTTGCCACCACCTCCTCCCAGGGGCGCAGGTGGTGGAGGTGGAGGCCCGACACCCCCTCTGCCACCTCGTCGTCCACGGACGCCTCCCACCCCATCCGGTGGTGGTACCACGATGAGTCAACTTCGTCAGCAGGCCGCACGGGGATATCGGAGTTGGGCGAGTGGTCATGGGTCAGCCGGTCAGACTATCGCCTCCACGGCCACGAATATAGGAAGTCGACTGCTACGGGCGAATCCCGTCACAGGAATTCCTCTCGCAACAGGGCAAATAATAAATGATGCAGCTATCTGGGTCACCAATCAACGTCAGGCCAATGCGCAGTATCAGTCGATCTATGACAATGGAAATTTCTCGGCAGGAGGAGCACTCTCTCAACTGGGTAGTTTCATTACTGGTGGTGCGACCAACGACACCTCCGGCTTCGGTCAACGAATGGCTGAAGAAGGCTTCGTCTTGTCCCAACGGTTCTCTGGCGGGATGACAGAAGGTCAGGCGCGACAAGCTTTTCAGGGTGTTTCTCAACTCGGTTACGCTGGAGGTCAACGAGACAACGCATTGCAGTTTGTCTCAGACAACTACAAGCAGATGGGCATGGACATCGCCCAGTCTATTCAACTTGTTCAGTCGGCTGCGCAGAATGGTAATCAATCTCTCGCCGGATTGGCCCAGCAACTTCAGGCGGTGTCTTCGCAAGCAGCCGCTACCGGTCAGAACGCGGGCGCGTTGCGACAACAGTTTTCGAATTACTACTCCCAGGGTTTGCAGTCGGGCCTGGGTGCAGGGTCTGGTTCTGTGGCGCAAGTGCTTACGTCGACTACTTCGGGTACCAGTCGTGACTTGACGAACGTCAACTACAGTTCGCTACTGTCCAACCCGGTCCTCATGCAGACCCTGGCGGCCCAGCGGGGGATGACTTTGGGACAGATGGAATCCCAGGTGGCCCAAGGCAATACCGGAGCCTTCACTCAAGCTTTGGGACAGCGCACCAATCAAGTATTGACAGGTTCTATGAACCAAACTCTGCGGACTCTGTTCAGTCAACAGGTGCAGCAAGCCGGTGGCTATCAACGAGTTGCACAGACACCTGGTTCGCAATACAACATTGCCGTCCAGCTCATGCAGAGTCGAGACTGGAATGTCATGGAAGCTCGGGCGGCCATGGGCACCCTGGGTATCGACACGTCCAAAATGAATGATGAGCAGATTGCCGAATATTACGTGTCGACCCTCTCCAGCGGCGGTGTTCAGGCTGCCGGCAGAGCACAACAGAGCAAACTCGGAACCCTCACACCACAGGAACGTGCTGCTGCGGGGGGTGGTAGCCCTAATATTGGTGGATCGTCTTATCTCAATAAGATGGCCCAGGACCGGGCTCAGAATACCCCCAGTGTGTTGGATTGGGCCAGTCAGCTCTTCGGTGGTGACAGCACAGAGAACAATGCTAAGAATGCCAAATCGCTTGCGCAGGCGTATCAGGGTTACGAGTCGCAGCAGGGCAACAGCAACCCGGCCATCGAATCGATGATCTCGTCACTGGGTACCACCGGTTCCTCTCAACTCCGTGTGCAGACACCCCAGGGTGACCGGGTGGTGTCCATGCAGGATGCGATCAAGTACTACTCCGACCAGATCTCCACTGGCTCGGCTGTCGTGGTGGGAGGCGCCCAGAACGGCAAGACTCTGGGAGAGGCCACCGGCACCGTCATCGCGGGCTACCAGTCACCCCGTCCGGGTGGTTCGGCCAAGAACGGCCCCGCCAACATCGGCCAGTCCTGGGCGGACTACCAGAAGGCCAACCCGAGCCAGCAGCAGGGTGCGGCGGCGGCCACCGGCACACAGACCAACGGCACCGTCACGGTAAGTCCGAGCCCCACGCTGATGCAGATGTTCAACTGGTCTTCCACGGGAGGCGTCAACATCGCGGGCTCCACGGCCCAAGGTGTGACACCCGCGATTCCGGGAGGCAACTATTGACCGGCATCGCTTCGCTGGGTGGATTGTCTTTTCGGGTCAACCCCAGCCAGATCACCGTCGACTACTCCGTGGACACCTGTGTCATCAACACGGTGGGTGGCCGCGTCGTGCAGGTCTATGGCACCACACTGGGCGACATGACCGTGCAGGGCCTGTACGGGGTCGACCGCGCGACACCGCAGGAGTCTTGGGAGATCGCGGAAACTTTCCAAGGACAAATCGCTCAGTTGATCAACCAGCAGGGTGCGCGGCCCTCCATCGCACAACTCAGTGGAACCGACCCCACACCGATGCTGCCGCCTTTGCGTTTTACCTATTCCGATCCTAAGCATACGTGGGATTACAATGTCTATATCAAGTCATTCAAGGACATCAACAATCCTGAAGCGACTATCGAGCATGTCACAGGGAAATACTCCTATGGCTATTCTCTGATACTGTTCATTGTGCAGGATAATACCGGACAGCTTGCGCAGGTGGCGCAGGATCAGTTCATCAGTCGACTATCTGATGGGCTTGGCTGGCAGCGCACTGCGTACAACGGACAGATGACGATTGCCGACCTCCAGAACTACTTGACGAAGAACAGCCCGGACGGGACGATCCATGGATTGATCTTGCAGGAGTTCAACCAGGCGTCTCAGGGACAGCTCCCCACGGCCGGGTCGGCCACCAACCCAGTGCCCGGTGGCGCGGGCACCGTGAACAGCTTGGGCACATCAGGAGGCTGAGATGGCGACATCCGATCTGTGGGGGACTGACACCCCCATCTCTATGCCCGAACCCATCGTCCCCAGTCAGCCGGTTCTGGTGGACATGGGAGGGTTCGGCTTCACCCAGACCGGCATCGCACACAACATCACGCGTGCAGGTCTGGAGGTTTACACCACCCCCTCGTTCTTGCCGTCTCCATCGCTGGAATCTGACCGGTGAGTGGCACCACGGGAACGAGTGGGCCGAATAGCAATGCAGCCTTCGCGTTCACAGCGGGCGGCTCTGGATATTACTTCCAGAGCCGCTGTCGAGGCATCACCCATGGTTATGAGGTCGTGGCATCGGAATCGCACGCTCGCACCACTCGTGCGTTCTATCCGCGCCAGCGAGCGCTGGCCCAGTTCACACTCACACTGGAACTGAAGGGGTACGCAGACTACAAGGCTTTCATGGACTTCATGCGCAGCTACCTCCAGAACTTCGCCGCCAACACCGCCACGGGAGCCATGAGCGTGGGGGTACCGCAGCGCAATTTCCTGCGCTACGGCGTGCCAGTCGGTGGCATCTCCGATGGAGATCACATCGGGTCGATGGTCTTTGCACCCACGATCGTCTTCGAGTCCATCTATGATCCGCTGGATACAGCTATTTTCACTACCACGACCGACACTTCTCAGGTGGACCTGGGGACTTCCCAGAGTGACAATGCCGCGACGTTTTTCTATCCGGTTACCGCACCCACCAACGACCCCAACGCCACGGGAGAGTCTCTCTACGACGCACCACCTCCGGTGACCCAACCCGGTGGGCCCAGTAGTAAGCGGGCGGTGTGAACTGGAATGCCCACATTTGTTTATGCCCCGAGCGTCACGGCCCATGTGGAGGTCACCAATAAACAGGGTCAGGCTGAGATCGTTGACATCTCTAATGATCTGACCGCAGGGCAAATGAATCTTCGCACCAATGGTGTGCATTTGTTTCAATTCAAGCTCCAGAATTCTCAGCGCAAATATGACGGTCTGATCCGGCCGATGGATCGCATCGTCATATCGATGTCCCGGATCGGTGCCCCACTTCGAGTGTTTTCTGGGTACATGAACAACGGGCCGATCTTTTCGGTGTGGCCGCGCGTGCTCAATATGACTGCCTCGTGCACCATCAAGAAGCTTCAGTTCTGGTACTGGGACTCCTCATCGAACGCCGCTCAGACTCTTATCACGAGCTGGCAACAGCTCCAGGCCAATCAGTCCACCCAGACGAAGGCCAACCAGGGCAACCAACCGAACGCGGCGGACGGCGGCATCCGCGACATGGTCATCCAGCTGCTGACCGAGGTCGTGGGCTGGCCCCAGGAGAAGATCCACATCGGGGCTATCCCCACTCGATGGTTCGACTTCGCTACGTCGGTGGGCGACGAGATCATCAAGGCGGCCGACGAATCGGCCCTCATCGGCACGCTGGGCGGCTCGGCCTCGGTGGGTGGCTCAACTCTCACCGCGAACGGTTCGCTGCCGCCAGGGACGTACGCAGGCGTTGCGTTGAACCAGGATCAGGCCAACAACGCGGCGACCATCTTCAACGTCGCTGTCTCCCGTGGTCTGACGTCCCATGACGCCGCGCTGGGCATCGGTTGTGCCATGCAGGAGTCCTCGCTGGTGAACCTCCACAGCGGTTCGGCTGACTCGGTGGGTCTGTTCCAACAACGGCCGTCTCAGGGCTGGGGCACCGTTGCGCAGATCGAGGACCCGCAGTACTCGGCCGGGAAATTCTTCGACGCCTTGATCAAGGTCCCTAATTACGAGACACTGCCGTTCACAGTAGTGATCCAGGATGTCCAGCGTTCAGGGAATCCGAATGCTTATGCGCAGTGGGAGAATCTTGCCAACGCGTGCGTACAGGTCTTGCAGAAGAACAACACGAGCAGTACCAACGCAGGCATTCTGACACAGGGTTCGACGACCATCGGCTCCGGCGGTGCGACGGGAGAGAACATCGCTTCAGTGTCCTACAATCTTATCAAAAGCCATCCTCCCGGTTACATTCGTTATCGAGAAGGTGGCGACTCCGCCTACAACGATCCGGATCCTCGGATTCTGGATTGCTCTAGTTTTGTAGATTGGGTCTTTTATCACACCACGGGTCGACCGTTGAATCCTTCCGGGCAACGCTCGGTGGCCGCATCTATCGGGCCGCAGTGCATCAACATCGACCAGGCCGCTGCCAAGAACATCAAGGGCGCCCTGCTGTTCCTCGGCGGTGTCGGTGCCGAGACGCATGTGGAAGTGTCCTTGGGCAATGGCTACACAGCCGCCGCGCACACCGACCAGGTCCCGCTCGCTCAACAGGTAGATGTTGGTCAGGCGGGGAACTTCACCCACGGTGGTCTGCTGCCAGGTATCAACTACTCGAACTCGGCGACCACGGCAGTCGCCGCAAATCTCATCCAGGCCGTGGAGCACTATAAGGCCAGTACGTCCGACCCCAACCAGTTCGGACCTAACGCTCCAGCCAGTTCCGTCAACCCCACCAACCAGACCGGAGCCAACACGGGAGACCCCTTCAACGCACTGATCAATGTCTACACGTGGGGCTTCAACCCCAGCAACGACGCGGATATTTTCGCTGGCCCACGCGCGATGATGAACGACGAGCCGATCCTGCCCTATATCTCGAACCTATTGGGCGCGTCGATGCGTTCCTGGTGCTCGGCCCCCAACGGAGACTTCATGGCCTGGTTCCCGGACTATTTCAACATCTGGGGCATCAGTGCGGTCATGAATGTGCGGGCGATCGAGCTGATGGACTTCACGGTCGACTGGTCGGATCAGCAGATCGTTACTCATCAGTATGTTGTCGGTGTCCCCCAAGGAATGTTCGACACGGCATCAGGCTCTGTGTCGGCCTACGACCCAACCGGCGGCCAGGGACAACTCTACTGGGAGCTGACCACCCAGGGCGTTGCTACGATGGACTTCCCGCAGATCTTCCGAGCTATCTTCGGTCAGGATGCCACGACCGACTTCGTGAACAATTACTTGTCGCGCTTCGGTGGCCGTCCGAACATGGTCACCATCCCGACCATCTCTCAGGGACGACCAGAGTTTTTCATGGCGCTGTATCTGTTCATGCAGCGGTGGGCCAATCAGTTCCAGGCTAATGTGCCCATGACCTTCATGCCCGAGTTGTGGCCCGGCATGATTCTTCGCTTGCCGGAATTTAACTTCCAGGCGTATATCAGCGAGGTGCAACACAACTTTCAGTTCGGGCCAGACGGTGGTTTTTCCACCACGGCATCCATCAGTGCCCCAGCTCGTATCAACGATCAAGCCAGCATGTTCGGTCTGCTGCCACTGGGTGGTCAGGTCTACGCTCAGCCCATCACACCCAACGCACCCCAGACGCCGCCCTCCAATACCACCGGAGCACCACCGTTGCCGTTGCCGACCGCGACGGCCCCTCCGACGAGCTTGCCTGGCCTATTGAACACCCTGACGGGAGGTAACCCGTGATGAATACCAACGGGTTGTCTCAGCCAACCTATCCAGGGAGCGCTAGCCGGGGCTTCGCGTGGAAGCAGGTGTTGGTGCAGGGGGTCGACGGCAATGTAGCTGTCGTGCAGGACTCGGTCACCAAGAAGACTTTCAACGTCTCCATCACTAACATGCCTGCCAAGGGCGTCCCACCCGCACCAGGCGAAATGTGGTTGGTGAGTCGTCAGTATGCGGTGTGGGCCTTCGTATTGTGTCTCAATGCTCCCACGGCGTTGCAAATATCCAATATCCAGAATCTGACGTCGGATTTGGCTACGCTCACTACGGCTACTCAACGTCCTCAGCTATTGTCTACTTTGTACAGTACGGCTAGCGTGCAGTATATGGAGCAGGGCGCAGCCATTGCTTCAATCACCAATCAGACGTCGTACAGCACCATGCTGACTACTGGCTCGCCGGGCGCCCCCAACGGCTTAGTGTTCATCGCACCACCTAGCGGTATTGTGCGATTGAGTTGGGGCGGGAATTTTCGCGTCGACACAGCCGCCATTGTGGTATATATCGGGTTGCTCGTCGCAAGTGGCGCCGTAATTGGATCAGGAACCCCTCTCTTGGGTATCGCGGACTTCGAGGCTATTCAAACGACTGCGACCAACATTGTTGTCCCTGGTGCACGCACGCGTTACATTAACGGACTGGTCTCAGGTGGCTTCTACAATGCCTATATTCAATGGCGTACGAGTGGCAACGGGACAGGTGAGGCGAATGGAGTGTGGGCCGACGCGGTGCCCTCACCGCAATGATCCTGTCCTGAGCATTCCAGTTAATGCTAAGGGCTGAAGGAGGTGGACGTGGAGACTTTTGCTCTGGTGCACGGAGATCTGATGGTGGACAGTTCCGGTCAACTGTTGACTTACTCGGGTCCTAATCGTATTCGCCAGGATCTTCAATTGGCGCTCTCAGAGGAGTACGGAGCAGACCATTTCCACCCGAAGTGGGGATCTATCGTCAAGAGCTACATCGGCAATCCCATCACACCCAGCCTTGAGCTGCTTGTTCAAGCCGAAGTAAATCGGGTAGTGCAGAACTACATAACTCTTCAACAATCCTCGGTACTGCGTAGCACTACTTTTGATATTGCCGGAGTATTTGATACCTCGGATGTCGTACAAAGTGTAGGGCCACTGCGCGTGTCGACCGCTTACGACACGATTTACATCTCTGCCACTTTGACTACCGTGGATCGTCAGACAATCACCATTACCCAGCAGGTGAGCAATGCCTAGTGCTGCGGATATTGCTAGCAACATGATTGCGGCACTCCAGGTGTCTATTCCAAACTTGGACACCTCGATCGGCACACCGTTGCGTCATGTACTGGACTCGCTCAGCGAACAGATCGCTGAGGCGTACACAGATGGTTATCTGATCAACTACCAGTACGACATCGACTCCAAGGTCGGTGGTGACCTGGATGACTTCTGTTCGCTGTTCGGGATTACACGTATTCCCGCGCAGCGGGCCACGGGCGTCGTGACCTTCAGCCGACCGAGTGACGCGAACACACTGGCCACGATCGTGACGATCCCGCCGGGCTCGCAAGAGATCGCGATGACCAACCCGATCGTCTACTGCCAGACCACGGTGTCGGCCATCATGAACGTCAATGACTCCACGGCGAATGTGCCTGTGCAAGCCGTGGTAGCGGGTTCTCAGGGTAATGTGCCGGCTGGGCTGCTCAACACGATCGCCTCGGCGCTCAGTGGTATCACCTCCTGCACCAACACCAGCGCTCTCACCGGAGGTCAGGACCGGGAGTCCGACACAGACCTGCGGACGCGCTTCAAGCAGACTGTGTTTCGTTCCCTGGCGGGCACCTCGGCCATGTATCAGGCCATTGCACAGTCCGTTCCGCAGAACCCCACTACGGCTTCGACGTTCGCGGTGAAATTCACCAACATCATTGGCTCCTCGAAGCGTTGGCAAGAACAACTTCAGGTTGTCAGTGGCACAGCCACCAGTACGGTGACGAATGCGGCCTACATCTTTCCCGACAACGTCTTCTGCGCGGTAGATCTATCCTCGGGCGTTTTCCTCAACCAAGAAACAGATTTCAGCTTTGCCCCCACCAATCCCACGGATGGGATCAGCAACGCTAGTGCGGTGCTGACATCCTTGAGTTCCACCACGATGCCAGATGGACTATACGATCTGGACTTCGAGTATGTACCGCAGGCATCACGCAATGATCCCGGCAATACAAGGTTCGGCCAGGGTGGTATTAATAATCGCATTGACGTCTGGTGCAACGGTAGTATTCCACAGTCGGCGACGCAGAATGTGGTCTTCTCGACGGCACTGACGTTCTCGACGTTGTCGACGAGTCCGTACTACAACGTCAAGTACAGCATCGGTAAGACGGGATCACAGACGCCGACGGCTGGGCAAATCTTCGTTCCCCTGAGTTATGGGCCCATTCTCAATGTCCCTTTGACACTAACGATAGGCGGCACTGTCTACAATTATCTTACAGATTACTTCGCGGTGCATCGCACTGACTGTTTCGGCTACACCATGAACAGCACCTTCGGTCTTGCGTGGACCACTACCTCCGGCCGCATCCCGGCCAACGGCTCCATCATCACGCTGACCTACACCTACAACCAGGTGCCGTCTTTGGTTCAGCAATCGATGGAACAGTGGCGGCTGGTGGGCACCGATGCCAAGGCGCACGCGGGCAAAACCATCCCTCTGTTGTTCAATTTCGCCATCGTGTTCGATCAACGTTTCGACTCGACAGCGGTGACGACGAGCATCAACGATGCCCTAGCTGCTTATCTCAGTACCATTGGGTTCGATGCGACCCTCAGGGTGGCTGGAGTTCTCAACGTCGTCAGCAATGTGGCGGGAGTACTCAATGCACGATTTCTGACCAGTACCGACAACAGTGGGCAGTATGCTATCTGTCGGATGTCCAACTGGGTGCCGAACACTATCGTCAGCATTTACAATCAAGGTGGCCGAGCCACAGACATTGCATTCGCCGATGATCAATACCCCGTTTTTTCAGCGACGAACATTGTGACCAAGGCGCAAAACACTTTCACTATCGGAGCATAAATGACAACTCCGGTGAACGGTTCCATCTTCAACTCGAACCTACCCAGTTTCTTCGACAAGTTCTCGTCAGCGGCAGCCCAGGACTTGATGACGCTTCAGCTCGTTGCTGGGCAGCTGGAGCCCTCCGGTGGCATCGTCACGGTGACCAATCCGATCATTCCCGATCGGACCGTCGCACAACGCATGAATAACTTCGACCCGACGATCTACGATCTCCGAGACCAGTCCACCTTGATGAAGATCATGAAGGTGCTCCTGGGAGGTGCTGGGGCCGGTGGGCTCCGCAAGCAGTCAGCGATCGCTCGGCTACAGAACACCTTCTCGGGGATGCACTTCCTGGACCTGGATCGTTTTTACGGCGCACTGTTCGGGATCTCCCGGACTGCTCAAGAGGGTGCGCCGGATATCGACTTCGATCCCTACCACGATGCCACCGATCCAGCATCCTGGGATGACCTTCAGGCACGCGATGCCAGCTACCGCGATCGATTGATCAAATTCGCCAAGAGCATCTACTTCGGAGGATCGGTCGCCGGCATCACTGCAATGGCCGAATCCTTGATCGGCGCGCAGGTGGATGTGTACGAGTCCTGGGAATGGGTGGACGAGGAAAACGCCGATGTCCTCGTGAACTCCACCTTGATCTATACGTACACGTTCTTGAACCGCAGTGTCGGAACATGGGCTGGATTGACGGGTCATACCTGGGCAGACTGGGGTGGTGGTACGTTGCCCTTCGTCGGGAGAACAGGTCAGCGCAACCGCAGCGAGTTCATCCTTCAGCCGCATATCGCCCTCACGATCGACGAGCGATACGAGATCTTGCGGGTCATCAACACCTTCAAGCCTGCCGGAACCCAGTTCACCATCAATCCCGCTGGTCTGACTACACAGACTCCGATCAGTTTGCGAGCAGTCGCCGCCGATTCAGAATACTGGGCTATCATTCCCGTGACGGTACCCAACCCACAACTGGGTACGAATGTATATATTCCTAGTGGTGATATCACTGTTCGATCGGTTATTCAACAGAGGCCGGCATTCTCTCAGTTTCAAGGAGATGACTGGTCGTATAACAATGACATTCTCGGTGTTACGTCATATACGATCGATAACGGCGTCACGAGTACGACAACGGATGATCAAACAGTGGTGTATTCCGATAGCACTACCCGTACCTACGTAGCGGCAGCGGCCCCCATGACCGGCGCGCAGGCCATCTCGGCACGCATCGTGTCCGACGGCGTACTCACCGCGACCCCCTATGCTCCAACGAGAGGTTCCATCAACACCGCATTGGTGACCACATGACGACTCCGGCGAACACCCCCACCGGCTCGACGGTCGCAGTGCCGTGGGCGGACACCATGTCGTTGGACACCCTCAACACGTCTCTGTCGGTGGACTCCACCACCGCCGTGGCGTTGCAGCAAGCCGTTGACACACAACGTTTTTGGGCTACACCACTACGTGCCGCCAGCGATTCGACCTACGACGTCATGCAGGTCACCCTGACCAGCCCTCGACTGGTCAATCAGTTGATCTTTGATGTCGCGATCTTCCCGCAGACCATCACTGTCGAGTACTACAACGACGCTGCCGCCGCCTGGCAGCCGCTCCTGCAACAGGGGTCGACCTCGGCGGTGTCCGTGACGCAAACGATCAGTACGTCTTATCCGCTGGTGCTGCCACCGATCACCAACGTGACTGGCCATGTTCATCCGCAACACAGCTTCTCCGGTCACTGGCAGACCATCGAGTTCAACACCCAACCGGTCACTGCGCGGCTGTTTCGTGTGCTGCTGATTCGTAGCACCAATGGTGTCGCCCCTACCGATGTCTTCGGAAATCCGGTTCCCTATTCATTGGCTATTCGACACTTTTACCTCGGTTATGTGGTTCAGGCGCTGACGGATGTCCCGCTATCGTCGCCGGTCAATAGCGCATTGACCGGCGACGGATCCTTCGCCTCTACGATTGATCTGCTGGGTTCCACCGTGAACTTCACCATGCAGACCAACGCGGCTGAGAACGTGCTCCGTAACCAGGCCACGCAGTCCAATGTGGTGTGGAAGTGTGCCCCACAACCCTTTCCGTGGGCCGTGGTGGGTTTCTATGTTGACGCGCGTGACGTGAATGGTAACGCCCAGGTCATCGACCGATTTTATCTAGAGCCGCTCTATACAGGACCAAGTGTCCACATCTACTACTCCAACGACACAGTGACCTCGGCCTACGCCGGAACTATCGAACCTCTCATTTATCCCGAGGCCCAGACATTCGATCCGAACGGTGTCGGTGGCGATGTGCTGCATTCGGGCAGTGCAGGGACCGGAGCTACCGCGTTTGTCAAGGTCGATAACCAAGTCTTGAGTTTCGATCCCAGTCGATCCTGGTGGGTAGGCGCCAGGGTCAACGACAAGACTGGACACCACACCGAGAACTATGACTCTCCTCTGTTCGATTGCGGTGCCTTCCGGATCTTCCTGACTCCGTTCGGTATGGCGTGCCGGACCGTCTACGGAGACACGCTGGCCATCGATCTGGACCCGTTTGATCCCGCCACCACCTTGACGTGGATGGTGGCCTACGACGGCGTGGACACCCTGTCGATCAATGCCCAGGCGGGACCGGTCACCTACACCGGCTCGATGCCGCTGCCCGTTCCGTTGAGTGGCGCCACGGTGACGATGCTGAGCATCGGGGCCTTCCTCGGTGCTGTGCCGGGAGTCAACAATTTCGACTTCCAGGACTTCGTACTCAAGACCGATGATGTGCCCAACGCGGCTACCATCCAGGACTTCCTGACCCATCCGGACGCCTACGTTCAGGTGGCCGCGTTCGCCTCTCAGACCGACCCTCGCACACAGAATGCTCTGCTGCGGTATCACCCGGGCTGGGTCACCAACGACGTCCCCAGCGGCTTCATCGGCGGTGAACCCAACCAGTACGATGAACTGGTCTGGTCTCCCATCGCGCGGGACTACACCCTCACCAAGGGTAACTTCGACGTCCCGGCAACCAAGGCGAAGTACTGGAAGTTCGAGTTCAGCAGCCTGATCCCGGAGCCCTACGAGGTGTACAAGCCGATCACCTCCGTTGTGCGCACCTTCAGCAGCACGATGACCGGGGTCAGCAGCACCACCAACAATTTCCCGATCACCCCACAGACACCCCAAGGTGTACAGCTCCAGGCGACCTATCAAGTAAACAATGCTTTGACGTCCGGTTTCGATCGCGTCTTCACACAGACCGGAACTGGTGCGGCAGCCTTGGGGTTGACGCCGACGCAGGCGCGCGTGCTGGTGGACAACAATTCTCGTGTCCTCGTGGGGAAAGCCTACTGGGCCTGGAACTTTTTGCCGGTACACTCATCACCTGTCGTGACGTCGTTCGTGGGCACCACGAAGCATGTTTACGAGACGATCAACGTCACACAGACCTCGAAGATCGCTTATTTTGTGGGACTGGTATCGATCGCTGCGTATCGATTGGATGCGCTCGCCACCGACGACACCATCCGATATGTTGACAACTTCTACGATCTGGCGAACATCGCGCAAGACACGAACTGGACGTTGGTGGCCGATCACCAGCTCACCTCGGGTGCATCCCAGTATGCGGTGTTGCAGTCGCAACCGTTGAACTCCACACGCATTGTCACGGCTGTGCAGTTCGCTGCCCAGCAGTCGGATCCGATCCAGTATCTGCCTGACTCCGATTTCAGCGATCCTACGCATGTTAACTGGGCTGCTGTGGGAGATGCCAATCTGGCACCCGGCATCACCGTGGACACCACGGTTGGCAATACTATTCAGATCAGTCGAGCGTCGGTGCCGAATAACTGGTCGATCATTGAGACCGGCTATCCAGCGTGGCACAATATCACTGATCTTAATCTGAGCTGGTCGCGATTGGCCACCAGTGCACAGAACACCGCATTGGAAGGTGGCATCACTTCCGGCGCTATCACATTGCCTGCTGGAGGTCGTATCACGGCCGCTGCACGAGTGATTACCGCAACCGATCTGACGAGTCCGCTGGTCGTTCAGATCGTGAATGACCAGAACAATCAGGTGGTGTCCGAGAGTCAGGCTGATGTCACAGCGCATCAGGTCACGGAGTGGTATACCAGTTTCACTCTAGGTGATGTTGCTGTAGCTCCGTGGCGGTGGTCGGACTTTGTGTCGGCGCCCGTGGCACAGCTGTTCGTTGATGGCTTCCACCACCCTAGTGGTCGACCGCTGCCGGCCATGGATAGCGGTCAGGCGTGGTCCTCCGACTTGGGTAACCAAGGACAGTCTCTGTCTCTGTCCATTGTGAACAACGCTGCCCAGGTCACCACGGATGGTCAGTACAACTACGTAGACGTGCGGCAACCGTGGGGAACCCTGGAGTTCCAGGCCGGCACCATTGGCAACAGCGAGACGTTGCTGAACTTGATCGTCAACCCGATCTTCTTCAGCACCACTACGGGTTGGACGGCCACGGACAACCCGACTCTTACACTGGGGCAAAACGCTGGTCTGGATGGACAGACCTCGTATCTTCAGATCACGTCGACCGACGCCACAGTGCACACCACGATCGCCCAGACGGCGATGATTCTTAATATCACGCCGAACTTCACTTACCGGTGGGCCGTCGACCTGACTGGTTCCATCCCAGGTAACGTCGTCACGATGTCGGTGCAGTGGTATAACTCCAGTAATACATTGATCTCCACATCTTCTTCCAACATCACGATTACATCGGGATGGAATCATTTCGATGTATTTCTCACCGCACCCACTGGGGCGGTGAAAGCGATCCCTTTGTTGGATTTTGGTGTGATGGCTATCGGCAGTACCGTTAGTTTCACGAATGCCTACTTCCAAGTGGGCTCTACCAGTAGCTCGATCGATCTCATTCCTAACTCTTCCTTCGAAGTCAATACCACCGGCTGGGTAGGCATCGGGAGTCCGACCATCACGCGAGTCTCGGGTGGTAGCCCACAGGGAGGCTCTTTCTCGGCACAGGTGAAATCTACCCAAGCCACGACACCCACCTTCTTCCTCCTATCTACGAATATACCCAGTATTCAGCCTGGAATTACTTATGATTTCGCAGTTGATGTGAACCCTTCAGGGATCACCGCGATCAGTCTTCAGGTCAACTGGTACGATTCGTCTGGCACTAATTTGTTGTCCCAGGTAGCTAGTACCTTCAGTGGTCTGGTGACTGGCTGGCAGACCCTGACTGTGCACTTCCTGGCACCTACCAACGCTGCCTACGCATTGGCCATTGTGGGTGGAGGAGTGATGCCGATTAATTCCACCTTTAATGTGGACAATGTTTTCTTTGGTGTTCCCACGCACAATGCGCTGGTGATATTCGATCCTTTTATGATCGACGAGCTGGGTGTGCTTGATGATAATGGAGGAACACCACTACCAGCGGCATACGACACGAATGTCTTGACGTCGAGCAATACATCACGGTTCGTGCAACCCAACGACGACATCCGGGTAGATATCCTACCGACTTATCTAGTACCTGGTAACAGGCAGGATATTGCTCATTCGTCCAATCCCGACCCGGTGGTGTGGCCCTACAGCTTGATGTTCTTTCTCAACGGCACCTGGATGCGCACCGTCTCCCACGACCTAGGGGCGCGATCGCTACGAGAGATCAAGGGGCGCTTGGGCCAGCGGTTCCTCAGCTGGTCGTGGACACCCTTCAAGTACAGCCAGCTGCTCAGCAATGTGATTATGTACCTGCCCCGACTGGATAAGGGGCAGTGGATCGACTCGATCTCTCAAACCACCTTCCAGAGCGTCACCGGCACGACGTGGAAGGCCACCGGGAGCTGGGATCTCGCTACTCCTGCCGAACGGATCTATGCCGACAACTACGGGCCGCCGCTGACCGTGGTGACGTCCGGTTCAACCCTGACGACGGACGTGGGTGTCTGGTACGGCGCGATGACCGCATACGTACGCAATATCGCCACCGGAGTGACTGGTGGCCCCCATGGTGACGTCTTGGTGTTGGATGCGGACAACGGTGTGACGCTGAACTACGCGGGCAACATCATGCGATCGGGCACCAGTTACGGCAACCTCATCCCCGGAGGGGTGCCGACCAACGCCATGGTCACCGTGCAGTGGGTTCGGACGTCGGTGGTCACCGCCGCGACGAGGGGCACCATCAACGCCACCACCTTCCCGGACATGATTATCGGCAAGGTCAACGGTCAGATCGTGGGCACCTTCGCCTCAGCCCAACTGGCGACCTGGCGTGGGACCAAGCGCGGAGTCAGCGGGGACATCTACAACCCCGGTGGCGGCTCGCGGCCGACGAACCTGCCCAACTACCTGTTGGATACGTCCTTCCGGTCGTTCCACTGGGCACCCGATGCCTCTCTGGTGTCCCAGGATCCGACGAAACCCACCTGGAACGACATCACGAACTACAACTCGATCACCTACACCCAGGTCATCCGAGGACGCGTCCTGACCTTCCCGGCCCTCCGTGCTCAGGTAGTGCAGTACGGACAGAGCCATGACGTGTGGGATCTGGACAATCTGTCCTTGTTTGTCGATCCCGTTGTATGGAGCTTCTCCAATGATGGTGGTACGACATTCTTTCCCGCCTACGACATTCGCAATAATCCTTCGGGTGTGTTGTCATTCCCTACCTCCACCGTGGTGACGTCCCTGGGTCGCACCCCTGGCACCACGCTGACGTGGCGAGCTACTTCCTACGCGCCGGATCGGATCATCTCCAGCATCGTGATCCGGCCTTGGTATGCCGGGCTGATCTCCGGAGCGACACATCGAGTGGGCGTGGGTACGACCGGGCCGAACCTGTCGGTCAATGATCAAACTCCGCCCTTGAGCCAAGACCCGGCATTCCAGGTATGGGACTCTCCCGTGCCTCAGAGCTGGTGGTATCAGTTCAAACTGGTCCAGCGCGCCAAGACGTCGTAGCACCCACACAAGGAGGAAACCTCCGAGCAACTGCACGTTGTGGCCAACCTGAAGGTTGAAGTTGTTTGCCTTCGGGTATCTTGTCCTGTCATACTGCGGATACCATACCGACGAACCTGGAGAAAGGGGGCCGCGTGTCTCTCGACCTTGCGGTCTCCCAGGCGCTGATGCGAGCACGCGCGTTGGAGCGTGCCCTACACGACGCGGGCCCATGGACCATCTGCGTAGATTCACCGAAGAATCGTTGCAAGTTGGCCGTTACCGCAACTCGTCATATCACTCATGATGCAGTCACCTTCTCCATTCCTTACCTCCTATGTGATGGTGGAGAACGTCAAGTCACACTTGCTTGTCGTGGAGATGAAATTCTCGTACGGGTGATGCGATTGGATGGATACGGCATCATCAACCTGGATTGGGAACTACGGCTGTCCGACCCTGTCGCGGCATGATTACTGTGGAGGACCGCGCTCGGATCACTCCGGCGCGGTCCTTGCCCAATGGTGAGTTCTTTTATTCACCACTAGGACTTTTTGGGTTCCAGGCGGACGGAGTCGCCCAGGCATACCTGGAGACCGAACCAGGTACTGCCGGGGGTGTGGTGGTCGTCTTCGACGCCGGTTTGGGCAAGACGGTGCTGGGCATCGGTGTGGCGGCCTACCTGTTTGATGATGAGAAGATCGACCTGTGCATCGTCGTGTGTGAGCGCAACAAGATCCGAGACTGGCACACCGAATTTGAGAACTTCTCGGCACTGAGTGTCCACACGTATTACGGCCCTGGTCGCCAGAAGCGACTGGAAAAGGTCCTAGCTCAGGGTGAAGTTCACGTATTGGTGACCACCTACGAGACCGGCCGCAACGAGCTGATGAGTCGCATGACCAACGGTCGGCGAGGCAAGGGCACGAAAATGGACGGCCCGCTGTTCGAGGCTCTGCAATTGCATACTCGGCGGAGCTTGTGGCTGTTCGACGAGGGTACCCGGCTGGGTGGTCGCGCTACTCAGTTGCATCAGTCCTACGACTACGCGCTACGAGAACTGCGCAAAGGTCCACATCACCAGCGTGCCCTATCTCTGACGGCTACGCCGTTGGAGCGGGACATGGAAAGCTCTTACAACATGGGCCGCATCATCACGCCGACGACGATGCCAACTGTGGCTCGGTTCGAGGCCGACTACACCCGAGGAAAGGACGACTTCGGCCGGTATCAGTTCCGTCATGATCGCAAGGCTGATTTCGGTGCGATCTTCCGGCAGACCATGATCCGCAAGCGCAAGACCGACCTGGACGTCATTGACCAGTTCCCCGCGCAGGTCGAGAAGTCCATCAAGGTAGACCTCTCTCCGCACCACCGAGAGCTGTACAGCCTCGTGCGGTCGTTGCTGGATCCGCCCGAAGGGCAGCCCGATGACCGGACGCCGGAGCAGTACGCGGCCGACGAACGAGCCTTGTTTCTCGCTCTTCGACTCACCGCCGGTCATCCGGCGGCTCATCTGCGGGCCCAGAATCGTCTCTCCCGCATCATCGCGGCGGAGATGGGGGAAACACTGCGGGCCATCAGTTCGTCCAAGAGCGACGAGCTGGTGGCCCGGCTTAGGCCGGTCATCAAGGGTCAAGGTGCGCAGGCGGTGGTGTTCACGTTCTTCGCCAACACGGTACTGCCGGACCTCGCCACCGACCTACGGCACGCTGGGTACACTGTGAGTACTTACTCGGGTGCTCAGAGTCACGACACCAACCTGGCGGCCGAGGACGAGTTCAAGGCCGGCAAGACCGAGATCTTGTTGACGTCGGACTCCGGCTGCCGTGGGCTGAACCTGCCCAACGCCGAGTACGTGGTGGAGTATGAATCGGCCCTCACGCACGCCAAGCGCATCCAGCGGATCAACCGCATCCACCGCATCACCAGCACGAAGCAACTGGTAACCTGCTACACGATGGTGGCACTGGATACCGTCGAAGAGGGCCTCGTCAACCTTATGCTCCGGCGCAACGAAGATCACGACATCCTGGTCGGGGACGAGGAAGACGGTACCCAGTTCGTCAGCGCGGCCGAACGCCGCGTGCTGTTGGACATCGCGCGCAAGCGCTAACCCGCACCAGAGGGTGCAACCACATATGAAGATCACTCGCGCCCATCTCGGTCACATCTACAACATCACCGAGCAACGCATTACCAGCTACCACGTAGAGGTCACGCGGACACCGCTGCACGTCGAGCTGGTGGATCAGTTTCATACACTGGCGCACCGGTTCACTCGACCGTTCCCACCGCTGTTCCGGGTCGTGTGTTGGTTGCTGTGTCAGCACACCGACGCAGGCATCGAGTCCTGGGTCTGGCGCAAGACGCAGCGCTGGGATTTCCCCCTCACCGACGAGCAACGAGACGAATTTCGGAGGCAGCTTCAGTGACCACTAAGCCGTGGGATAGCAGCAAGTACATCACTCCGGAAAACAAAGACCGCATCGAGGAGCACAAGGATCAGATGCGGTCCGAAATCAAGCCCCACCGGGTAGCTGTGGTGATCTTCACCGAGGTCGAGGCTGTGGACGAGGGAGACGCCGTGTTCATCGCCGAACGTGCGGTCAAGGAAGCTATCCGCATAGCCAGCATCGGTAATGAGCCTCTCACCAGTATCACTGCGCCTCGACTGGAGTTCACCTCACGAGGTAATAATTTCACTGTGGGTGTGCATTCCGTCAAGGAAATCGGTTGCGCGGCGCGCATGGGACTTCTTTGGTTGAACCCCACATCATCCGCTTACAAAAAGCATGAGAACTGATGTTATTGTCCGACTTTGACTAACTACGGAGACAGTACGTTGATTACTAACTTGAACGAGGAGCTGGCACCTGCGGTGGCAGCGGCCATCGAGCGCTACGCGGGCGGCGAAGACGTCCGCTGGGACACGGCCTTTACCGCGTTCCCCAACCCTGCTCAGCCGGGTGCCATGGTCGGTGTGGTGCTGGTGTACATCCAGATCAAGGGCGCCGTGCTGGGTACACACCTGACCATGACGTCGCTGCTGTCCCCGAACATCGCGGCCGAGGATGTCGACAAGCAGGTCCGCGAGATCATGTCCAGCATCTTCGAGCAGCGCTCCGAGCAGCTCGGCTCCATGTCAGAGCAGCAGGAGGGGGCTCACGCCAACGGGCAGTCGCCGCCGGTCGGTGGGTTGATCCTGCCATGACGGATCTTTCTTGTTCCGAGATCCTCTGGGCGGCAGCAGCGAAACTGCGGGATGGTTCGCCGCTCGTGTCTCCCACTGTGGTCGAACCGCTCGCTAAGTGGTTGGAGGACAACGCCGACGACATGGACCAGGAGGACCGCGCCGAGCCCGAGACGAGCCAAGAGAGCTATTCCGTGGCTTTCGCCCGCTCCATCCTCCGATGACGACCCCACTGAATCGCCCCGTACCTGGTCATACTCCGATCAGGTACGGGGCGGGAGACTGGCGGTGTCGTTGTGGCCGGTTACTGGGCGGTGGCCCCTACGGTAATGGCCGACGAGGTGCCCGTGACGTCATGCACTTCCATCGGATGGATTTGAACTTCGCCGTGCTCGCGATTCTTCGTTCAGCCGCTTGAGTTCAGCCAGACTCGGGTAGATCCCGAGTAGCCGACGGTGCAACACGAAGGCCACGATCCGAGTGACCTGATCAAGCCGAGAGTCACCGGGCACACCATCCGTCATCGTCTCGCTGTTCCAGGTGTCGTCGGTATCCCAGGCAGCACCCAGTGTGCCTGCGACCTCAGCGGCGATGTCACATGCGGCACAATCACGTTCGTGAATATCCTCGATTTTCCAATTGACATCGAGGATATTGTGCAGGAACTTGTCGTTCTTGCCGGTCATGGCATCAGCGAGTTTCTGGATCATTCGATCCCAGCTTAGTTCAGTCATCGGCTGAGTTGTCTCGGTAGGGACGTGCATCGACCGGCAGCTCCCGCGTTGTCACCTGACGGACCGGGAAGCCCTGGTTGATGTAGACCCTCAGGTAAGTACTTGATCTGTCCCAGTAGCCTCGGCTATCGGGCGGATAGCAGTACCAGGTGTGTTGGATGTCAGGATGAGCACGGTCGATTCGAAGGAAGACACCGCCGGGGCGCATACCATCCACGAGCCAATAACTGAATTCCGGCGCGTTGGTGTAGTTCTCGGTGACTTCGTCGTGACATTCAGTATCCATTCGGTGACCTCCGGTGCAGTCGTGGGCTCGGTGTCGGTGTCCCGAGCCTCGTTGAGGTAACGACCGAGGCTCGGGACATATTCCTTACCTCCCGATCGACAGCGCACCGGTCTGTGCACACCGCGCATGACCTGTGGTGGGAGAGATCGTCTCGCGTACCCACGACACGATGTCCCGGTTGGCGGTAGCCGCACCCTCCTCGGTGGTGAGGTCGTGGCCCGAGCGCGGCACTACGCCTGCCGTGAAGCAGGCTGCCAGGTAGTTCGGCTTCTCCGCCGTGTACAAAGCCGCACCGCTGGAGCAGTCATCTAGGTTCGTCTCGTTCGGTGCCGGTGCCTGGGAGTTGTCACAGTAGTGCGCGTCGTGCTGCCCGTCCAAGAGCAACACTGGCACCCGGATGGTGGCCGTCAACGCGTTCAGTGTGGCCGGGCGGGATGTGATCTCACCCAACGTCAGGGTGTCCTCGGTAGTCCAATCGAACTGCACCATGCCGGGCGAGGCGAAGCCGGGCGTGTAGACAGTCAGCAGCCTGCCGGCGGCCGTGGTGTTGGTCAGGTAGCCGGGATCCAGTGGACTGAACCGCCGGGGCCACACTGTCGCGGCGGCTGAGAAGGCCGTGTGCGTGGCGGCCGTGGTCGCGGCACTCACCTTGCTACCCGAGCCGGTGACGACGAGCGCAGCGTAGTCCTGGGGGTAGGTCGCGGCCTGATTCACCAGTTGTGCCGAACCGAAGCTGTGTCCCACTCCGACCACGCTGGTGTACCGGACCTTCAGCTGGGCGACCACCTGATGCAGTGTCCATCCCTGCTGGGTGAAGGTGTTCAAGCCGGAGAGCGGGTGGCTGGAGATGCCGTAGCCGAGCCGGTCGATCGCGGTGACCGCGTAGCCGGCAGCCAGCGCGGACCAGACGGTGCTGCGGACGGCAGGATCGTCTGGCCAGGACCAGTAGCTGCTGTTGTAGGTCCCGCCGTGCAGGAGGAGCAGGTCGGTCCGTGGTGGTAGTCGAAGGGTGGGAATGCATTGGAATCCACGCAAATCAGCATGTGTGTTGTCTGTCAAAGTGACCGGAAAAGTCACCTCATGACAAATGCCGATCCAGAACGGCGGAAGGGCGAACATCGGCTCGCGCGCCATGGAGGATTGCTGTGTCGACGTATCGGCCGAAGCGGCACTGGACAAAAACAGCGAACTGACTACAAGAGCCATTATTACAGTACACACTTTTTGAAGTAAGCGCATTATTGTGGACCTCCTAGGATTGGGTATAACGCCAGCGGCGTCACGTAACCGGCCCAACGGCCGTCGTTGAACACGTTTTTCACGGTCTTGGACGCCTCAACCAGTCCTCTGGTGATCCCCTCGTCCACGAGTTCGCTACAGATCATGTGGCCGGTGTTGGCGATGAACTCCCGCAGGCCCGGCGGGTTGATGCCGAACCTATGCAATGCGATCGCGCCATAGTCCAGCGCCGAGTAGCCGACGCCCTCCAGCGCGCGGCCGTGCTTGGCGATACTGTCCCGGACGGCCGAGGTCAGGATCTCGTCCGACCAGTGGCTCCAGACGATGTTGGTGCCGTCGTACGTAGACACGGGCACGATCGTGGCGCCGCCCGGCTCTGCCTGAACCACTTCGTCATCGCCCACGCACAGAACGGCGTGCTGGTAGTCCCGCCAGCCGTTCTTATTGATGCCCTGGCCGAACCAGATAGCCCGGCCGGGGAAGCCCTTGATCGCGACCAGGCCGAAGTCGCCCGCCTGTGGTTTCGCGATCATGCCGGCCGCACGATGTTGCGGAAGTCGGTCCGCCGCGCCTCATCGGTCGTCAGATCGTGCACGATATAGGGATCCTCGCCATGGCCGTGGTTCGGTGCATAGGGCTTCACTCCGTCGTCCGTGAAGAACTCCATGCACTCATGCTTCTCGACTTCGAGTAGACGTTCGAACAGCCAGCGCTGCCATGAGGCCCTGTTGTAGGCGGCGGCCGGCACGGGGAACAAATGCCGCACGCGGATCTCTTCGTGCGGTGGGTAGCTATTCGGGCCTACCACGAGCACCGTCAACGTCAGACCGGAACAACCTTGTCCCCGGTCCTCGTCGGATAGCCACAGTTGCCAGCCGGGCCGGTACGCGCATTGTTCCACCAACTCGACTAAGGTGTATGGATATGGCCCCACTTGATCATTTCGTTCGCTCGTTGTCACGCTGCCTCCATCGTCGCTATTAATCACCGCATATCCTCCGGCTTCATCTCTACTTCGTACATGGGTCCGTCCCAGCCGGTCGTGTTGTGAAGCCACGCCGCGAAGGCCGCTGGTGCCTCTTCGGGCTGGAGGCCGTGCTCATCCATGTAGTGATCGAAGTCGGCGAAATCACCTTCGTGACATCCCTGATCACAATAGCTACTCACGGTATTCCTCCTCCACAACGCAGCGACCCCCGGAGCATATCCGACTCCGGGGGTCTATCTACACGTAATAACCTGCACGGTTAATTGTAGTGCTGCGCATCAGTGCGAGAAATCCAGCAAGCATTTAAGCATCTACATGAGCTTCAGCGATGCCGTGTAATTCCTTTATACTATCGAGCCGTGCGGGGGACCATCCAAAACCAGCGGGCGTAGATGGTCCCCCTGTATCCCACCCGGACCCCTCCCAGTGGGGCCTGGCGGCCCTCCCCCGAACTGGGAGACTCCGAGGAGGGCCAGAGGCTCGAAGGGGAATTGAACCCCCATCTCGGCAATTCAGTTGTGTAGGTGCGGTCGATCTGGATTTCGCAGCGGGTTTCAGCTTGGGGCAAGAACTTGAGTCTGATGAGAAACGGTGCCTCTGCCAATTGGGCTACCGGAGCGTTGGGGAGAAGAGAACGCGTGCACGTTCTCTTCTCCGATCCCTGACTAGAGGGTAGAGCTCCGGGAGGGATTCGAACCCTCACTGTCCCGTTGTTCTCTGAGCCTCAGCTTTACCTTGAGCTTATGCCCACCCGACCTCAAGGAGGTCGGGAGTCTGTGTGTTACCGGAGGTCGGTCAACGGGTCGAACAGGTAGCCGAAGATCCTGCGGCCGAGGGTACGCTCCTGCTCCACGACGAGAGTATTGCCCTCGGAGCGAGCGGCTTTGACCGCGCGACGCAGGGTGTCGATGCGCTGGATCAACTCCACCTTCACCGAAGCGCGGATGGCGCCGGACGTCTTCACCGTCGCCCAGTAGCCGACGATCACGTCCTCGTAGAACATCTCGACCTGCGCCGGGTGCTTGTCGGTGGCCGGAGCCTTCTCGTGGTTGCGCGGGACCTTCTTGGTGCGGGTGGTTTCCGTGGGCACCGTCGCGAAGGCCACGGCGTCGTTGTTGTAGGACCACGTCTCGGCCGGGTCCAAGGTGGGCACCAGGCTGACCACCTTGCGCAGGTCGGTGAGCTGCTTCTCCAAGAAGATCAGGTAGGTCACCGGCACGTCGACCAGAATCGCGTCCGGCTGGCCGTCCAGCTTGACCGTGGCGACGGCACTGGTGTTGGCCTTCACCGAGGTGAACTCCAGGTTCAACAGGTCCGCCAGGCTCTCCTGGAGGCCGTCGAGCAGCTCCGGTACGCGAAGCTGGACCTGGGTCTGCTCGGCCGGCAGCTTGTCGCCCTCGTCGTCCTTGGGCTTGTAGGTGCGCTGGATGCCGGCCATACGGCTGGTCTGAGTGCTGTTGAAGGTGTGCAGGACGCCTTCCAGCGACTTCTTGGCGCGGTTCTTGGCGTCGGGCAGTACGGCGAGGATCTGGCTGAGGCGAGTGGTCGCCACGTAGTGCCTCCGGGGTCCTGTGAGCTGAGCTTGAGGTAGTGCCGCTTCGCGTTCAGTGTCGTCCAGCGGCGGGTACGGACGGAAGTTAACAGGATCCCCACGTCTTCGTCAACTCCGTTCACTCAGTGTGATGTTGACCAAGGGGAGGTTGACAGACCAGGTGGCGACCACTATCACGCGTGTCCGGGCGCATTGTTTTGTGTGTCGACGATCGATTTGACATCGTCATTACCATTGAGGGTGGAGTTGGGTGGGTACGATACAGTCCATCCCGATATCCAGGATTTGACATGGTGGATAGGATCGGTTCTGGCTTCTGTTCTCCAACAAGCTCGCTCATATCCGCTCGCGAAATACATAAGGGCAACTCACGCGCACGCGCTACGCGCCTGCGCGCTCGCTGCGCGCTACGCGCGCGAGGTATGCCAGGGACCTAACAACGGTATTCAACCGTACCCAGTAATATCGCGCGAGTACCCGACCGCCGCCCCCAGCGCAAGCCCTCGACGGAGATTCTTAGAATGACTTTCGATACGCCTGACAAGACCGAGTACTGCCGGGAGAGTGTGTCTCTGTGGGAATGACACATAGCCATCGCTGGGGTGAATGGGTATACGATCCGTACACCAACAAATCTATTCGGACATGTAAGGATCTTGAGTGTCAGGATCAGCAGACAGCCTCCGGAGATAAATCTCCTGGCAAAGACAAGAAGAAATAAATAGTCGGTCTTCCTGTGTACGGAGCGATGTTTCCATTAAAGGGTTGTTCCTGACACTCTGCTCGGCGGCTGCCGGGCTCATCTACCAGGAGACCGAATGCCCCATCAGGTCAAGACCCTCGTCGGGAATGTGACTCTACCGTCCGACGATGAGGGCCCGCCGATTTCCGTCCAGGCCGCGCAACAGACCATCACGTTGACGGACGCGCAGTATGCGAAGATCCCGCCCGCCGCTTTCGCCAGCATGTCGTTCTACCAGGAACTGACGCCCGACCAGATCTCTAACGCCAACGCGCCGTACCAGGGCCTGTACTACTCCCTCACCGGCACGCACAGCGCCTACCTCCAGGACCTGGGGGCGACTGCCGGCGGCAGTATTCTGGTCACGGCTCAGGGCACGCACGTCGCTGCGATGGGTGCTCTGACCTCGTCGGCCCCAGCGGCCGTGACGTCCAGTCAGAACGCCACGACCATCGCGGTGACGCCCGCCAACGCGTCCTACACCCAGGCTGACCAGACCACGATCGCCAACCTGGCGAACGCCCTGAAGATCAGCTACAACGCCGCGCAGGTCGACATCGCAGCCCTGCGCACCACGTTGGCCGCAGTGCAGACCGACTTGGCGACACTGCGCACGTTGGTGAACACTGAGCTGGCCGCCCTCCAGATCACAGGTGGTCCGCAGGCAGCGAGCTGACCTGTAGAAGCACCTCGACCCCGCACCTCCTCCAGGGTGCGGGGTCGAGTCTGTCTAGAAATATGGAAAGCGACGACGCACTCCTGGACTGGAACACCCATCGATGGCTTGGCGAATGAATCACCCCAATGAAACACTCTGGATCGCGGTGTGTGGAATACCCATATAAGATGTCGCGAACGGAACACTCCAGATAGTGGCGAGAAGTCGTCGGGCGTGGAACACCCGTAACTGCCAACACGCCAAGGAGGAACACCCTCAAATCGGCGCGTACCTGTGCTATGGAACATCCCCGTAGAACAAAAGACCCGCTCGGCTACCGCTGTCGGAACACCCCGTGTACGTGGGACAGATAGGTGGACCGACGATCTACGCCGAGGCCGGGAGGGAACACCCTCAGGAATCAAGGTCATCGCCCTGGGACGGGAGGGAACACCGGACCCTGCTACATCGGCAGCGGCAAGTGGAACACACAGGCAGTGGTGAGGAACGTCGGGGGAACACCCTGTTCGGATTGCTTCCCCCGTAGGAATACTCTCACAGGTACCGGTAGACGTGCCGAGAACACCCTGTACGGCATGATCGACTGATCGTCGCGGAACAAACCCTCAGATCTTTCGGATGACCAGGTAGCCCAGAACACTCTCGTGAGAACACTCTTGTACAGCGGGAGTTATACAAGTTCGCTGGAGCAGCCTCGCATACACGGGACAGATCTGGAGCCGCGCGGGAGGGGAGAACACCCCTGTGTACGTGGGATAGACCTTACGTGTGTCGGCGTAAGCCCGTACAGCAGAAGAACACCCTCGCGTACACAGGAAAGACGGCCCGCCGTCGCTGTCCGCCTTGAGTGGAACAACCCTGAGTACGTGGGACAGACGGACCCTTCTTGCCGAGCCACAGTCTGTCACTCGGAACACTTCTGCGTACGTGGGACAGACCGCTCGAAGCGATCCTTGAATGCCTGACGAGCCGGAATACCCCTGTGTACGTGGGCAGACCTTGGCGGTATTCGCGGCCCGGAACACACCCGCGTACGCGAGACAGACGGCGGCCCTGTAACCACGGATGGATGAGCCAACGGAACATCCCGTCAGGGCACCGATTTCCCGTGTCCATATCACTATGTAGATATAGGGGTGTGTCAGGAATTACTTCCTGGCGGTGGCCATCTGACGATGGTCTTCTCGTTTCACCGAGGACTGCTCACCATTGCTGGTGAGACTGACATTCTCTCCACGAGCGTTTAATGTCTCCCCTGCTCCAGAGGCGACAGATCGATCAGGGGCCCATTCCACCAGATTTCTGGCGGCATTCACGTCCCGATTGAGGACGAGACCGCAATGATCACAAACATATACTCTGTCCTGGAGGTTCAGCGTGGCTTTAACTGAACCGCATCGAGAACATACTTTACTGGAAGGAAAAAATCTGTCTACCACGGTCAGGGCAGATCCGTACCACTGGGTCTTGTAGTCCAGTTGGCGGCGGAACTCACCGAACGCGGCATCCAGAATCGAGCGCGAAAGACCTGATTTCGCTCGAACATTCTTGCCGGGCTTCTCGACGGTGCCTCGGGCTGAGGCTGTCATGCCGAGTACGTTCAGATCTTCGATGGCCACGCGCTCGTACTGCGTAGCCAAGTTCTTGGTCAGCCCGTGCAGGAACGATGCTCGTTGCTCGGCGACCTGGTGGTGAATGCGGCCGACCCGAACTGCCGCACGATGACGTCGTGCAGAGCCCCGTTCGGTCCGACTCAGTCGCCGCTGTGCTGTGCGCAGTCGTGCGGCAGCAGCGCGGACGAACCGAGGATTGTTGATCAGGGTGCCGTCCGAGTAGGCGGCCAGGTGCAACAAGCCCACATCGACACCGACGGCACCACGGACACGCTGGGCACGCGTGGTGGGCCGGAGAACGTGCTCTGCCGGCTCCTTCACCAACACGGCCGCGTACCACTGCGAAGCGCCCCGAGATAGCGCCACGGACTGAATCCGGGCACCCCTACTCAGGGCACGCACCAGACGCTTCGCCGAGGAGTGCAAGCGAAGCGACCCGAGTCGGGGAACGAGTAGGTGCCGGTATCCATCCGGGCGGATGGTAGGCGACTTGACATCGTGGTAGATCCGGAATGAGTCGCGCGAGCGACCCTTCTTCTTGAACTTCGGGTAGCCCATCTTCCGGCCTTTGCGTTTGCCGGTGAGGGAATTCATCCAGTTCTTGAAGGCAGCATCGGCATCGGAGAAGGCCGAGGAGAAGGTGTAGGAGGACACGGTGCGCCACCAGGGGCTGGCACCGTCCTCGCCGGTCTTCTCGTCGCCTCGGATCTTGATCCACGCACTCTTCATCGTGAAGGCCGTCGGGATCTTGATCGACACCTGCTTGCGGGCGACCTGCTCGTCTAGGCCCTCGTCCACCAGCGCCTGGACCTGGTCACGCCAGGTCTGATGCACGCCGATCTTCACCGCCAGGGCGTGATTGAATGCCCATCGAGCGGTGCCGGCGTGCTGTGCCAACGCGGACAGCTGGTTCTGGTTGGGGTCCAGGTTGAAGCGGTACGCGCGGAGGATCGTCGCCGACTCATCGGACTCGGTCATCTCACGCACCTCCTTCAGTCGCTGGAACCGGTAACACGTAATCTACGCATGTCTTCCGCAGAAGTCAAACTACTACGGAGGTAGTTTTCTCTTCCCTCGGAGGTCACTGGGCTGCTACACTTCCTAAAGACGCCAACCGCACCGGAGGAATGAGCGCCATGAGCTGGAAGTCCGCACAGGCCGCATTGTCCGCAAGCCTGCCCCGCTACGAAGACCGCCCCGAGCAGACCCGCCTGGCGACCACTATCGAGCAGACCTTCGCCACGGGCACGCACGAGCTGGCCCAGGCCGGTACGGGCACCGGTAAGTCCCTCGCCCTGCTGATCCCGGCCATTCAGTACTCCCTGGAGACCGGCGGCCCGGTGGTTGTGGCCACCGCGACCAAGGCCCTTCAGGACCAGTACGCCGGCAAGGACCTGCCGTTCCTGCGCGAGCACCTGGGTGTCGAGTTCGACTACGCGGTGGTCAAGGGTCGCAGCAACTACATCTGCCTGGCGAAGGCCAACGCTCTGGCCCCCAACGTGGTGCAGAACCAGGTCGCGCTGCTGGAGGAGTTGATCACCCACAAGACCGGCGACTTCGACGAGCTGGCCACCGTCATGGACCCGCGTGACAAGCCGCAGCTGACCACCGGTTCGGACGAATGTCCCGGCAAGCGGGACTGCCCCTTTGGTGAGATGTGCTTCGCCGAACAAGCCAAGCAGCGGGCGCGCGAGGCCAACATCATCGTGGCCAACCACTCGGTGCTGGTGACCGATCTGGCCGTGAAGCAGGCAACGGCGGGACGCGGTTCCCTCCTGCCCGACTACGACGCGGTGGCCATCGACGAGGCCCACGAGCTGGAGGACTACACCACCAACGCCATCGGCGGGGAGTTCACCCAGCGCAGCTTCACCGCGTACTCCACCGAGGTCGCCAGCTTCCTGCACGACCCGAAGATCACCCAGCAGGTCAACGGTGCCGCCCAGCGGCTGTTCACCACGCTGGAGCGGTTCCAGGGCAACGAGAAGACCCGGAACCTGACCGACATGGCCGTGTTGGACCACGAGTCTGAGTTCATCGCCGCGATCGACGCGCTGCGCACGCTGCGTACGCACGTGGAAGCCGAAAAGATCGTCGGCAACGACGACGCGGCCGGTCGGCGCAAGCGGTTGCTCAAGCGGGGCAAAAGCCTGATCGACCGGCTGGTGGCCGTGGTGCTGTCGGACTCCGAGGACTTGGTTCGCTGGGTGGAGCGCGACGACAAGCGTGGCGTCATCCTGAAGTACGCCCCCCTCTCGGTCGCGAGTTTCCTGCGGGAGAACCTGTGGCAGCAGGTCAGTTTCCCGGACTCCGACCTGGGCGACAGGCTGCCGGAGGTCACCAACCGGACCGTGATCCTGCTGTCGGCCACCCTGGCGCTGTCCGGAGACTTCGGCTACATCGCCTCCCGGTTGGGTCTGGACGAGTACAACTCGTTCGACGCCGGCACGCCGTTCAACTACCCGCAGCAGTCGGCCCTCTACGTTCCGCAGACCGACTTCGATCCCTCGCAGGGTTTCACCTGGCAGGCCAAGATGTCCGCGTCCATCGGTGAGATGGTCAAGGCAGCCGGTGGCCGGGCGCTGCTGCTGTTCACCTCGCGCACCGCGATGAACGCCGCCTACGACACCACGGCCAACCAGATGGCCGCTGCCGGCCTGACGGTACTGCGCCAGGGTGACAGGCCCAACCGGCAGCTCGTGGACGAGTTCAAGGCCGATGAGACCTCGGTTCTGTTCGCGCTGAAGTCCTTCATGACCGGTGTGGACGTGCAGGGCGATGCCCTCCGGCTGGTCGTGATCGACAAGCTGCCCTTCCCGGTGCCCACCGACGTCATCGTCAAGGCCCGTGCCGACGCCGTTGACGCCAAGGCGAGGAACAAGTGGGTGGATGGTGCCTTCCCCACCCTGACGGTGCCCGCCATGGCGCTGACCCTGATGCAGGCGTTCGGTCGGCTGATCCGGACCCGGGACGACGAGGGTCTCGTTGCGATCATGGACTCGCGGTTGTACTCCAAGAAGTACGGCAAGAAGATCCTCGCCGCACTGCCGTCGGCCCAGCGGTTGACTACGCTGACCGAGGCGACCGACTACCTGGCGGAGCTGACCAAGCGTCGGGGCTGACACACACACGATCTTCCTTTACACTCGGCGACAGGAGAAATCCTGTCGCCTTTCTTTGTCTTCCCTTCGAGGAATGACACTGCTCCTGTAAAGGAATACGATGATTGCTACGTGGGTTGATGCCGACAATACTTTGTCTGGAACAACGTTGGTGGCGGCGAAGATTTATGGTGCACTGCGCTACGTCGGCATCGGTACCGGTCCGAAACGCATGACGGTTGCTGAACGAAATGACTTGACCGCACATAGCATTACGGTATTCGGTATTGCCGAATCCACCGTCACGGAGGCGGATAACGGTTACAACGCTGGTGTTCGCGATGCCCAGGCGGTGCTTGCGGATCCGGCTAGTGTTGGATTGCAATACATCTTCGCCGTTAATGATAAACCCACTTATATTCAAAGCGACGTGGACTACGTGCGTGGCTTCGCGTCTGTGCTTGGTACCAGGGCCAGTGCATATGGATTCGCCTCCTTTCTGGTCGCTGTGCGGACCCAGACGCCTGTATCTTTGTACTGGCAGGCGGGTCTCCCTCCGAATATGACTGGTACCCAGTCTTTTGTGCATTTCTGGCAACGACAAGGCACCAGCGGTAACGGTTCGGACGGACCGGCCAACCCGACGACTGCGGTCATTGGTGGCGTGACCTGCGATCTGAACAATCAACTTCTGGAGGTAGTCGTGACCCAACCCGCAGATATCTGGAGCTACGCGATTCCCAATCCGTTGTTCGACTCGACTGTCACCGACTCGGCTGACGTCCGTAGCCACAAGGCATATACGGCCGCGCAATTCTTGGTGGGTGACTGGCGTAACGATCTTCAGACCCAGCAGACCGTGAGTGCCAACCAGGTGGCGTTGCTGTCGGCTCTCAAGACGTTGCCTACGGGTGGCCAGGTGGACGTCCCGACGTTGGTAGCGGCATTGGCAGCCCCGCTGGAGGCTGCGCTGGCCCCCCTCCTTCCGCAAGGCGTTACGGCAGCTCAAATGGCGCACGAGCTGGGCGCGGCGTTGGACGCGGCGAAGTAGCACATTACTGTCTACTTCGTACTGAGAACTCTCAGGATGAGGTAGTTGACGGAGACGGGGCACGGAGCACTACGATGTCGTCATACCGATCGTGGTACGAGTACCCCTACTTCGACTGAGATCGCCACTACATCAAAGGGGAATAATGAGTACGCCTACTAGCGGTTCCACGCCTGCCCAGGAAGTCGAGAAGCAAGCTCTTTCCAAGGTTCATCAATTCTTCGACGAGATCGAATCCAAGGCGAAGAATGCTCTGGGAATATTGTCCAGCGACGCACAGGCTCTGCTCGCGAAGCTGCGCAATCAAGTCCACCAGGACGTCCAGCTGGGTACCGATCAGGTCAAGCAGGACATCACGCAGGGCAGCACTGACGTCCAGCAGGCTGTTGCCCCGGCCGCTACCGACAACGCTCCCACGGCCACTCCTCAGTCCTGATGACCAGCGGTTTTCAGCAGTTGCCCGCGAAGGGTCTCATGGCGAGTGAACCGGCGCTCACCACGAGCGGCGGCGTCATGTTCTGCACGTTGATCATCAACGCGCTGGTGTCCTACGGGCTGCCCGTCACGTTGGACTTGAAGATCCTTTTGGTGTCAGTGGTGGGCATCCTGGGGCCGATGGTGAGCGGAGTGATCACTCGCAGCCGGGTGTTCAGCCCTACGGCGATCAACGAACTGCAAAAAGGCTGGTCACAGGTGGTGGACAGTACCTCTAAGGCTGATCCGACCACCTCGGTCGTCCAACCAAGCACACCGCAGAGGCCAGCAACGTAACACGGAGTCACGAAGCCGCCACTCTCCTGGGTGGCGGCTCTCTCCATGTCTGTAGCAAGAAATCTTGATACGATGTCCTCAGTCAGCTACCCTTGGGGTGACCGACTACGACGATCGAATCCGCACAGGAGGAAGCAATGACGACGGCAGTAGAAATCGCTGCGAGCAAGGTGACCACGCTACTGGCTACGCCCGGTACGAAGTGGAGCGACCTGGTCAAGGCCCTGGTCACGGTCGCCGAGGAGCAGGCGGTGGAGACCGTCGAGTCCGAGGTGAGGTTGCCGGAGCCAGTCTTCCTCTCCGAGCGGGAGAAGGAGGCTCTGGCCATCCTGGAGGCCCGCGTGGATGCCACAGGTTGGCCGAAGGCCCGCAAGGAACTGACCAGCTTCCAGCGCACCTCGATGATCAAGCTGTTGTCCTCCACGAAGGTCCTCAAGGACCTGGTGGAACGGATCGAAGCGCAGACCAAGATCGCCGCTTGGAACCACCTGGACGTCGAACTGGAGAAGTCCGACGAGTTCGACGAGGAGAACACCCAGCGTGACAAGTGGGGTTACTACGCGGTCAGAGGCTCGATCGAGGACCCACAGACCGGTCTGCGTATCGACAGGGACGTCCGTGCGGCCAGCGCCAAGCTCACCGCTGAAGATCTGGCCACGTTGGAGACCGACGGCGTCATCACGCACGCCGAGTTCTTGGACTTGACCGCGCCGGCACGGGTCATCGAGCCCACGAAGTTCATGCACGCGTTGAGCAAGGATCGCACTCTCGTCACCCGGATCGCCTCGGCTACGCAGGCGGGCACCCCGAGCAACGCGATGGTGCTCCGAGGAAAGGACTGATCCATATGGTGACATCGCAACCGCTGATCATGGCGGATCCCGAATTGCTGACTCCGCCGAATCAGCAACTGTGGACCACTCCCCGGATGTTGGACGAGCGCCGGATGTGGCCTACCTATTCGCCGCACGAGGTGGCCCACTGTTTCTTCGGTTTCACGACCGCGTGGCTTCGTAAGCATTTGCAGTCGGGCAAACACATCACGCAGCAGTGGGGCGAGATCGAGCCGCCCCGTACGGAGTCGGGTCGGATGCAGTTCCGCTTGTACGACGTCGAGCGGCTGGCGTACTCCTTCTTCGAGAATAATGTGATCACTGGCCAGCGTCTGGGTCAGGTCGTGCACCTCGTGAAGATCCACGCCCAGATGCACCGATTCATGTGAGGGATCGAGGATGAAGGAGCTGCGCGTGCTCCTCGATGACGAGGAGCACAAGGTCATGATGCTGCTGCTGGCGCTACGCGAGCAGGAGCAGGCCGATGAAGAAGACACCATCAGTCCGGCTTTGATCGAGCTAGGCGACCGAGACCCCTTCTTGATCAAGACGTTGGAGGCAGTCTCGGCTCTATTGGACTACGTCAAGGAAAAGATCCATGCCGACACCACTGATGGATAAGCCCGAGGGCCAGATCCAGATCTGTGGTTACCGACTGGCGACCGGTCCGCTGTGTCACGCCGACACGGTGGACCGGTGGTGTGCTCACCACTCACAGGAGCAGTTCCTGACGTGTTGCTCCTGCGGGGAGCCCGCGCTCCAGGAATGCCCTGCGTTCACGACGGCGGCCCAGATTCGCTGTGGGATGCCGCTGTGTGAGCGCTGCGAGCACAAGCTCGGCGTAGGGCATGTACGGCGCCGCTCGGCCGTGGAGGTAGCCCGAGATGAGCTGGCTGCCGCCCTGCTCCTCGCGCTACGCGAGGCCGCACACCGGCAGCTCGTGAGTTTCACCGAGGCCAACGGCCACCAACTGGCGACCTGGCTGATTGATCAATTGACGACGAGCATCACACTGAAGATGTTGAGCGGATTGGCGACACCCCCTGATGCAGAACGACAAACCCATTAGTTATCTTTTGGTTGACGGTAATAATTTGCTGATGCGTGCCATCTACGCCACGCTTCAGTCCGGCATGGAAGTGGGAGGAATCAATACTGGCGGCCTACTGGTCTTCATCAATACGCTGACCAAACACATTCGTGAGACCAAAGCGACGCATGTCGGTGTCGCGTGGGACATGGTTGGTGGCTCGCATCGCCGCAGTATTGACTCTCAGTATAAGGTCAATCGACAGCTCGGGCCGACTGCGCAGCAGAAGAAGCTCATCTTTCCATTGGTGAAGGAATTTTGCACGCTGGCGGGAATCACCCAGTACGAACTGGAAGGTTGGGAGGCTGACGATATCGTCGCCGGTTGGTGGGCCGATACCTGGCACGAACTTACCGACAATAAGGCGACTGATCCGGTCATTATCATCTTGTCCTCGGACAAGGATTTCTTGCAACTGCTGGGTGACAACCCGCATGGTCTGCGCACCGTCCAGCTTCGACTGTCCTCGTTTCAGACCGACACGGACATGTGGACGGCCACGCGGGTCCAGGAGATCTATGGCTGCCAGCCTCGGCAGTTGCCAATGATGATGGCCTTCATGGGAGACTTGGCCGATAATGTCACCGGCATTCGTGGGATCGGCCCCAAGAAGGCCAAGAAGCTGCTGGAGACCCATAACTGGGACTTCCATCGAACGGTGGATTCTCTGCTGGTGGCCGACGATCAGGATCGTGTGCGGCGCAATCTGTCTCTGGTGAATCTGCGCGAGGTCCGGTTTGAGCAAACGCCGTCGGAGACTCTGCATTTCATTCCGCCCAACGAGGGTACTCCTCGATACCAGCGACTGATGTCCTTCTGCACGGCGTGGCAGCTGGAGTCGGTAGTGCATCGACTCCCTACCGCGCTGTGGGAGAACTCGGAGCCCACCAAGTCGTTGCCGGGCAAGCACTTTGAGGTCCCCACCACGTCCGCGTCACCCTTGCCCTAAGCTGCGTGATCAGCTACCGTCGAGCGGTCCTATCTACTGGACCTACTCGGTATCGGCATGACCGAGCCGTTACAGTGATCAACTGCATGACGGCTTCGCCCGGTCTCTCTGGCCGAGCCGGGCGGAGCCGTTGCATCTGTTAGGGGAGGGTCGCGCGAGTAGTGATGGATCTACAGCGACCGCTCGATGTCGACCAGCAGCCTCGACGTGAGGCGCTCCCCATGACGCGACGCCAACTGTTCCAAACAGTCAAAAGTGGACAGAGAATTACTTTCTCTGTCTTCGATGCAGATCCAGTGACCGGCTACCTTGCTGGCATTGACGATGACCATTTCTTTGTGTTGGAGCCAGAACACAATAGTGGATTCCATAAAAAGGTCATTCGCGAGGGATGTTGCCCTGTCTTCCTGATTCATCCGGAGCCATCTTTTGATGATGAGCCGGACAAAGAAGAAATGGAAAGAATCATCAGCCCCTTTCGGTCGTGGGTATTGTCACAGATATATGGTCAGAAATCACGGTCTGAAAGGGATGTCGCATGATCAATTTTGACACTGAACTGGATCAGGCCGGAGTCTCCCGACTCATTCGCGAGACAGTGCCCGTTGTTACCGACACCATCAGGATCACTCCCCGCCGAGAGACGCGTACGACGCATGTGCAACGGCCGTCAGCGCAGTGGACATGGGAGGATCTACGCAGCTATGTAGTTAGTCAACTCGAACAGCATTTCGGTGCCTTCCCTCGGGACCCCTTGAAGGAGAAGGCTATCTTCACCGGATTCCTGAGTCGGTGGGGTGAGAAGGCCGGTCCCATCGCGGAGTTCGTTTTCGAGTTGCAAGACGGCATGTGGAAGGGTGCGCCCATGTCCGTCTATCGATTCTGCCGCAATTCTGATCCTTACTTTGCTCAACCCATCGCCGATCGTCTCAGCTAAACGGACCCCTTTTCATATGCCTCGTCACAGAGGGGCTACCCATGTTGACTTTGTCTCCGAATCCCCCTGCTATTCGGAATCTTTTGAACGCTGATCTCGATCGACTAGAGTCTTTGTACGGACCGAAGGTGTTGCCGCGCGGACCTCGGGGCTGTCCGACCTGTAAGGGAACAGGGCACTTCCGATGGAAAACCATTGGTGGTGAACCAGCTGAATGGCAATGCAACTGTTCCGAGCAGTACCAATTACACCTGTTCTTGCTGAATGCGGGCATAGATCTGCGGTACCAACGGCTGTCCTGGGCGGATATCGAGGGAGTGGAGCCCGAAGCGCTGGCCATGGTGGTGGACTACATCGACCATGATCGCGCCTATGTCAACCAGGGGCTTGGTCTGGTACTGCACGGGGTCAACGGCACCGGGAAGACCCTGCTGGCGACACTGTTGCTCAAACGGCTGCTGAAGAAGAGCTACGACGGCTACTTCACCACCTTCCAGACCTTGATCTCCAACTTCACCGAGGGCTGGTACAACCAGGATCAACGCAAGTGGTTTGCCAAGCGCATCTACAACGCGGGCCTATTGGTAATCGATGATATCGGTCACGAGGATCGCCGTCGCCTTGAGACCGTTGTACCCATGTTGGATGAGATGGTGCGTGCTCGGGTCGCCGGAGCGCGGCCTACGTTCCTCACGACGAACTTGTCCTTGAAGGATGTGAAAGATCTATATCTCAACAATGTCATGTCCTTGTTGATGGGCTCCTCCATCATGCATGAGTTCACGGGTGATGATTACCGATCACGCGAAGCGGAAGAGACGAGGAAGATGGCTCGGGATGGTTTGTGTCGACCCATTGTTTTGGAGTGATACATGAATCATGCTGAGAAGGTGCTCTATCAACATCTTTCCGATGTGGATTCTCTCGATGTCCTGGCAAGAGAGCGCTTCTCTGTTGAAGAGGTAAGAGAGGTCATTCCCACCGAGGCTGGTCGTTATATTGTCGCGTGGTCGTTGAACTACTACTTCGCCAACGGTCGGAAGGTCGCTCCCACTCCTGAAGCCATCACCGAGACCTGGGTGGTGGAGATGGAGCGTGCGGATATTTCATTGGGGGACGGCACCGAAACCGACTCCATTGAGTGGGCCATCGAGCAGCTTCGTGCCCATCATGCGGTGTGGAAGTCCCAGGAGTTCGTGAAGGGCTTCGCCAGTGCCATCGCCAAGGCCGCCCCCACGGAGAAGGTCGTCGTGGTCCAGCAGGCCGCTTACGACCTCTATCAGCTCTCCCAGCGCTTGATCAGCCGTCGGGAGGAGTCACAGCTCGCCCCCGGTGTTCAGACGGCCCTGGAGCATTACAGGGAGCGTGCGGACACCGAGCAGTCCACGGATGGTCTGACGTTCGGGCTGCCCCTCGTGGACCTGCATACCCATGGTGTGCACGGCGGTGAGATCTCGGTGTTCGCGGCCGGGTCGGGTGTAGGCAAGTCCTGGTGGGCCGTGAAGACATTGCTGGCCGAGTGGCGGGCCGGACGTCAGGCGGTGCTGTTCACGCTGGAGCTGTCCATGCTGACGTGTTTCGATCGGATCGCGTGCATGGGTGCCGGCGTGTCCTACCAGCGCTGGCAAGAGGGTCGTGCCACCGAGGACGAAGTCGACCGAGTGACCCTTCTGATCAAGAACCTGGAGGACAGCCCGATCAAGCCTCTCATTGTCCTACCGCCCTCCGGGGAACGTTCCATGATGGCCATGGTGCGTCAAGCACAAAGTCATGATGCACAGTCCATCATTATTGACCAGCTCACTTTTGTGGACGTGGTGGAAGGTTCCCGGGCACGACAGCGATGGGAGTCGGTCGGTGAGAAGATGCACCAGCTGCACGAGCTGATCACGGGAGGCGCCTACCGGCCCTCCGTGTTGCTGATGCACCAGATCAACCGCGATGGTGTCCAGGCCGCGCAGAAGACTGGGCGGTACGAGATGTGGCACATGGCGGAGGCTGCGGAGGTCGAGCGCACAGCAACCTTCGTGTTCGCTGTCTTCCAGTCACGTATGGATCAGGTCATGCATCAGGCCAGATTGCAGATCCTGAAGAATCGACGTGGTGCTCTCAAGACGTGGATGATGCTGTGGGAGCTGGAGTTTGGTGCCATCAAGGCCGACCATGAGCTGGTAGAGGAAGACGATGACGACTGACTTCTTCGAAGCTGTGTTGCTGGATGACGATGCCAAGGAATCCATCTGTCGCCAGCTCCTGAGTGAGTTCGGTGTCACCCACATCAATCGCACCGCCAAGGGTGAACTGATCCACTCCTGCTGTCTACCTTTCGGCTCTCATAAGAATGGCGACCGCAATCCTTCGGCTTCTCTCAATTTTCGTAAGCTGACTTACAACTGCCTAGGGTGTGGATCACACGGTGGCTTGTTGTGGTTCATCGCCTCGTGCCGGGGTGAGGACTCCGCGCAGGCCCGAGAGTGGCTGGAGCAGCAGACTGGTCTGGGACAGACCGTCATGGAGCTGCCGACACTGCTGAAGATGATCGATGAGATGTACAAGCCCCAGGTACACCGACTGCCCCCGATTCCGCGCTACGACGAGGCAGTGTTGCGTCCTTGGACGCACGAGGTGTTCCATCCCTACCTCACCGATGGCCTACCCGAGTATGGTGTGCAGGGCCGGCACATCCCGGAACAGACGCTACGTCGCTTCGGGATCGGTTATACCGATCATTATACGGATGGCTCCGAACGCATCATCATTCCACAGTGGTGGGATGGTCACTTGGTAGGCTGGCAAGCTCGCCACGTGGATGCTGCCGGCAAGTCTGACAAGTACAAGAACTCGCCTGACTTTCCTCGGGAACAGACGATTTACAATTACGATCCCCACCAGATCACTGCCCTAGTGGTAGAAAGCCCTATGTCAGTGTTGCGTCATGTCCACCACATGCCGGAAATAATGGCGACGTTCGGCGCCAAGGTGACTGATGAGCAAATTCGTTTGCTCCAGGTCTTCCCGGATGTCGTGCTGTGGTACGACAATGACACGGCCGGGTGGCACGCCACCCACCACATCGCGCAGGCATTGGCGCCGTACACCACCGTCTGGGTGGTCTGCTCTCCGTACGCAGCGGATCCCGCCGACCTCCCGGACGATGAGGTATGCAGACTGCTCAACGCCATGGAGCCCTACGTGGTGTGGAGTCCACCGACAACGTTGATCCCTTGGAGGGACGATGACACTGCGCAAGACAGCCCACGGTGAAGTACTGGGCACCTCATCGCAGGTCCGCGAGGCATTGATGCAGAGCACCCCATCTTGGTCGCCGGATGACGAAGCTGCCCTCATCGACGAGAACATGCTGCCTGGTCCCACCGACGACGTCAGTGTGCATACCGAATAGTCAGGAGCAACCCCATGCGTAACGAGTGGGGCGACATCGATATCACCGAGTACCTGGCTCGGCTGCCGGATCGAGGAGAATGTCTGACGCATCCCCATCATGGTGTGAGCTATGTTGGCATCGATGGGGACAAGGATGATTGGTCGGTCTTCGATCGGTACAGTCCTTATCCATTCTTGTCAGAACAACCGCATCTGGTGGGAACAGGACCGGTAGAATGTAGTACGAGTACCGATGTCGCCCTGCTCAACGACGTCATCTGGGACACTAATCAGTACTACCGCAAGCTCGGTTTCACCTTTCCTTATCATCCTACCAAGAAGGAACTACGCGTAGCTTTCGTCGAGCACGGTGGTCCCGACGATGCGTGGTTGATGATGGTGTTCAAGAACCTCATCGACGATAAGATTAGGCGTCTCTATGACGGCACGCCGCTGGGGCAGTTCTTTTTGGATGCTGATTGGCAGCAACGGTTGAAGCAGCGGGCGTTGCGTGAGGCCCTGCGTCGTGTCCAGGAGTATGGCGAGGGTCTGGCGGACTTCGAGACCGAGGAGGTCCTGAAGGAGTGGGGGCTCACGGTTGACCCGCCCCAGGGCGACGGCTACGGTGAGGACTCGTCCACATCGGAGGACGCGAAACCGTCAGAGACTCGTCGTAAGATCCCGTGGCAGTACTCCTACTACCTCTGGCGGTCGACGGAGTACGACACAGAACGACTGGGTCGCTGGCAACAGCTCCTTGTTTCTGCTTTTGCGCAAAAGAAAGTGCGAAGAACGTTCAGTGTGGGCTACTTCGGGAAACAACCACATCGTTGTCTTGTGTCCGTGGTGGACGGACGACAGGTTCTTTTCCTCAACGAAGACCAATGGCCCGACGAAGAACTTGCCGCGCACATGGTGATGCAGGTGCTTCTCGATGAGAAGCGAGCACAGATCGGAGCACAACGTGACTACCCCCAACTTCAATCGCGGTGGTAAACGCGCGGAAGAGGAAGCGAAGAAGCGTAATACCGGCTTCGCGAAAACTCCGTGGTTGCGCCTGGAGGATGGCGACCAGGTCTATCTGCGCCTGATCGATGATTCCGAAGACTGGATCTGGGTCAACCAGCACGAGTTCATCTCCACTAAGGGCGCTCCGCCAGACTTCAAGGCCGAGGGCAACAAGAAGTGGCCCACCACCATGGGCGCTGTGTGTCGTCGCGACGAGGCATTCCAGGGCATCTACAACGACTGCTACATCTGTGACCACGTCACTAAAGATGGCAAAAAGGCTCGTCCAGCCCTGCGGCTCTATGCTCGTGCGGTGGAGCGGGAGCAGGTCCTGGGTACGCAGGAAATGCTGGAGGCAGGCAAGCTTGATCAGTACCCAGATCCGTCCAAAATGGTTGATCGTCGAGTAGGTTTCAAGGATGCCCAGGTGGAAGAGCCTATCCTGGATAAGGAAGGGAAGCCCACCGGCAAAACCGAGATGCGGCGCAAGATTGTTGTGCTGCGGTTCGGCATGAAGAACTTCTTCGGTGCCCTGCAAGGTCTATATGACGTGTACGGCAAACTCACCGACAAAGATCTATCGGTGACCCGCAAGGGCTCTGACACCGACACGGTGTACTCCATCGTTCCTCTAGAGCCCACCCCAGGTCACGACTTGGCTGACCCGGTGCTGAAGGCGCGCTACGAGGAAGCAGCTCTGGCTGCTGGAGCCGACCTGACGAAAATCATTTCCGATCAAGCCAGCGACGATTACTATGCAAGGTTTTTCGACAAGACCAAGGACTTCCCGTCCAGTGGCAAGGGCAAGGACGACACCGAGTCCGAAGGCGCTCCCGTCGATCAGCAGGCCAAGCCAGAAGCTCGTGCAGCGGACCCGGAAGCCCTGCGTCGGATGCGTGAGAAGGTTCTGAACGCCAACCGCCCAGTTCAGACCGAGGAGCCTGCGGCGGCCAGCTCGGTGAACTTCGAGTAGTTCACCGTTGCCGACCGGCGGCCCTGCCCCCGTGAATGGGCTGGGCCGTCGGTCACCCGACTGTGGGAGCGGCCATGCATGTGGTTCATGCCTATGCCTCGGGTATCATCGACATTGATGACATCAAGCTTCCTCGGCATAGTTTGATTGAAGATGTCGATGGCATTCGTTTGTTGTTCATCGATAGTGCCTACATTCCTCAGGCAGAATGGATCGACGCAGCGAACCGAGGAGCCCAAGCAATTCTATGGCTAGGTGCTGATCTTCGTATTCGCTATATTTCGGTAGAACGTTATGCCGAGGAGAAGATCTCTTCGGAGCGCAATGCTATGTTGTGCTTCACGGTGCCAAAGACATCTTGGAATCGATGCGATCGACTGCTGTCCTACGTCGAGATGGACTTCCAGGCCCGGGACGTCCAGGGCTTCGTGCACCTACATACCCACAGTGAACACTCGGCGCTGGACGGCATCTCTACCATCGAGGAGATCATCGACGCGGCGCTGGCGGACGACCAGCAGGCCGTCGCCATCACCGACCATGGAGTCTGTGCCGGGCACCCGGTCCTGGCACTGGCGGCCGAGAAGAAGGGCATCAAGCCCATCTTCGGCATGGAGGCATACCTCGTTGATGACCGCCATGCCCGTGATGGTAAATCCAACGACTACTGGCATCTGGTGCTGTGGGCCATGGACGACGAGGGGCTGCATAACCTCTGGGCCATGTCCACGGAATCTTACCGCGAGGGTTTCTACTACAAGCCCCGATTGGACTGGGATACCCTCCGGCGGCTGAATAAGGGTGTCATGGCATCCACCGCGTGTCTCGGTGGTCCACTGCTGGATCCCTGGCAGTCCGGTGATATTGACAAGGCGATCACCAATCTCGCTCAGCTCAAAGACATCTTCGATGATCGCCTCTACATCGAACTTCACGTCAACCATCTGGAACAACAGATCGCGGGTAACCACTGGCTCGTCGGTATCGCCGAGCAGTACTCGGTGCCGATGGTGGCCGTCGTGGACTCCCACTACGCCACCCAGGACGACGCTCACGCCCATCGGGTCTGGCTGGGCATCCAGACCAACACCGACGTCCAGGACGACGACACCACGCTGTTTGCCGGAGATCAGGACTACCACCTGATGACCGAGGCCGAGGTGCGTGAGGCACTGTCCTATCTGCCCGTCGAGATAGTGGATGAGGCCGTACGCAACACCGCACGGGTGGCGGCACGATGCACCGCGAGCATGACCGGCAAGGGCCACAACCCGGTCTACACCCGCAAGCTCAGTACTTCCCACGAGGAGCGTGCCCAACTCGATGCCGAACGGCTGCTGGACATTTGCCTGGAGCGCTGGGAGCTGCGCACCGGAGGCAAACAGCAGCCGCAGGATGAGTACCTGGCCCGATTTGAACGCGAAATCGAGCTGATCATCAAGAAGGGTTTCGCAGGCTACTTTTTGATGAACTGGGATCTCGTGAGCTATGCCAAGTCACATGGTGTGCTGGTGGGTCCGGGTCGAGGCTCTGGTGGTGGTTCTCTGGTGGCCTACGTTCTCGGCATCACCGAGATCGATCCGGTAGAAAACGATCTGCTGTTCGAGCGGTTCATGACCGAGGGCCGAGTCGAGTTGCCGGACTTCGACATTGATTTCCCCAGTTCCCGCAAGGGGTTCATGCTCGACTACGTTCAGCAGCGCTGGGGAGCGGCCCACATCGCCATCGTCGGGACGCATCTGCGGCTGAAGAACAAGGGCGCCATCAACGACACGGCCCGCGCCATGCGGTCTCAGTTGCCCGACACGACGCTCGCTGACCTACAGCTGGTGTCCAAGCTCATCGACGCGGCCGAGGCCAGCACAGCCGGTCTGGGGCTGTCGTGGGATGACCTCTGGGCTGAGCACGGAGAGGTGCTGGAGCCCTTTCGGGAGCGCTACCCCGAGCTATTCGCTATGGCAGCCAAGCTCCGGGGTCGGTTGAAGACCTACAGCAAGCACGCGGCAGGCGTCATCATCGATCCCGACGATGAGTTGACGGACTCCCTACCGCTGTGGTCGGGTACCGACCAGCCCTACATGACCACCCAGTTCGACAAGAACGTCTTGGAGAAGCTGGGATATGTCAAATTCGACATGCTGAATCTACGTAACCTCGACACTATTCAGGACTGCGTGGATCTCATTCATGAAAAGACTGGCCGGTGGATCAGTCCCTACGATTGGCGCGACGAGTACGCGGATCCCTATGTTTGGGACGAGATCTCCGACGGCTGGACACTGGGCATCTTCCAGGTCGAGACGACAGCTGGAACCCGGTTGACCAGACGGTACCGCCCCCAGAACGTGGCAGATCTGGCGAACATCATCACGCTGGTACGACCCGGTCCCACGCGCTCCGGACTGACCGAGACCTACTTTCGACGCCGTACGGGTGAGGAAGAAACCACCTTCGTTGACCCTCGTCTGAAGATGGTGTTGGCGAAGACCTACGGCACGTTGCTGTATCAGGAAAATATCATGGCTACCACGATGGCGTTGGCTGGCTACGGTGGTGACGAGGCTGATGAAGTACGCAAAATTCTAGGTAAGAAGCTTGTAGAAAAAGTAGCTGGAGCTGGACGGAAGTTTAAGCAGCGAGCTATTGAGAATGGTACCCACGAGGATGTCGCAGAACTTCTCTGGGACCAGATGGCTGAGTTCGCGAAGTATACCTTCAATGAAGCACATGCTTACGCCTACGCTATCATTGGCTACTGGACAGCGTGGTTGAAGTTCCACTATCCGGTGCAGTACCTGTGCGCCTCTCTATCCACGATCAAACAGGAGCGCATTCCTGAATTCGTGGAAGAAGCCCGGCGCATGGGCTACCAGGTTTTGCCGCCAGACGTCAATGAGTCCAAGATCGGCTTCACGGCCCAACAGATGTCCGTCCGCTATGGACTGATGTCGATCAAGGGGATCGGGGAGATCGCCGCACAGGCCATCATCGCGAACCAGCCCTACAAGTCCTGGGAGGACTTCCTGGAACGACGGGACACCAAGTGCAATGCCGGTCACATCAAGACTCTGATCCGCATCGGCACGTTCGATTCCCTGGTGCCCAACCGTCGAGGGCTGGAGACGCTCGTTGCTGAAGGAGAACTACCGGCGGCCGAGCGATGTGTCTACCGAGGTCCTACGTCTCTGGTGACGATGTTGCCGTGTGTGTTCGACTGGCCGTCCGAACCGATTGAGGTGGGCCGTACCGGCAAGCCGAAGAAGCCGAAGCCGCCACCGAAAAAGTGCACGCGGGCGTGTCGGCACTTCACCGAACGAGACCCGCTGGATCCGCTGACCGTGGCGCCGTACACCGATGAGGACATCCGCCGAGTGGAGATGGAGTTCCTCGGTGTATTCCTCTCCTCCACGCCCTTTGATCGACTGCCGGACGAAGACCGTCAGTCGGTGTCCACCGCGATGGACGTGCTGACCGGACCGCAGGGCAGTTACCTCATCGCAGGTCTGGTGAAAGCCTTCCGACTCAAGCCCGGAGGAGATCGGTATGGGCGCCCGATGGGCTGGATCACCTTCACCACCGAACGCGGGGAGCTGGACGCGGTGGTGTTCAGCAAGACCTATGAACGTTTCGGGGTCTACCTGAAATCCGGAATGCTCGCCTACGCCACGGTGGACAAGAACAGTCGTGGACAACAACTCGACCTTTTCCAACCTCTGGATTGAGAGACACGATGGCTGTAGAGCAACTGGGACCGAGCGCGGCGGCACTCGCGCAGTTCGAGAAGACCTTCGCCAAGAGCTTCGGTGATGCCGTACTGCGGCGCGTGGATGACACGGTGCGCTACGACGTGATCCCGACTGGTTCCTTGGAGTTGGATCTGGCGATGGGTGCCGGCGGCTACGTCCGGGGGCGGTTGACGGAGCTGTACGGACCGACCGGTTCGGGCAAGACGACCATGACCCTGTTGGCCGCTGCCGAGGCACAACATGCTTACCCAGAGGAGATGGTGGGCTTCATCGACATGGAGCACACCTTCGATGCCGACTGGGCTGAGTGCCACGGTGTGGACCTGCAACGGTTGTATCTGGTGCAGCCTCAGGATTCCGAGGAAGTCGCTGACGTTCTGAAGCAGATGACCGAGGCTGGTTTCTTCTCCGTCATCATCCTGGACTCTATTGGTGCGATGATTCCCAAGGAGGAAATGGAGAAGAACGCCGGGGACGTCTCGGTGGGGACCGCCGCGAAGATCATCACCAGGATGGTCAAGATCAGCACGGTGCAGGCGCACAAGTTCAACGTCGCCATCCTGCTGATCAATCAGATCCGAGCAGTCATCGGAGGCCCTCCCATGGGAGCCAAGACTGGTCGGGGTGGTGGCTTCGCACTGACACACGTGACCACACACGTGCTGAAGTTCCGCAAGTCCGATGCAGCCATCACGGTTGGCACTGACGATGCCAAGACCGAGATCGGTCAGGAGATCGCGGTACAGGTGGAGAAGAACAAGATCGCTCCCGCGAAGAAGACCGCGCGGATCACGTTGATGCATCGGGAGACAAGCAAGTTCGGGCCGATCGGTGTGGATCGTGCCAGAGAAGCCGCGATCCTGGCGAAGAAGCTTGCTCTGGTGCCTATTTCTGGTTCTTATTACCAATTCCGCGATGAGAGGGTCAGTTCGAAGGAGGCTGCTATCGACTATCTGCGGAAGCATCCTGGTGAGGTTGCCAGCATTCGTCAGGCGGTGTTGGCCACGGTCGCCGATACTCTCGTGCAGGACGACCTGGATGAAGGCTGACATGGATTCCATCGCCTTGTCCCTGGCGATCATCGCCCTGGTGATAGCCCTCTTTGCTTTCATCTGGCTGCTCTTGAAGCGCGGCGATCCACCCGTCTCTCTACCGGAACTCGACGCTTCCCCGGCCCCTCTACCGCAACGGCCTCTGGTACTGTCCGTCACGCCGGGCGCACCGAAGCACGGCCCCTACATCCTCCCGTCTTTGGGTGCCTTCGCTATTACTGACTATCACGTGCAGGACTATGATGAGCCCCTGCGTTGTTGTACATGCGGACGCGAGTTTGTCGAAGACGAATCGTTCTGGTCCATCGATATTCCTGACTATCCTGATGGACTCCTGGGCGTCTGCACCCTCTGTTATGGAAAGGCCATTGCGTGATCGCGCAACCCAAGCCGCATCTTTTGCATATCTTTGTCAGTGATGAAGGATTTTATGAGTATTCCCTTGATTGTCCCCATGACGACGAGGCTGATCGGTCGTGTGCTGTGTACGAAGAGTGCACCGAGCATTCGATGCCACCAGAGCCCGACAGCGAATGTCCGCCCTACCGGTGGACCGATGACGCCAAGCTCGCACGAGATGAACAAGACCACTGGCTCTATGCGGAGGACGCTGACCCGGTGGCCGTGGTGCAGTGGAGCGAGTACGACCGTGCGCTGGAAGCCTGGGAGGACGGCCACGACATGGTCAGCGGAAGCGTCGGATTTCATCGGGACGACAGCCGCTGCTGGGTAGTCGAATGGGTACACAACGACATTATCACTGAAGGCTGGGATCTCGTTGATTTCACTCGTGTTGAAGTGACCTCTCCGCTGCTGGTGCGGTGGTCCAATCGAGGCGGCGTCGATGACTCCTATCTGGAACTCTCTCCCTGGGAGAATGATGAAAAAACTCACGACGCATGATATGGGCGATGCCCATGAAGAATTCCTGGCGCGGCTCCTCCAGGGGCGTCGCTCACGAGGCTCGGGAAATCAATTCAACGACCAGATGGATGGCCGCAACGACGTCCACACGCCCTACCGGTTGGCGTGGGACGGCAAGTCCACCCTCGGTAAGTCCATCGGCGTGACGCTGGAGATGTGGGCCAAGGCCGCCCAGCAGGCCGGTGGCGAGATCCCGCTGCTCGCCCTGCGGTACTACTCCAACGAGCGCCTGACGGCGGTAGGGGCCGATCTGGTGGCTCTGTCCATCCATGACTTCGTGGAGATCCTTCACGCGGCCCGGCAGTGGCAGGCCAGCCAGACGCCGAAGGACCCTACCGATGCTGAAGTGAATCTCCAGGATTTCCTGGATGACTTTGAATGACCGTCACGCCGAATTTCCGCAAGATGGTCACCGAGATGAATCAGGGCAATATCCTGATTCCTCTCATTCGAGCGGCATTGTATTCCCCTGACTTCAAAGGATTCCCTCTCATGGTGGAGGGATGGCAAGAGCGGCCGTATGACGGTTGGTTCCATCCCTCCACACACGCGACGTGGACAGCACGACAACTGACCTATTATCTGGTTCATGGAGACAAGGTCACGCCGGAGCCACCGGAACTGAGCTTCGTCTTCGCCGTGACACAGGGGAAGTTTTGGCACGACTTCATTCAAGAACTCTTGCTGGAACGCAAGGCGATGGTTCAGAAGGAACGGCCACTGGAGGATCTGGAGCATCATCGACGCGGACACATCGATGGGGCGCTGTCCAACGGCGAGCTGTTCGAGTTCAAGACGGCGAATGAAAACGCTATTCGTTGGATGAGTTCCGTAGAGGACCTGAAAAAATACAAGCCGGATTACTATGCCCAGACGCAGGACTATCTAGACATGGCTGGTGTAGATCGGATGCGCTACCTGGTCTTCACGCCCGCGTTCCCCTTCACCATGAAGGAGTACGTGGTGCACGCCGACAAGCCCTTCCAGGCAGCGCAGCGAGCCAAGTACGCCCGTGCCCTGGAGGCTGCGCGTATCGGAGTGCTGCCGGATCCCTGTTGCGCCGTCCGCTCGAAGGAGGCCAAGCAATGCCCCATGCGATGGATATGCCCGGTCGGCCAGGCGAGCTGAATCATCCTATTCTTGGGGATGGTCGGATTATCCTCAATGGTGTTCGATACTACATTGTCGATGCTGAGATGAACTATAACTTCAATCAATTTACTGGAAGTCTGCGAGATCAGTTCGTTGGTGGTGCGCCGACTCCCGACATTACCTTGACGATTCGACCGGAGATCATCTATGGCGTTACGCGACCTCAAACAGAAACTCGACAGCCAGAGCGAGCTCCAGAACCAGAGGCTCCAGTCGAAGAAATGGAGCATTCCATCTACGACATCCTTCGGTCTGGGCCGGGTGATAGCGCTGGATCCGAGTCTACGGGCGACGGGGGCAGTAGCCCTGACCTCTACTGGTAGTCAGCTCATCGCGGGGTTCGCACATGTCTTCACGACCCCCGCTGACCTGTCTGAAGTCGGTCACGAGAGCAACATGGTGCGCGCCCAGATGATCGCGGAGCAGTTCCGGATCTGGTTGCAGTACCGGTCCGACGTCTTCCTCGCCGAGGAACCGTGGACCGTGGTGGTCGAGGCGCCTCCGGTGGCGGTGGGTACCATCCGGCGACCGGAGTCTTCCCTGTTGGCGTGTCTGGCGCTGCGGCTGGTGGCGACGGAGAACAAGCTGCCCATCGCACCGATGATCAGTGCCCAGGAGCACCACTGGTTGTGCGGCGGCGTACGTAACGACAAGGTGAAGGCCCACGCCGAGCTGAAGTTCTGGGCACCGCATGTCATCGCGGGCTTTCACGACATCACCAATGAGGCCCTGCGCGACGCCCTGGGTGTCGGACTGGCTCATCTGAAGCGAGTACGCGATGACACAGTTTCAGCAGCGCAACCGCATCGGTGAGCGTTGGTGGTTCCCTCGGAATGCTTTCCGCACCAGTTCTAATCTTCCTGAGCCATGTTTAGATGAGATGAATCAGGCACGGCGGTATGACCTTCAGGTGCTCTACGTGGAATATGGAATGTCAATCTGGCAGATCGCTGAGTACTATGATCGGTTGGAATCCGATGTGCGCGGCTGGTTGGATGCCTATGAGTTGCACCGTCCCTTGAAGAACTATCGTCGGTCTACTCCGGATGATTACCGCCGGGATCGTGTGTGCATTGTGGATGTCCCCATCGGATCGACCAGGTGGGGTGTGCAATTAATGTCAATGTCTTTGTTGGAATGTGGTCACCGCTCACCCAGTCTGGCAGCACCGCAACACGGTCAACTGGTTTGTGCTGTCTGTAGGAGAATTGATGAAGGATCCTGACGAGGACAAGGTGCGGGCTAGTGGTCTAACCCCGGCGCAGGAAGAGACCCGTGAGGTCGCGAAGGAAGCCGACCAGGAGATCCACCCGGAGTTGCCGGACGAGCGCGAGCGGCGCTTCCAGACGCACGGTTTCAGCCGGATGCGTACCGACTGGCGTGGACCGGACGCGGTCATGATGTCCTCGGTGCACACCATCGTGAGTCATCGCATCGCGGAGCGGTTCTCCGATGCGTTCGAGATCATGTACGAGCTGTACGACGTGGTACGCGAGCCGGTGATTGTTGACGGAGTGCCCAAGGTCGACGAGTACGGCATGACCGAGTGGAAGATCGGACCGAGCGGAAAGTACATCGAGGACTGGTCCAAGCTCACCTTGCGTCAGCGAGAACGCTTCCTCTACCTGATTACTACCAGATTGTTCGACTGGACCCAGAAGTCAGCCGAGCTGTGGGGAGAGTCCATGATGGCCAAGGCTCTATGGGAGGAAGCCTTCGCCATCGGGTTCGAGTCGACTCCGGGCGGCAAGGCCACGATCGATGACCGCCGTGCGCGAGGAACCCGAGAGTCCGCCCCAGATCGTTATTTTGCCATTCTCACCGCCTACTACAGCCGCAAGGCTGACGCCATTGTTCGCACGATGGAGCTGCTGTCGCAAAGATTGAAGGACGTGCATACCGCATGAGTCAAGTGCAACGCGATGTATTGTGCGAGCTTCTCGAAGCTATTGAGGAAAATGATCTCAACTACGAGAAGCGATATCGATTTATCTTTCATGCATTGGTAGACGCCCTGTATCTGGGTTACCCGGGTGGAGTGCGTGTCGATCCGAATGACCCGGAGTGGTCAGTGGTCTACATTGAGCTACCGACCGGTCAGGTCTCGTGGCGCGTGCCACAACACGTGAAGCCATGGGACTACCACTCCACCGAGGAGAAGTACGAGCGCATCCATCGGTACCGAGAGTATGCCCAGGAGCTTCCTCGGGAGCGGTAGTTGCTCTTTTGGTGATCCTGAGTAATCATGGGCGCCATACGGGTGGTCTGCCTGTCGCTCCGCCTACAGGGGCGCCCTACGTCCCGGCCAGAGAGAGGGTCAGACTGGTCACACGTGCTGTCTGGAGATGATCAACCTGCGTGGGGGACTCGGTGACCGCCGTGCCGAAGGACCCTGCCATCTCAGAGTTGCGCGAATTGTTCCGCAACCTCTCTGAGCTACGCATTGCTTACGAGACATCCGGGGTAGAGGAAATTATTTCTCCGCTCGGTAATCGTTGGTCCCTATGGGACATTGACTATCTCTACAAGAAAAGTCAAGAGCTTCTGACTCCACGGCAGCGGCAAGCCATCAGCTTGTGCCTTGTGCATAACATGCGTGAACGGCAGGCAGCCGAGATTATGGGAGTGTCATCCACTAATCCCGTGATGATGTATGCCACTCTGGGTATTCGGCGACTGTTGGATATGATCGAGGAAGGCCGCTTCGAACGCTTTCATCGACAAGATTCTCACGTCTACCGACAGCAGTTGCAGACGCAGACCATGTTGCGACTCGCCGAGCGAGTTCAGACCTGCCTCCGGATCGAGAAATATACCGATTGCTGGCTGTTTCCCATTCTGCCGGGACAGCAACCCCGTATCCGGGTGAAGACCCCCACCACGTCCTCAGGCTTCTTGTACGTCGATGTGGTCCGGTTGGTCTACGAGATTGATCAGGGCAGACTGCCGCAGGACTGCTATCTGGTGCATGTCGCCGAACCACCGAGGCTGGCCTGTGTGCGTCCTGACCACATGGAGGTTCGTCTCAGCGAGAGGCGCAAGCTCACCAACTCGATGTTGCTCAACTACTACCGCCGATCCGAAAAGGAGAATCATGGGACAACTGCGCAACGGAGTCTTTTTGCCTCTGGAGAAGATCGCGGACGAGCTGATCTTCGGCAGCTTGCGCGGAATTACCAGTCAGAGCGAGAAGAAGGATATTCTCACGCCATGGAAGGAAATGGATCGGAGGTCGCGTGAGGTCATGGCGCGTTCCGGGAGTGTCGATCCAGCTATCCGTAAGGGAATGTTTCATCGCTCAGCCAATCTAGCGAAGCCTTATCTCAACTCCCGTGACGGAGTCGCTCCGGCGTATCGTCTGATGAACGGTACCGCTGCTCTGGTGGTTTCGGATGAAGGATGGACGCATGACGATGAGGGAGGATGGGACTGATGCCTGCGGAATTCATTGATGTCGATCCTAGTCTTCGTGCAAACTCATTGGTGCGCATTCGAATCGGCAATCGTGAATACGACGCCAAGTTCTCCAAGACGTGCAAGGTATGCAATAACCCCGCTCGCATGGAGATCGAGACGTGCTTGATCAAGGGGGATACCTACCGAAGCATCGCTCAGCATTTCTCTGAAGCGCAGTGGACAGGGCGCGATGGTGGGTTGATAGCGCTGCCAGAGTTGGGCTGGCAACCTATCCGTAATCACTATCTATCCGGCCACATGCCCATGAGTGCGGCGGCTCTGCGACACATCGCTGAGGAACGCGCCCAACAGATCGGTGCACAGTACGAGGAAAACACCGCGCGGCTGGTGGATCATTACACCGTAGCCAAGGCCATCGTGCAGCGTGGCTACGAACGCATGGTGGTCGGTGAGATCGAGCCGGAGATCAAGGACACGATCGCGGCGGCCAAGCTGCTCAAGGAGATCGAGGATACCCAGATCGGCTCGGTTGACGCCGAGGTCTGGAGCGAGGCCATGATGATCTACTTTGAGACTGCCCAGGAGCTGATGCCGCCACAGATGTGGACGGAGTTCACGCGCAAGCTGGGAGCCAACCCAGTCCTGCGTGGACTGGCACAGAAGATGCAGCAGCACGCTGCGATCGAGGGATGACGTGGAACTGGAACTGAATGACTCGGAGATCCTGGCGATCGAACGAGGGCCCCTGGCTTATGCCCAGAAGCACCAGGGGTCGCACCGAGACCTGGAAAACTTCCGGCGCGCCATCGTCGCTCAGTTCGGTGAGATCGGCTTCCAGGCCAACGTGTTGTGCTTCGAGACCGACCAGCCTGGTTGCTACGCCTTCGAGTTCGAGATCATCGGCCGTACGCCGGGTAGCCGATCCTTCGATCCAGACCGGCAGGTGCACGAAGTAGTCAACAACGTCTTGGAACTACCCGACCAGGATGGCGGCTGGGTCAAGACAGACAAGGCTATGCTGGATGATCTGGCGTCTGGCAACACGCGAGGTCGAGGACACCAGCATTGAAATTCGATCCGGTAACAGATCACTATGTCACGGGGTGGTTCGTTGAACTCCCACATCTAGAGTCTGTGCAGACGCTGAAGGTGAACGGCAGACTGCTGCGAGAGATGATCGTGGCAGCCTGGTGGACCGATGAACCTCGTCGAGATCCGGCCATCGGCGGCAGACGTCACGCCGCCCTGATCACCCGAACCATCGAGGTCTGATGCCTGCGCGCCGGAACGGCCCTCCTCCCACGTTCCTCGGTCCTACGGACTTCGACGTGCTGTGTGGGTTGCCGGTGCCTGATCCGATCACCTTTGTGGTCAGTCCATTGTGGTTGAACCGTTCCAACTTGTATCCCCGCCAGGCCACCCTGCTCAAGGTGGTCTTCCTGCGGGAAGACCTGTTCACCGAGTATGACTATGACGTCGTTCAGGAATGGGAAGTCTCCTTCCGGCAGTCCGGCGAAAACGGCATCACTCCTAATATCCTGGAGCGAATGCGGTACCTGAAAGCAGAGGGTTATTCACACTTCCGCGAAGTATTGCTCATCATGGGTCGTCGTGGCAGCAAGGGCTACGTCTCGGCGTTGTGTATGGTCTATGTGTTGTGGCAGTACATGGCTAAAGGTGATCCCCAGGGTTTTTATGGTGTCGACCGGGACAAGCAGCTTGCTTGCTACGTCTATGCCGGCAAGAAGGAGCAAGCCCGCGAGAACCTGTGGAAAGACCTCGTCAACGTCATCATGGGGGCACCCTGCTTCGAGAAGTACATCTCCCGGCCGATGGGCGAGTCGCTGTCTGTCTATGCTCCGCACGACTTCGTCCGGAAGATGAAGCAGGAACAGCGTGGCGTCCGGACGGCGATGGATACGGCGACCTTCACGATCCAGCCAAAAGAATCAACGTTGATGTCCGGTCGTGGACCTACTTCCTATTGTCAAGCCTACGACGAGATGGCGCACCTTGTCTCCGCGACGGGTGCGTCACGTTCCGCCGAAGAGGTCTACGAAGCCGCCACCCCGGCCCTCGACCAGTTCAAGCAGGATGCTTTCATCATCGAGCCATCCAGCCCCTGGCAGATGACAGGTCAGTTCTACCAGAACTGGGTCAACTCACTGTTGATCGAGGACGGCAAGCCGGTCTACCCCGAGATGATGATGCTCCAGCTCACCTCGTGGGAGATTTACCTGGACTGGCAAGAAGCACATCTGTTGCCACTGTTCCCCGAGGACTTCCAGGGAGACCTGAAGGAGTACGTCGATGCTCCGCTACCGATGCTGCCCAAGTTGAAGCTGGCCATCCAGGAGTACGACGAGGCTATGCAGCGGCTGGAGCGCTCCAACCCCGAAACCTTCAGTGTGGAGCGCCGATCCAGGTGGCAGGCGGTGGTGGACGCCTACCTCAACAAGGCCAAGGTCGCGGAGATGTTCGCACCCTGGAACGGCAAGACCCTCACCATGCAGACGACCGGCCTTCTGACGAACTTCTACAAGGGACACGCCGACCCCTCCTTGGTCAACGCCAACTTCGGTATCGCCATCGCGCACCCGGAGAAGGACGACCAGGGCATCACACACTGCGTGTTCGACTACATCCACCACTACGAGCCCTCGAACTGGGAAGACGGCATTGTCGACTACATCGAGGTCGGCGATGATATCTGGCGATTGATCGAGGGATTCAAACCCGATGAGTTCACCTACGACCAGTGGAATTCTGCCGAGGCTATTCAACGGATCAACAAGAAGATCCGCGAAGCTAATTTCCCCAAGCGCGTCATGGTGTACGAGAAGACCGCCTCGGTGAAGCACAACTGGGAACGGGCGGAATGCTTCAAGGTCGGGCTGAACTTGGGCTGGATCCACGCACCGCTGTACGAGCAGGCCGAGCTGGAGCTGCGGTATCTTCAGCTCAAGAACGGCAAAGTGGAAAAACAGGACACTGGCCCTATTCAGACCAAAGACGTCGCGGACTGCCTGATGGAGACCGTCTGGACCATCCTCGGTGAACAGGTTCACCAGTGGACCCACGGAGCCCTGTCCCAGCTCTCTCCCTCCGGTTCGGTGTCGGGTGGCTTCGACCCGCATACCCGTGAGTACGAGGCACCTGTGCTGGGACAGGAGCTATCCAACCTCGGCCGCCGCAACGTCGGCAAGACTTCTACCATTCGAGGTGGAGGACTCAACCCCGCACGAAACCCGCTAGCTGGGACCACTCGGCGTGGCTTGTCCCGACGTCGCTGAAACGATCAAGAGATGGTGGGGAGAGTCACTCGTTTTCTGCGGACAGAGTAGCTATACTGATCGTAGAAGCCCACCTGATCGCACCGGAGGTCATCATGAGCAACTGGCTCACCCGTCACACGCCCGCCGCGCCCGGCGTCGGCCCGCGCCAGCCCAGTCGGTACAACCGCACTTTCAAGGTCTTCAACGGCATCGTGACGGCCATCATGTCGTTCCTGCTGCTCGCGGCATTGCCGGCGGCGCACACACCGCCGTGGTTCCTGGCGCTGGCGTGGCCGGTCGTCATCATCGGCTGGGTCGTGATCATCGTGGATTCCATCCACGTGCACCCGGCCGAGTGGCGTCTGGTCACGGACAGCGTGCTGGGGACGATGATCTTCTTCCTGGTTCGCGCGGTCTTCCGGCACGTCGAGAAGGAGCACAACGAGCACCTGGCCGACGCCATCGTGGGTGCCCAGAAGCGCGCGGGGATGTGATCGACATGGCATTCGTTCAGAAATACTCAGTCGTGCCAGACGGTGTAGATGACAACGGTAAGACCACCTACTCCGTCAGGAAGACCAGAGGCGGTTTCGTCGGAGAGCGAAGAGTGACTAGGAGCAAGGCCAATGCCGCCGCGCGTGCCCTGGAGATGGCAGCCCTTCCCAAGAAGAAGTGACCTGAACTGCCTGTGCTTTCCTGGCAGCGACCCCTTCAAGTGATGAAGGGGTCGCTGCCGTATCGGTACCGAGGGAGCATTATCGAATGACTCGGTTTAAGGTCGAACGGTTCCCTCGCGGCTCCGAGACGGAGAAGCTGCATATTCTGCACCCGCAGGAAGGTTCGATCGGCTCTCTTCAGTACGTCCGGCATCCTGATCACCTCCAGGTCGAGATGCTGAGCGTGAAGCGCGAGCACCAGGGCCATGGGTACGCCAGCCAGCTCATGGATGAACTTCAGCGGCGCAATCCGGGTGTTCCCCTCGATCATGGTGAGCGCACCGACCCCGGTCAGGACTGGTGGGATTCCTACTCGCAGGGCAAGGACGTCGCCCACGGCCGTACGATGGCAGCCCTCGGTGCTGCGGTGAACATCTCGTGGGATCACCAAGACGAGGATCCTGCGACATGGAGTGAGGATTACCAGCGTACCGCGCGAGACCGTCCCCACGGGCTTGCTGTCAACCAAGCCCAAGAGGCTGCTCGGCGCCAGGTCCCCACCATGAACATGAACCTGGGGTCACCCAACGATGCGACTCACGCTGTCCAGCACATGATGCGGCGAGGTGGTCATCCAGATGCCGACGAAGCCTTCGTCATGAAGCACCCTCATCTTGAATGGGGACAGTCGCAGGCGTTCGTCAGTGACGGACAACCGGGTATCGCTCTACACCCGAGCCGGTGGGACTACGGCACCGCCGCGCACGAGGTGGCGCATCATTTGCACGAACACGAACTCGGTCATCATCCGACCAGTGATGAAGAGGCACACGGGCCCGACTTCGTCCGGCACTATCAGAATGTTCTAGGCGACTTTGGACGCGATGCTGCCCAGATACTGGGAGATACTTACCACGACTCTCTTCGGCGACTTCAGCACGAAGGTATACTTCGTGCTGCTGGTTATTCGGATTACATAAAAGATGCGTGGAATCGACGTGCTGAGCAGTATCCAGATGATGCTGATTCCTATCGAGAGCGCGCTCAGCGTGAGCACGATTATGAGAGCAGTTTGCCTGGACACCATGTTGGTGATTCTTGGGAACGGCCGGAAATCGGTTGGGTACGCACTGAGGAAATGGGCCGGTTTCGGGAACATGCTGGAACTCAGCATAGTCAGAGTCGCGCGGCTGTCGATGCTTTGGCTGATGACTTTCGTGATGGCGTCGGTTGGCACGCTCCATTGCATTTGTACTATAATGCCGGCACACAACGAGCTTCCCTAGGAGAAGGTAATCATCGCCTGAAGGCTGCTGAAGAAGCCGGAGTGTCGCATGTGCCGGTCATCATGCACCCGCACACTCGGTATGGCGGGGATATGCCCTCAGGTGGATTTATGCCTCTAGCAGAGCGCAAACCACCCCCTCCTTCAACGGATGCCTACCATCCCTCTCACGTGGTGCCGGCACGGTGGATGCACGGTTATGATCCAAGCGCCACATATGCCTTCCTGCGTCAGGCGAGTAAGTGGACTTTTGAGCATTTTCAACCGGGATCCATGAGCCACCGAATGTTCGGCGGCCCGTCAGAGGATCCACGTCGGCACATGGTCGAGTACGACGTGCGTCCGGAGCAGAAGATCAAGTTTGGTGCTCCGGATAGCTTCGGTGGCTTCGGCCGTGTTGAACGCAAGGGCGGTCCTGAAGTCGTTCAGCGGATGCGAGAGGCTATCTTCGCCCAACACCCCGGACACACCGAATGGACTCCGCAGGACGAGCCTCAGACCCGAGCACCACGCAAGCCTCGGGTGTACTACCACGGCACCACCGTCCCGGACGTGACGCACGTGCTGCCGGCCAACGAACATGGTCAGGGTGTGGTTTTTCCCCATGTGACCGACCCCGACTACGCCTACGCTACGAGTGACCACGGCGATGCGTGGAACTACGCCGAGAAGGCATGGAGCGCTTCGGCCCACGGTCGACCTCGGGTCTACCAAGTCAAGCCCATCGGCGGGACTCGACACGTAGAGACCGATCCGCATGATGATCAGTATGGTCAATCGCGGGGCAACTACGAGAACGATTATCGTTCTCCGCATGGTTGGCAAGTCGTGAAGGAAATGCCCTTCCCGAAGCACATGGGTGACCCGAAGGACTGGGAAAACTAATGAACAACATCGCCGAGGGTCACGGTGTCCCCCATCTTTATGTGCAGGGCGATCCCTACCAGTTTGACTACGCTCGCAACACAGAGAAGGCTCCGCGTACTCAGGGATTTGGTCAAGATATCGAACCGCATGGTCGGTATCTCACTGCCCACCATCCTCACGGCAATTACGGTGATCGATGGGAATTTGGTACCCATACCTTCAGCCAACCTTTGCACATGTCTTTCGGTGGTAACTATGGAACCGAGAGCAACTGGAAGAATCGACTTTCAGCTCAGTACGATGGCAAGAAGGGGAAGCCGCTATCTCGTGCGCTGTTGAAGGACGGTTATGACGGTATCGTCACTCACGACGAAGACGGTCCGCGTGAGATCGTGGACTTGAGTCCGCTGCGGAAACAAGCAGATCTATCGCCGTTCACGTTTTCACATGAGGAAACGCAGACCGGTGGGATGAAGCATCCGAGGCAAGTAGATCTGCACGCACATCATCCGGACTCGGCCGAGCCAGTGGGAACGTTGCGATACTTCCCACCCAAGCGGCGCGGTGGTGTCATGGATGTCGACAACATCACTACCCACCACCCTGGGGCTGGTTCGGCCCTGCTCAACGAGATGGAAACGCGCCATCCCGGTTCGCGCACCAACTTCCTGTGGAGCGTCAAGCGCAACAACAACAATCCCGATGTCACCGGGCATGGTGCAGGTAATGCTGGTAAGCCCACCGACTGGGACGCCATCCATCCCACTCTCGCGCCGGAGGTCCATCGGGGGCTTACCTTGACACTGCCCTCGCACTCGGCGCGCGTCGTGAACTCGGCGGCACCGAAGCACGAGCATCTCGCCGAGCTGAACTCCGCCCTGGCTCATTCTTCGCTAGGTACCCACTGGACTGAGAATGAGCGATCCGCTCGGCAGTTCGCGCAGAATGCCGTTTCTGACTACCGCACCGACGTTCCGGTAGTGGTGCACGCCAAGACACCTGCTATCAAGGATCTGGAGACCCGCCAGAACGAGTTGTACCGAGGTGGCGTCTTTCCCTACGGAGATAGCCATAGCCCAGAGAACGAGGTTCCGATCCGGAAGAATCGCACTGTCGCCGTCACCGGCATCTCCTGGCGCCCGGACGCGGTCCACCCTGATGCCGACGAGAACGGCTGGGTTCATCACGCCTACGACGAGCCGATGCAGCACAGGGCCAAGCGATTTGCTCCGACGCAACGGCTGTTCGGTCCCACGCAGGGATTGGATCATCGACTATTTGATGGTGATCACTTGAAGTCGGACGTGCGGGACTACATCCTGACCACGCTCGGAGGCTTCTGGAATCCGTTGTATGGCGACGGCTGGGTGGGTTGGTCCAAGGTCTACTTCGCCGGGTCCGAGGCGTCGGAGTGGACGAGCCCAGAACTGGAGGGCAACAACGACTTCGACGTGCTGATCGGAGTCAACTACGACGAGGCCCGCAAGGACGTGCCGGGGTTCCGCACGATGAGTGATCAGGAGATCACCGACCTGTTGAACAAGCAGCTCCGTGTCCTGGATGAGCAGACGGCGTTTGTCTGGATTCCAGTCAGCAATGAGACTGTAAACTATGATTCATGGGAAAACCCGGACGTAAACGATCAAGACCTGACGAAGTCTATGACGAACTCGTCCGTCTCTATGTCGAAGAGGACTGGACAGCGACTGCCATCGCAAAATATCTTGGATTCGAAACAAGCAATGTCTGCTACCACTTGGAACGAGCAGGAATCTCTCGAAGTCAATCCCGTGGGAAAGACACGCCTCGGAAGCCTCCCAGAACGAAATGCAAGAATTGTGGAGAGGCGGTCAACTTCTCCAGTTCATATGAGTCATCAGCAGCAAAATCCGGGCGATGTCCAGCATGTCAGGCGTTCTATCTACGAGACCGTCATTTACGAGTCAACTACGGGATCACGACACAGCAGTTTGACTCCATCCTTGCCGAGCAAGGTGGAGGATGTGGGATATGCGGACGGAATGACATTCGATTCGCAATCGACCATGACCACCGCTGCTGTCCAGGGAAACGAACGTGCGGAAAATGCCTCAGAGGGATTCTTTGCACTCGCTGCAACCAAGCGATCGCCTATCTCGGTGAAACCAATCTTCATGCCGCAAGCGGCTGGGTGGACCGTCGAATCACCGCCTCCAGCGCCTGATGGTTGGAACTATATTGGTCCGTTCAATGGGACTTTCTACGTCAACCACGACTCCTGGGACATCCGCCGGATCAAGCCGTACGCGGCCTACGACGTCACCGATGACCAGTGGGCTGTGAAGCCCCCTCATCTGCCCGCCTGGGGTCTGAAGGACTTCCCCGAGGGCAAAGCTCTGGAGCAGGAAGCGCGAGCCGTCTCCGCCTATGTCAGGGCTGTTCTCGCTCTACCGGAGCCCTATCGGTCTCAGCAGGGTTACGCGCTGTGGAACCACTTGCACTCCGACCGGTCGCGTGCCTTCAGCGACCAGGGCGAGGGCTGGTGGGATCCCGGGAACGTCCTGGAGAAGTGGTTGGACCAGGAAGGTCTATGGGACCAGCTGGTCAAGGTCATGGTGGACGTCCGTGCTCACCCGGAGAAGTTGAACTCCCCCTCGGATTGGTCGAATCTGCCCAAGACCGCCATGCCGTGGCATTTTCAGCATGGCGAAACGGCTCGCGATCACCCAGAGATTAAGTCTGTGCGGCATGCGGGTTTCGCAGGTTATGTCGGAGAAAGTCCTGAGCGTCAGGAAGACTACGGCTACGAGAAGCCCGAGCATGAGTTCGACGAGGATGCCTGGAACGATGTCTCTCCTGAACCGACGCACGAGGAGCGACAGCACTACGACGAGCACGACGACTATCCGGAGTCCTATCACGATCGACACGATCGTGCCTACCAGGAACACGTTGATCGCAAGACAGCCGAAGACAAGCCCGACCACGAAGATGATGCTCTTCATGATTTCATTGGCGAGCACGGCACGAACTACCATTTTTGGCAGAACAGGGCGAATCTGGGAATGGTCAATATCAAGGATCGTCCCGTGTATGCCACGCAGAGCCATGTGAGCCAACGGCACATCGACAAGTATCACCATGACCCGACTGCCGCTCCACACGCACCGGGATACGGGGACTACGTGGGCAACGAAGCACCCATGTTCGTGACGCACGAGGGGCGCCTGCACGCCATCGAAGGCCATCACCGTGTCGCCGCAGCTCTCCAGCGGGGTGACGACAAGATCCACGCGTGGCACTACGATGCGGATCGTCACGGCCTGCCGACCGAGGACGACGAGTAACACTGCACACGTTGTCTGACGAGGGCCGATTCTGGGGTCGAGCTGTATCCTAAGGACGAACGACCGAGTTCACCGACGGATCGGAGGGAAGCTCCGACTGTATCGATACACTCAGACATCTGATACTGATGTCATCCGCACCGGAGGAAGGGAAATGACGATGTCGCGTGCCACTAGAAGTGAGCATCGACGAGGAGGGGTGCCCTCCCCACGACGAGCGTATGTCGTGCCGGACACCCAGGACGCCCGCGATCACGCGGCTGAGGCCGAACAGATCGAGCAGGATCTGCTCGGCTACCGCGTACCTGTCGAGAAGATCGCGCCGACGTTGGATGGATCCGGACATATCCGACTGAACTTCGATGCGGCAGTACTGATTTTGGACATGCTCGACCACGCCTACCAGGGCATTCCGCCGCAGCTCGACTGAAGAAGTGACAAAAACAGGTCAGCGTAGTTAGATCTCTTGCTACAACAGACAGGATCTGGGTAGAGTCTCTCTTGTTCGGCGGTCACCCGGACCGCATGGGAACACCGAAGCCCTCGAACAAGGAGCGATCATGGACGTCCCAACCGCCCTGCACTACATCAGCAAGGTGTCCTACAAGCCGCAGTGGCGCCTCTACGCGATGCCCATCGGGGAGGGCAATGACGTAATGCTGACCGTGGACTACGTCGCGTGGAACTCGAACTCCGAATTGGCCCCGGATTACTTCGAGAAGGCGCGCAACATGCTGCGCTTCGACTTCTCGGTGGCTGACCTGGACACGCCCGAGCAGGTCTATCGCGTCGTGTTGAACTGCCTGCTGGAGTGCGAGAGGCACGAGACCACCGAGTTCTTCAAGGTGGGCCGTTTCTACGCGAGCCCGTTCCACCCGCACACGGAGGACGGCCGAGCCCTCCTGGCCCGCACCGAAGGTGTCGCCAAGCCCCTCCCCAGCTAATCCTCACGGCAACAGCCGGATCCCCAATTCGAAATGGAGTCGCCATGCTTTTCGCCATCCTTCTCGCTCATTGGGACAGCGTCCTGGGCACCTCCACCAACGTCATGCTGGTGCGTCTGACCTACATCCTGCTGCCGGACGGTCAGAAGGGTCACGTGCGTCGGGGCGCACGTGTGGTCGCGTCCGTCCGGGTCACAGTGTCCCGCTCGGAGCGGCGCTTCGTCCGGGTCTACCGGGTCGAGCGCCAGGTGGTTCGCGACGTCGAGCACGAGATCGGGCACGAGGTGGACCGTGTCGAGGACCATCACCGGGAGGCGCATGTCGAGCGTCCCCTGGAGGTGGAGTAACCGAGGAGAACACCCTGGAGGCAACGGTAGCCTCCAGGGTGTTCTGCTATGTTGTCGTCAGAACTCTTACTACGTAGAGGCCGCACTGGAGGTCATCATGGACTGGAAGACTGCTGAAGTTGCCCTCAGGGCAGTGCGCTACAAGCCGGATTGGACTCTTGAAGCAGAACCCCTTCAGGAGCCAGGTTGGGAGCCATCAGGGCTCAAGCTCATGATTTCGATGGTGGTGCCCGATAGCCGGATTAAGAATGATCCATTTCTTACCATGGTGAAAGTGAATGGCAGCTGCATGTTATCCGGTTACTTGATGGAACGCATGTGTGTTGCCGATTTTCATGCCTGGCTGTTGGGTTGCTTGTTGGCGATGGAGGCACACGAAACCCGCGAATACTTCAAGATCGATGAAGAGCTGTTGTTCGATCCACACTCGGAAAGAGGCCAGGATGAGTGGAAGCAACAGGCCATCTTCATCAACATGGGTCGAAGCGCCATCACCTGACAGTTTGGAACTTGCGTAGTAGAAACTCTTGCTACGAAGACGCATCTAGGGCATGATGGCTCTTGTCAAGGTACGACTGCACCGGAGGTCACCGTGAACGCCAAGGTCCAAGCCCCCACACGACGCAAGAAGGTGTTGGAACCCACCCCGGAGAAGGCCCCGACCAAGCGTCGGAGCCTCTCGCCGGAGGAGCGCGAACAGCGTATCCAGGACCTGAAGGAGGAGCTGAACACCGCTGTCCTCGGGATCATGGAGTACCCCGCGCAGTGGGTCGAGTTCCTGGAGACGGTCAGCGACTTCGCCGCGAGCTACTCGTGGACCAACCAGCTCCTCATCTGGCGCGAGTGCCGCAAGCGTGGTTTCTTCCCCACGATGGTCAAGGCGGCTGGCGATCTCGGTGTCCAGCGATGGGGACGCACTCCTCAGTATGGTTGGGCCGGATTGGGCCGTGCCCCCAAGAAGGGTGAGAAGGGCCTGCGCATCTGGCGTCCTGCGTTCAAACGCTTCACCGAGGCGGAGTACCAGGCATTGCCCACGAAGCCGCCACGGGACGCTCAGGGTCGACCGCCGACGCGTCTGGTCGGCTTCGTCATCGAACATGTGTTTGACATCAGTCAGACTCAGGGTGCCGATGTCGAGTTGCCTCGCACCTACACCACCCGGCGCCAAGTCTTGGTTCAGGGCACTCTGCCGGTCTTGCTGACTGGCGAGGACGTCACCGGTTCCCTCCAGATGGTTATCGGTCTGATCGAGGAGCAGGGCTACTCGTTCTCCCGGGTGCCGCCCACTACGTTGGGATCCGCCAACGGCAGGACCATCAAGAGGTCGGACGGCACCCAGCTCGTGCAGGTGCGTGACGATGTGGACGACGCACAAGCGATGAAGACCTCCGTCCACGAGCTGGCGCACATTCTGTGTGGGCACCTGGACGACGACGATTACGTCGAACACAAGGGTCGGTGCGAGACCGAGGCCGAGTCGGTGGCCTACATCGTCTGTGGCGCCCTCGGGATGGACACCGGTCAGTACAGCGCCCCCTACGTGGCTTCGTGGGCCGACGGCAAGCCCGAGGTCGTGGAGGCCGCCGCCAAGAAGATCACCGAAGTCAGCAAGTACCTGCTCGGCCTGCTGATCCCGGCCGAGGAGGAGGCGGCATGAAGATCGTCATGACGGTGACGTTGGAACTGGAAGTGGGGGACTGGGCTCGGGCATTCCGCACCAACGCCACCGAGAGAGACGTCGACCCGAGTGTGCGGGGATATGTGCAGACCCTGCTGTTCGACGGGGGTGTTTTCGGGGAGGGTGAAGTACCGGTCAGGGCCACCGTGACCTGAATGATCTTCCGCTATGCTGTCCGCCGACCGCACTGGAGGTCTTCGACAGCCCTTGACGTCCCACAGGACAATTCCTGGGGGTAACGCGATCGGTTACAGATCGCATCCATCACTACACAGAAAGTGAACCTCATGCGCAAGCGTTCCCTTGTTGCCTTCGCGGTTACCGCGCTGGCAGCCTTGGCTGTGGGACTTTCCGTGCCCGCCTCGGCGGCATCACCCACGCCCACGGCGGTCGCGGTGAACAACTTCACCGCGCTCACCCCGTCGGTACGAGTGTTGGACACCCGTACTACGAACAACACTCTCGGTCACGCCCAGACTCTGGCGCTGGCGCTGGCCAATCACAACGGTGTCCCGACGAATGCCACGGCAGTCACGCTCAACGTCACGGTGACCAACCAGACGGCCAATTCCTACCTGTCCCTGGTCCCCGGCGGCCAGCAGCACGGCCCCTCGCAGGTTTCCTTCAACCAGAATGGCGGCAACGTCACCGACGAGGTCACGGTGGCCCTGGGTTCCGGCGCGGTGAGCATCTTCAACTTCGCCGGTTCGGTGGACGTCGTAGTGGACCTGGCGGGCTACTACAGCCCCATCAGTGTCTCCGCGCCCCTGAGCGGGCCGGTGACGGCCACGGCGAGCACGGCGGTGTCCAACCGCAGTGACAGCGGCGCGCACGGCACGTGGGCCAAGGACGCCTTCACCCGCGCGGTCACCATCACCCGGCACGATCCGGTCTCGGTGTCCAACTGCGGTGGCAACGCCACCAACGGCGTGACGTCCTGCTTCTACTACACCGGCTCGATCACCGACGGCGGTTCGTTCATCACGATCTCCGGAGCCAACTCCCCCAACGCCGGCACGCCGATCAACGGTGTCGTGGCCGGCACCCTGACCGGCGGCAGCGCGGTGGAGTTCTACGCCAGCTCCGGTACGCCGGACGCCTCCCTGGTGCCGGCGACCTTCTCGGGTGACGGCGTCAGCTCCACCGACTGGGTGAAGCAGTTCTTCGTCAACGGCACCTCGTTCAACACGCCCAACGAGATCAACTGGGCATATCACTACTCGGCCAGCGCGACCTGCGAGACGTGGGACGACAACTACAACAACGGCGCCGGCAACCAGCCCGCCGACGGTGACATCGTCGGTGTGAACCACTGCTGATGTTCTGAACCGGTGCGGATGGCTACCGTCATCCGCACCGGTTCACCCCGAGGGGAAGGACATGTCATGTCCCTCAAGCGTCGTCTGATGCGCAAGGTGTGGATCCAGTAGTTTGCGTTCCAGGGGCCCCTTCAATGGCTCGGTGTCATCGGCCTAGGGGTATCGCTGTTTCTACCCGTACGCGGTGCCTGGTTCTGGGTGGGCGTCGGACTCCTGTTGTTTTTCGTGAGCACCTTTGCCATCTCGGTGTTCTGCGATATCACTCTGGTCCTGGGGCGGTCTTATCGAGCGGCTCGATTTCGACGAGATCTCTTTGAACGAGAAGGTAGCGAAAAGACCACACCCGATGATGAGGAAGAACGATGAATGTTTTCCTGGCAGACCTCGGTAAATTCATTGATAGCTGGGGCTGGTTGCTGATCCTCTGCGGAGGTAGTGCGATCGCGAATGGCATCGCGCGGGTACTGGATGGTCGTCGCAAGCGCGCCGTGCTCCAGGTCCAGCTTGAGGCTGAGCAGAAATGGGTGGGGCGGCTAGAAGATCAGTTGGAATCCGCACTAGAAAGCAGTGGAGGGAAATCCACTAAGTTCACCAAGAACATGGTGAAAAACAACAGCGTGATGTTCTACCTGCTCAGTCGAGTACAGGCCACTGACCAGGCATACCCGCAGCTTCCACAGGAGCTGCGTGATGAGTTGGATCGGATTCTGCTGCGGTACCGCGTGACCACCACGGACTTGGAAGATCACTCTTCGGTGTAGCTGGAATACTCGCTATACCTCTCGTGTTTTGGTAGTGTGAGAGTGTCTCGCTCGAAGCCGCACAGGAGGCTTGCGGGGACACGAGAAGGAGGTCAGGATGGCTGGGCTATTTGTGAATATTGCCTTGATTGGGGTTCCAATCGCGGTGGTCGGGTCACTCTGGGTGATTGGCTGGTATCACCAGCCGGACCGAGTCCAGCGCCGGCAACAGCGCCGTAGCGTCAGGAGGAGTCATGCCTAAGCGGCGCATACGGCAGGGTGACACCAAGATCTTTCGCATCCTGATCGACGTCGATCCCGATCTGAGCCCGGCCGCCGTACAGGCGTTGGCCATCTCGATGAAGAGTCGCTACCGCGAGTGGATCACCTCGGTGAAGGTGGATGATCCCAGAGACCTGATTCCACTGGGAGATCGCATGGCAGCCCTGCTGTTGACGGGAAGGACGTGAGCCGTGCGGGTGCGAGCCGGGGTCCTGTCGGCCGGAGATTATGTCCGTTTACAGGGCCGCAGGGTCATGCTCACGGATTTCGAGGAATGCTCCGATCGGCCCGGTTACGTTCTGGTCAGGGGGAACTACTTCCGACCACCAGACTTTGTCAACCGTGTTCACATCAGTGCGATCATGCGGGATACTGCGATGATCACTCGATACGAGCAACTGGGATACTCGCGATGAGCACACGGGGCGCGGCAGTTCCGCTGGGTGACATCCTCTCGATCACCACAGGTTGGATCCTGGCGGAGCATTTTCCGGATTCCATGGTGCAGCTCGTTCAGCACATCGTGGGTCATGACGTGACGCCCTTGACCTTCCCCGCTGCCGTGGAGGCCGCCAAGCAACACCTGTTGGACACAGTGCCCTGGCTGCTGGGTCTGCGAGTGCCGGCGTGGCTTCAGACAGAGTCAAGCAACGTGAGGCTCTGGTGCTGGCTGGATACCCAGGAGATGCGCCACGGCCGCCTGCACGTCGTCGAGTCGATGCAGGAGGGAAGTTGGACTCCACCGGAGTTGATCATCGAGGAGTTCTCTTACATTGGGCCCGAGGGCAACCGGGTCAAGTGCGCCTGGGAAGACCTCCCCGAGGTCCTCCAGGCGTTCCTGCGGACACAGGGATACGATCCGGATTGATAACGGAAGTGTCACGATCGTAGTAGGAAAACTTGCTACGGTCGTACCGGTCTGGCAAGATGAGTTCTGTCAGGCCAGAGAGACCGCACCGGAGGTCATCGTGAACGCCATCACCGCCATCCCCGCCATCACCGCCCCCTCGCAGCTCGGCGAGTACCCGCTGAACATCTCGGCCGACACGCTGGCCACTCTCGACAGCCGCACGGCCACGCTGGACCAGGTCAAGCTGCTGGCCGAGCTCCTGGGTGAGCTGAAGGAGTTCGAGCTGGGTCGCGCCAGGTGCCTGTGGCGCGCGTTGGCGCAGATCAGCCACCAGGGTGAGTTGACGATCGGTGTGGCCGGCGTGCTCATCACGCGGCTGATCTCCCAGTTGCGCACCCACCGCGAGGTCAAGGCATCGTTTGACAGCGATGCTCAGAAGCGCATCACCGTCCCGGACGGCCGGTACGCGGTACGCGGAGATGACAACGTGGTGCGGTTCTACCGGCTGGCCACCAGCAAGGGTCGCAAGGGTTACCAGAACGTCTTCGTGTACGCCTCCGACGAGCAGCACCTGGTGCCGCTGAAGGTCCACAACGGCATCCGCCAGCAGATCGTGGCCGCCGGGATCGATGGCTCCGCCACGCTGTTCGGCATCGAGTCGGCGAAGTGCTACAAGTGCGGTCGTCGGCTCACCGACGAGAACAGCCGGGCGCTGGGAGTTGGGCCCGAATGTATCAAGAAGTGATGTTGATCGTCTCCCCCGAGCGGATCTCCCCCGCTCGGGGGATTTCTCGTTGCTGGAGGTGATCATGCCTCGACGTGTCGGAGTGCTGTCCGCGCACGGTGCCTTCGTGTGTCCTAGATGTACCGCACGGTGGTCTGCTCTCGGTCTGGCGCACTGTGCTGCCGAAGGCTGTCACCGCACCTTTGCCGATACCACTCTGTTCGATCTTCACCGAAGGTCACGAGGAAAGCACGGGATGTGTTGTGATCCCTCTCGATTGCGGCAGTCCACAGGCGATCCCGTCATGGCGTTGTCGAGAGGGATCACAACA